CAACTGGGCTATTCGCATGGCGCCTCCCGGTGGTTCCACTCGCTCACATATCAGCGGGTGGACCACTGGCGCCAATGGTTTCACATTCTAAAAAATAGCTGCGAGTCCTAAGACCTGCAGCACAAACAAAGGAGAAAGCATGCAAGCAAACATGACAATGCCACGGCCTCGCTGTGACTACAAAACAATGGAAATGTTGCATCAAGTCGAAGCTGCGATCAGGATCTATGAAGCAGAAGGCGACTTGAAGAGCATGATCCTCGCTATGGCTGAAAAGGAAGAGCTTCTCAAGCAAGCGATTCAAGAGTCAAGCGATTGGGCTCGACGTAACACCCGCAAAGAAGCCTGATGTTCGAACTATTGTTCGGATGGTTCTTTGATCTTATCGACTCCATCTTTGGAGATAGTTAACCACAAAACAGAAAGAAGGTAACAGCATGAAGCTGAACATTATTCAAAAGACTGGCAAAGTGACCGGCAAGTTGGTGTCTGCTACCAAGGCAGCTCCTACAAAGACCAAGAATGGTCTTTCTTCCGCAAAGAACCAGTTCAAGAATGGGTTCAACGCCGGCGTCTCGTCGGACAGCTGAACATACAGAAACCTGGAGTTGGGTCTATCACAGGCCCTTCTCCAGGTTTCAACAAATAAATAAAATCAAATAGTCCCTTTAGAAAAACACTGTAAGTAAACTTAGCAAAAGGAAACAAACACACTATGAGTATCTTTACTGATTTCAATATTGATTTTGACTTGTTCTCTGCCGTGGCCGACACCCCGGAAATGTTCGAGTCAACTGGCAAGACAAACACGCTTCGTGTTGGACGCGAGATTTCCTTCAAGGGCAGCATCAATGGCATTGAAGTGCCGGCTTCGGCTGTTCTTCACGATGCCAAGCTGACTCGCCTGACCCTTCTCAAGCAGATCAGCCCGAACACTGGCAAGGAATACTTCCTGGTTACCGGCATCATGCGTCCTGTGCGTATGGACTTGTTTGTGACGTTGGACGGTGAGAAGATGAATATCATCGATGTTCTCACTGCTGCAATCAACGAGAAGTCCATGAACAAGATCACTCGTGAGCAGTTCTTGGAAACCGCTCGCAAGATTGGTCTGAACCTCACGGATGGTATGCCGTACTTCTTCCAGCAGTTCGGTGCTAGCATCGACGGTTGGACGAAGGCTCGTGAGGCTTTCGTAGCTGCTGGCGCCAAGGATGTCATCGGTTCGATGAATAATCCTGGTCGCATCGAAGCTGCGTATCAGCACAACGATGGTGTTCCCGTCACTGCTTTCGAAGTTGGCACTGTGGATCGTGAGAAGTCACGTACCAAGCAGGGCTTCTTGAACCTCATTGACGCAACTGTCGCCAACTTTGAGCGTGTTGTTCAGCTTCGTAAGGAGAGCAAGCTTCTCCGCGTGAAGGTGGACACTGCTACTGGTTGGTCGCAGGAGAAGACTCAGAAGGCTCGTGAGCATGCTGATCTTCTTTCGGCAATGAGCCGTCAGTGGGTGTCGAACTGGTCTGGTGCGCAGCAGCGTATCGTTGTCCAGTCTAATGGCAAGCAGGAAACTCAGAATGTTTGGGATCCCGTAAACGCTCCGTGTGGGCGTTTTACTATGCTCGTCGACAACAATCCTGTTGAAGTCGACCTGTGGACGAACTCCGCTCGTGCCAATACGTCGAATACGACGGTTGGCTCTAGCGACAACGGTTCGGATCCCGACCCCTTCTGACCCCCAGTTAGACGAGTTTGTCCGTTCTCGCCAAAAACGGACACCCCTTGGGGCTAATGGTTACAAGTATCTGGTTTAAAGCATAATGCAATGGTCTAATCTTTAGATTACATTGTATATTATGGACACCGTGTCTCCGTGCAAAACCATTTCAGAGAGGTTCGATTCCTCTGGCTCCACTAAAAAAAATATTTCTTAATAGTTCATACAAAAGAGAAAAGGAATCATCATGCCCGAATACAAGTATCTCTGCTACTTTGAGACGTGGTCCGGCTTCATGGACGGCGATCTCACTCATCCCGATGGAACCATCGAAATATACGATTTCGTTGACTCCGACAACAAAGATTCAGACAAAGACATTGTACTGAATCCCTTCACTGAAGACAGCGCCCGTCAGCACTTTGCTGATAAGGGCATCACCAACATCAAGTTTGTCTACGCATAGGAGTAAACATGACATACGAAATGCATCTCTGCGAAACAGAGCCCTGTCGGCACAAATGTGAACAAGAAGGCTGCGATAACATGATCCTGTATCATGACGAACCGTATTGCTTCACGCACTCGCCAGATGAAGGCTCATCGTTCCGTAACTACGATTCCCGTACAGGAGGCTGGAAGTGACAACTAAGCTCAGCAAAATCCCCACACCCAGGTGTTTCCAGTGTGGCAAAGAAGGTGAACTGGAGATCCCCACAGAAATCTGGTTCGCCGGCATCAAAAAGAGTCAAGAAGGTGCCCTTATTCAAGACGCCTTCCCAACTCTCAGCAGTGACCAACGCGAGCAACTTCTCACAGGCATTCATCCCGAATGCTGGAAGAAGATGTTCGCATGACAAATATCTATCAGAGGAGTATATGGGTACCTTATGGTATCTGTATACTCCTCTGTATGTGTATAATAAAAAATATCTTAATAGACTTTTGGGGGGGACCCGGCGAAGCCGGGGGGGACCCATATGATAAGATATTATAAGCGCAGTAGCAATGGCTATTTGTGTAAAAAAAAATAACAAATAGACCTATAGCTGCAAGCGGGATTTTTATGATTTGGGTAATCGTAGAAAAAGATAAGGAAAGTGTAGTCGTACATGGTCCATTCTACTCTCAGTATGGAGCATCTGTATATAAGACTAAACTTGAGTCTTTTTCGCCGGCGCCCAACTATAAAATCCAATACCTTATCCCAGAAAAAAACCTACGAAGATAGGTTGCATTTCTATAGAGAGATGATATACTGGATGCCCGGAAGGAAAATCCAATACACATCTCGAAGGAGTACAAACAAGATGCCTAGACAGCATCAATCAAAAACAATGAAACAAGTCTTCAAAGAACTTGAAAGACTAGGATTCAATGTAATACATAAGAAGTCCGGATCCTACAGTATCTACCCTCCCTCCACGATACAAGGACCTATGTACACAACTCATGGAACGGAATCCGCAATCCACCCCATGAGAAGAGACTTCAAGAGACTCTATAATGTCGAGTTGACCGTGTAGGATTCTCCTACCAACTGGAGAGTCACGGTAGGGTTCAGGTGGTGTCCCTACCGTGGCCTCTAGCATTTTTGTTTCACAACAGAAAAAAATCAGACCTCTCATGGGGGAACCCATATATTATCTGTATTATCTGTATTATCTGTAAAATAATCATATTATAATTATCGAAGTATTGTACATACAAAACAGTAGACTCATCATCCCCCGTTAGGGGGATGTCTTGTTTATTCTGTCTATATATATTATCTCTATACAATATATATCATTTTGTTTTTGCCGGCGATTTAGCTGGCATACTCCCCCCTCTCTTACAACCCCTAACCCTACACCTATACACTATCTACCAACCCTAAACTAAAGGATAAAAACATGTCCCAAAACAACATGGTAAACTTCATCACCCTTACAGATCTTGACGCAGACAAGATCGAACTCAATCCCGCTTTCATCGCTTTCATGAAGCGAGACACATACGAACCTGAAGAAGGCGTTGAAATGCCCTTCACTAAGGTTATCCTTAGCACCAATCATCACATCTTTGCTTTGGAAACTCCAGAGCAGATTGCCCAGCTTCAGATGGATGGTATCAAGAATCTCATGAAATCCCTCATGAATAACACTATCAACATGTTCGAAGAGCTTGAAAAGCTCGAAGACGAAGAACAAGAATAAGGAGACATCCCTTGATTTCTAAGAAACAACTCACTTTGGCAGAACAAGAACATTGGGACCACACACGCAACACAGTTGACGAGTGGGCCAAAAACAATGTTCCTGACCAATACGCCTACAATAGTCGTGCAACTTATTGGGGATCAGCTCTCAGAGCTGGAATCATCGATAACGACATGTACGACTATGCTCGTACCCGTTACGCTAATCTTTGGGATTACGTAGGGGACTGACTTGCTAGAGTTATTCAATACCTTATCATTCATTCTGATGGTATATCTTATTCTCCGCATTTCATTCAAAGGTTAAAACATGACTACTTTAATTTGCACTATGTGCGAAAACCCAGTTCATAACGAGTTTCAAGAACACAATGCAAATATTCAGCCTTCAGGCGGACTCCATTTAGCTATTCATACAGGCTATGGCATGATGACAGATCCAATGGACGAAGCTTCTTTTCAAGCTTTAACATCCATCTGTCTATGTCATGATTGCTCTATTAAGGTTATCGATATGTTTCCGCAGGAATTCAAAGACAATTTCTTTGCCGGCGGACATCCAGTCGAAACCTGCAGAGCACAATCTGACACCCATCCTGATGGCTGCCATTACTCCTGGTGCTAAATGCCTAAATATTCAATGACACTCAATCAAAAAGTCCATCGTAACCACGCCATATTCCAAGACTATATTTCTGGGAGATCTATCATCAAGATTTCTCGGAAATATGGTCTGACATATGATCGTACACGCACCATCATTAAGGAGCATAGCATGCGACAATACTTTGTCATTGATCACGCAGACGATTTTGTCCTTTACCGTGGCACTCTTGAGCAATGTGAAACAGTACTTCAAGAAAGCTACGCTGGACTAATGATCGTCGGATATCGGGATCTTACTCCCGGTATGATCAAAAGTTTAGACCTACTAAATCTTAAACAAAATCCCACATCATGAACCCCAAACAAACATCACACATTTGGGCTAACTTCGATGACAAACGTCGCTGCATAGCCTGCGATATTTCTTGGCATCCTGCCAGAGATAAATCCAAATGTTCTTCCACCAACACACTCCCCCCTACTTACCTAAAGGAATCCCACGATGAGCACCACAATTAACGTACATCCCTCACATAACTCTTCCAACATTCGTTCATCATTCACCACCTATGATGAACCCGTAAAGTTCTCTACAATTACCATCAATGTGTCAGATAGCAATACCACGTATTTCTTCACTGACACTGAGCAACTCGCAGAGTTCATTAATTCCCTTATTCCCGTCATCAATCAGGCAACTTACCATATCGGTGATTGCCTGATAAACGGTGAATCTCTGCCGAAAATTGAAGAATCTCCCTTCTGAAATTCTTCTAAATCTGGTATAATATACCGGATGCTCCTGTAGCTCAGCTGGATAGAGCAACGGACTTCTAATCCGTTGGTCGTACGTTCGAATCGTACCGGGAGCGCTATACCACAATGTACAAATAAAAATAAGGTGTACTACACGCCAATTCATAATTCTATAACATTATATTAACTACTATAACCAGGAGATTTGCATGTCAAAATTTCTAGCAACATTTAAGGTCAATGTCAACACTACGATCCGCTTGAATGCTCCCAGCATTCTAGCAGAGACTAGCTTCTGACATAACAGATGTCGGTTGGTCTCCGTGAGCGTTCTCCATTGCCCCCAGTGAGAATGATCATGGTCGGAGTTTAGCCTCCTTTTACGAAGACCATTTTGCTTTTAGCAAGCGGGGACTGACCGACAGCCCTGGTTCATATAAACACATGAACCAGAAAGGCAACCATGGTAAACGACACTACTTTAATGGAAGCAGAATCACTCTTCTATGAATCCCTAACCCAGATTTCATCTAAGGCTAATCTACTTCAAGAATACTCTCATCTTGTCAATTTCACCTCAACTGATCAATCAGCTGTAGATTTCAGAAAGACATTTTATGGTCTTATGAATCGTATCGGTGAAATTACTTACAAGACAACTGAGATGTTCGAACTCATTTGTCAGTCTCATTACAGTGAATACAAATGACCAAATTTGTTGAGTGCTTAGATTTATATATGTTTAACGTCAATCATACATATAAATATATGATTTGTAATCGACATATATAGATAACGCAACAAATTTCATAAACTTTATAATTATACTTGCAATTTTATATAACCTTATACAGCTATTTAAGGAGTATTTATGTCAAAGCAGCAAGTAATCGAAGATTACATCAACACAATTATTGGAGGAACTGTCAGTACAACTGCACTTGTGCAGGCTACCAACTGCAGTCTTCCAACTGTGTTGTCGTATATAAAGAATAACCCTTCTCGTTTCGAGAAGGTTAAGCGTGGTACATACCTCATCAAAGCCAGTACTGTGACATCTGTCTCCAATACTGACACAAATGACCCAATTGCTTGGTGATAATTAAATTTGGTGAGTACTATTATGCTACCTTAGAAATAAGGTTAGCAGGAGTGGCTGTGCATAAGCGGGCGGAACCCTTATGCCACTCCTTTGGAACCGATCCACTCTTACGGAGGTTAACATGTCAGATTATTTCATGACAAATGGATTTACTCGGGATTTCAATAATCTCCTTAAATCTATTCTGTTAATCTCCAAGAGGCTCGAAGAGTTAACGGACGAAGTTCGTGCTCTTCGGGAGCAACATGCAGTGGATCCTAACAAGGAGAATTCCACTGAAAACATTGTTGTTACACCACCAAATCCATGATATAATAAGACATGCCCTAACGGGCACGGGATACTAATTCCCACATGTAGCAAGAATACTTGTGAAATGAGGAAAAACTTACCGCTGCCAATTAGATAGGCATGTAGACCTTGTTTCGCAACCTGCGATATACGTACACTGGAAATTCCAGAGTATGCTTACCGAAAGGAGCGAACCATGGATAATCGGTTCAAACATATATATCAACATTTATCCAAGTATAAGCTAAGACTTGTCTATGCTATAGCTGGATTGTTGACTGTCGTTTCGTTAGCTTCTTGTCTTTCAGACAAAGACACTAGCAAAACTCTAACACCAGTCTCCACAATCCCCGCTGTAACAACGACAAATCCACCTATACAAACTACGACCATCCCTCCCCAAACAACAACTACACTTCCAGATTTATCTGGCGTAGATTTTGTTGCTTTGGCCAGAGCAACCTATGGCAAATGTGGTGAATACCACGATCTTGCTATTCAAGTTGGATGGCCTGAAGAGGAATGGCCACGTCTTCAGCAAGTAATGTGGCGCGAGTCACGTTGCACTACTGAAGCATGGAATGGAGCTGATGCGGGTCTTACCCAAATCAATCAAATCCATTCCCAGTGGCTTTCCGACATGGGATGGTCACACCCTGATGATATGTTTAATCCAGAATATAATCTAACATTTGCTTTACGCCTGTGGGAAACCTCAGGATGGAGACCATGGAGATTTTCTGGTACAACATGGGGTGATTGATTATGACTAATAACAAGTTAGTTGTAATCATTTCCGCGTTGATTTTATCTACCGGAATTCTATTCACATCAAACCAGCCTATATCGGCATACTCTCCTAAAAGTTCGGATACTCCAATTGACTTTTCTCAAGTAAATTGGACTGAACTAGGAAGACTTATCTATGGAAGATGTGGCGAGTATCATGATCTTGCTATTCAAGCAGGCTGGCCAGAATCACAATGGCCAACTCTTAGCAAGGTAATGTATCGTGAATCTCGCTGTAATACATTTTCCTTCAACAAGTCTGATCCTAACGGAGGTAGCCGTGGTCTTATTCAGATTAATGGATATTGGTGCAGAAAAAATAAATACAACCCTAACGGTTGGCTGCAACAAAAATCCATCCTTAACACATGCGAAGATCTGTTTGATCCACTAACCAACCTGCGTGCAGGATGGGCAATGTGGCAATACAGTCAAGATCGCAATGGTTGTGGCTGGAGACCTTGGGCTACAAGATGTAAATAGCATTTAATCACAACCTACAGTCCATACAAAGGACGAGGACACCTCTGCTAGCAGGGGCAAGTCCTCGTCTTTTGCTATATCCAAAAAAACACCATCTATGATCGGAGATCAATGTTCGCATTTATGATGATGCTCGCTATCGCTTCAGCGATTGTCGAGCTTACCTTTGCATCCAAGTTTCCAGCTTGGCGCCGTGCAGCAAAGAAGAATAAAGCAGTTAACCTTGCAATTTCTATTGCCTTATCATTTGTCTTGGGTATTATGTTTGGTGCAGCTGGCCTTATTGCCATGGCTGCAGCAATCATTTCTACTGTTATTGCTGTTCCTGGTTATGCCGTCTTGGAATGGGCTTATGACTCTCCAGAAGCTCAAGCCAAAGGTGGCAACCTTATCAAGTATTATTCTGATAAAACCAAAACAGTTACCAAAGACACTCTTCATCTTATCTATAAGATTTTGAGAATCATTACCTTTCCAATTTGGGCTTCTCGTTCCATTCTTGAAAAGCTTCAACTTTACATGAATAAGTATCGTGCCTTCAAGGCACGTCATATATCTCGTAATCAAGCTTAATAAATATTTGTTTATACAAAAGACAGGACACCTTACCTAAGGGGGTATTATGGAAGAAATTTACACACCCAAGTTGCGTTTGCAGTCAGAATATCAAGGACCTCTCCGTGGTGGAGAACGCTATCGTTTCGGATTCTACGACGCTGGAGTTCTCCGCGAGATTCTAAACCACGTTGCAGCCGGCGAATACAAAGTCTTTACTCTTCCCATTCCTAAGAATGAGAAGCAGTTTAACTATGCTGTTTCGCTGGTCAATAACCCCAAGGTGCAGTACGCCCTTGTCGATAAGAACAAAGTTGTCTTTGTTGTTGTTGACGGGCGTCCCGGTTGGATGTCTGTCGTCAATGAACTTGGTTACAACGTTCATTCTGGCGACAAGACCAATAAGCGTCTGAAGTCATTCCACCGACCCACTCTGCTCAACGCTCATTTCGACAATCTCAACATTCGTTATGTTGAGCCTACCGAATATTCCCGCTACAATTTCCAAGACAGCAATGCCGAAAACGGTGTTGCCTCTTGGCTTTCTGCTCCAGAAACTGTAGCACGACTCCTTGATGGCGGTTTCGTCATCAGTCGTAGAATCATCCAGGAATCGGTGAAGAACATTCCGTTCCACCTCTCCATGGATAAGATGGAGGATCATGATTATTATTATGATCCTCGTGTTTACCAGCAAATGGTAGACGATCTTCTGAATTCTACAGTCGTTAATGCGCGCCTCATTTTCGCTGACGGACTTCTGAAGGGCAATGCCTTTGTGGCAGATTTGCCCGAAGGAGTTGACGTCATCACCTCTCGTGAGAACATCAAGAAGGAAGTCACTTATGACAAGGGCTATCGGTTCCTCGCTGAACCTCAAGGCCCGAAGTCCCGAGTGATTACCGATGACCAAACCGTCATCAACCTTCCCAAACTGTTCCGCAAGAGCGACATGGAAATGTGGCTTAGTGAAGATTACAAGAAGCTCTTTGAGCAAGCTACTAGCGGTAATCTTCTTACTAACTGGAAGTACATTTATCAGCGCAAATGGCAAGACTCCAAGAAGAATGAATCTAACGTTGATCTAGCAGAAGAGCACGAAGCGCGAGCCCGCATGGCATATGTGGGTTATCGCTGGGCTGCTGCTGGTTTCAAGGTTACTCAGTCTCCTTGGTTGTTCGAAACCGTTGCTATCAGTCACGCAAAGCCATTGCAAACTAAGATTGTTATCCCTTGTTCAGTCTACGAACAGATCATTCCGGAAAGCCTTGCTCGCATGGCAGGATATGATATGATCGTTGAAGAGGATACAATCGTACGTTGCAATGCTCTTGGTTGTCACGTTGTTAACGATTGCGATTGGCTCGAAATGTATGAGAGCCATGGTGGTATGGATGAAGATGACTTCTTCAAGCTCTTCTACCGTACCATGCAAGGCGGAGATTATGACGGAGAGAAAGTCGTTGTAGCCACTCGTTCACCAAATGGCTACGGCGAATACACCATCTTCCGCTATGTGGAGGGCTCTTGGGCCCCCACGTGGCATAAAGCAGATGGTACTCCCGTCATGTTCCCCGAAGTTAACGGTCGCGGATGGCCTCCTCGCTTGTCTAGCTCAATCTTTGCGAATAAGATCCAGTATACTGGACTTCCTTCCGAAGCATTGCCTAAGGTAAAGCGAACTGGCCCTTACACTCAAGATGATGTCATTCGTGACATCAAGATTGCTATGGCTGGTGGTAACGTCGGTGGATTCGTCAATGCCGCAATGGCCCATTCTATGGTCATTGCTAAGCATCGACCTGTCCAATTGTGCACTTTGGAAACTGCTATCGATAAGTGCATTAATCCCGACAACGCCGCTGATGTCCTTGCTATTGATCGTGAAGCCGAACAGATGATGCGTGAAGTCATCAAATCCGGCAAACCGATTGATGAGGACTTTTGGTACAAGCGTGGAATGAAGCGATTCCTTAAGCGAGGCGAAACCGTGGAACTTTATCACGGTAAGCTCTCGCAGCTGAACGCACTATGTGACACTTATTTCAAGCGTTACGTAAACAGCGTTCGTGATTGGTCTCAGAAGAACGCCCGTCCTGATGAGATCATTCACCAGCTTGGCAATCGTCTTCGCCATCATGCTTATCCAGTTCTTCGCCAATTCCGAATGAACCTGTACAATACTAATTCCACAGAAGTAACGAAGAGCTCTGGAGCAATCCAGCGTTCTTCGTGGGAACATTTGTATTCAGATATTGTTGACAAGATCAATTCTTATGAGCGAATTCTCGATTCATATGACTTTGTGATTGCACTCTATTCTGAATCAATCAAGAACCCTACTTCTACTGGTAAGGTCACTGACCAGGTTGTGATGAACAGATTCGTCTTTCCGTATCTTGAAGAAGCTCTTCAGTATTACGGAATTGCTCGTTCTGCCCATCGCGAACTTGTCAAAGATCGCATGAAGATTGTTACAGATATCAAGAAGAGTTGGCTCTGGAAGGATGCCCAAGGCATCGAAGTCGAATATACTGATCCGCTTGAGTTCCAGAGAGCTCACGCGGAGCAGTCTCCTATCGTCTTCGTCAGCCCTAAGCCTCCTGTCAGAAAGCTGGAGAAGTCGCTGTACTAAACAGCATGTTCATACAAAGTTGTGGAGGGACCTGCCCTATCGGGTCCCTCCACAACTTTTTTCTACATACATAAAAGAATCGCTATATAATAAAAAAATTTGTTAATAGACTTAAGGAGTATTTATGACTTCCGCAGAATTCCACATTAATGACAATGAAATCCATGAAGATGATCATCTTCTTGATGATATTCTTGAAGATCAAACTCATCCTGACGACATTGTTCGTCAAGCGTTTGATTTCTTTCAGTTTAATCAGCGAGTCCTAAACAAAGACGTTCGCAACATGGAAGTCGATCTTGATCGACGCTCCGCACGCGAACTCGTCTCCCTATATTATGATTTGCAAAAAGCACGACTTGGTTACAATAACCAGGTCCGTGACCTGACCAAAGCTGGCAGTCCTCACGAACTGCTTGGCTATTACGCAACTATTATTGAAATGCTAGAGAAGTCACTTGTTGCTCCTCTTGATCATTTCGGTAATCAGTTCGTAGTCGGTCAGTGGGCCAAGAGCCAGTATGGCATTGGACCAGTTATTACTGCCGGACTCGTTGCTCATATTGACATCGAGAAGGCACCGACTGCTGGAGCAATCTGGCGTTACGCCGGTATTGATCCGACCATTAAGTGGGAAAAGGGCCAGAAGCGCCCGTTCAACGCACAGTTGAAGACTCTCACTTGGAAGATTGGTCAGAGCTTCATGAAGTTCTCCAATAAGGATCAGTGCTTCTACGGCCATCTCTACAAGCAAGACAAGGCACGCCGTCTTGCCAAGAACGAGGCTGGAGATTATGCAGAATTTGCTAAGCAGATTCTGACCTCCAAGAAGTGGGGCAATAACCCGACTCGTACTTGTCTCGAATCAGGCAAGCTTCCGCCTGCCCAGATTGATGCACAAGCACGACGCTTTGCTGCCAAGATCTTCCTGAGCCACTATCACGCAGTGGCATATCAGGCTCATCATGGCACACCGTTTGTTGCCGGGGTATATCCAGAAATCTGGGTGTACCTCGGTATACAAATTTTTTATAATAAAATTTAAATATTTAAATTATCTCGCTCGACTACTATCACCGATACCGAATGAATCACGAAGAGCGATTAGTAACAGTCATAAAGAATGAATCACAAAATTGGATTAGTAACAAAATGCCTGAATGAATCAAATTGAGGAATTAGTATCGCAAGCAAATGAATGAATCACCAGTTCAGATTAGTAACATGGGTGCTAAATGAATCATCAAATATGATTAATAACAAATCGGACGAATGAATTATACTCAATGATTTGTATCACTCACAATAAATGAATCAAGGGTAGAGTATTAGTAACAAAATCAGAGAATGAATTATTTTCCAAGATTAGTATCATTGTTGACGAATGAATCAATACCACTGATCACTATCACCGTCGCAGAATGAATCAAAATTTTTAATTAGTAACATCAACCGCGAATGAATCAAACCCAAAAATAAATATCACACTTCATGAATGAATCACCTTCCATGAACTGTATCAATTGTTCAGAATGAATCACTCTATCCGAATTGTATTATAGCTCTAGAATGAATCAGCAGTTTTGACTTGTATTAAAACAAGGGAATGAATCAAGTGGAAAAATTAGTAACAGCGTACCCGAATGAATCATCATGAATAATTAGTAACAAGCAGAAAGAATGAATCACGCAGTACGAATTGTAACATCCCAGTAGAATGAATCAAAAGTGAGTAATTGTAACACTACGAGGCGAATGAACCATACAACACTATTGTGTAACATGAAGACTAAGTGTTTTTAAAAAATAATAGTTCATACAAAAATCTGAACCTTTTATTTTATTTGGGAGAAATATATATTATGGAAGAGTATATTAAAACAATTTCTGCGGATAATCAAAAATCTATTGTTGATTATCTTAACGAAACTATCCTACCTCACATGATCATTAATAGCCAAGGAGCTGCTAAGGGTCGTCGTCAGCTTTGGATCCAAACTGCACCACCCCTTACATCTTCTGCTACTTGGCACGTAGGATTTGAAGACGAAAGAATTATGAATTATATTCGTCTTATTTCTCCTCCAGGATTTACTCCTGAAGCAGTTCTTGTCACTAAGGGTGGCAATATTAAGCGTCATCGTGATGCGCGTTACGCTGATTACCGAGGTATGTCTATCAATCTTGGTAAAGTTACTTGGTATTATGAGCGTTCTAACGACCAATATTTTTGGCAACCCGGCCTTCATGAATCAGTGCCCGTAGGGCGTTATGATTTAACAGGCGGAGAGGTTTTTATGTTTAATACTAAAAATCCTCACTGGGTAGAGAATGCTCATCCAGATCGTTGGGGCATTAATGTTTGGCAGATCTCCAAAAATACTCGTGATGACTACGACAAATTTATGGAAAATCGTGCCAACGGAAATCTTACAGAAGAGCAACTCGATTATAAAGTCGCAGGATATTAAAATGAATATTAATGATTACACTCCTGATAATTTTCATCCAGACAAATTTCATGCATTGAAGTGCCTGTGGCTTTTCCGTCGTAAACAGGATTTGTTCATCTATTATATGAATCAAATTACTGATAGTACTACTGAAGCTTTTCTTAAAGTAAGACCAGTTCATGCTGCTCATGAACATCTTCAAAGAGAAACTGGTTTGTCTGATGAAGATATTTATCATTATACTCTTATCGGAAATTATATTAATGAATATGCCGAAACTCTTCAAATGACTCCTGAACAACTTCAGGAGCATATTGACATCTATGAACAAGATCATGAAGTTCCTGAAGATCTTAAAGACGATCTTGAAGAGCTCGCTCAGCAGATCGTTGATGTCATTAAACAGAATCGCGAAAGAGATAAAACTTTTAGGAATATTATTAATGATAATTTTAACAATCAAGAAAAATCCACAGACAGCTAGTGGTCGTACACGAAACCGTATCAATGAAGCTGGTCCTGATTTTGAATTCATTGAGAATTCAAATCGGCAGGGATCTATTCTTCTAAAAAGTCTCAAGACAAACTGGTTTGGATGGCTTCCTCAAAATGAAATAATTATTCAAAAACGAAAGGAAGTTTTATGAATACTATTAATGCTCTTGTTCAAATGCATAATCCAACTATTGCTACCGGAAACGCTTATACGTATACCTATGCTTTAGCTGTCCCTGCTAAGAAAAATAAAAACATCTTTCATAAGCTTGGTAAAGCTCTTGGAAAGTCTGTTGCCTTTTTTCGTAAAGATGAAACAAAAGCTGCTTCACTAATCAGCTATTGGGCTGTAGAAACAGTATTGTTCTCTATCATTATGTTGACAGCTTCCAGTTCTTTTGTTTTCTTCTCCGCTTTATTCCTTTATCTTTATGGAACCTACGCACTTTTTAGTGCTATAATGGTTCTTTTATAGGACAGATATGACATACGATCTAGAAAAAATTAAAGAAGAATGTGCAATTATTGATGAGGAAATTAATATTCTTCAAAATGTTTTGATGGATACAGCATCTCGTGATGCTAAGTATCATCCTATGATAACATTTTTTAAGAATGAAAGAACTCGTCAAGTAGTTGTCACTCCTGCTCCTCAGCAGTCTTTTTCCAATACTCTATCTAAGCTCGCTGAAGCACTTTATCTTTATCCTTGTTTAGATTCTAGCTGTGCTTTAATTTCCTTGGATTCTATTATTAAAAATTCTGATAATCAAGAAATTGATTGTCTGCAACTTTTTCTTATTTCAGAATACCGAGGATATATAATTCAGCTTCCATATACAAAAAATCAAGATAAAACTATCACTTGGCACTCTGATCAGTTTACTACTCAGAACCTTCTTGACACAAACTTTGAAGGTCCCACAAAAGATATGATTAATCTTTTTTTTATGTTCACTCACTTAGATTCCTCGCCCTATACTGTTCACGAATGTCTTTCGTATCTTAGTTATTCTGGAGCTTCGCTTCAGATATTTGATTCCCTTAAAATTGCATACTATAGTGCAATTCATCAGTAACATAGAAAATGAATAATAATGCAAGACAAAGAAATTAAATACATTGCTGTTACCAACTGTAGCGCAAACAAATATCAAACTCCCCATATGGTAAAATCATATGTTATGTCAGATGAGGAGTTTGAACAAAACATCAGACGTCTTATGGACTCTGAATATTATTTAACAGAACTTGAATTCAACTAAACCGTTAGGGGGGACATCATGTTGCAACTCAGACCATACCAACAAGAAGCTTTAGATTCTGTTGTATCTTTTTCTGAAAAGGGTATAGTCCGTCAACTTGTTGTCCTCCCTACTGGTGCAGGGAAAACTGTTATCTTTTCCCACCTTCCACAGTTCAAACAAAAAAGCCTACCTATGCTTGTTCTAGCTCACAGAGAAGAACTTCTTCATCAGGCAAAACAAAAAATATCTTGGTCTAATCCTGATTTAACTGTAGAGATTGAACAAGGCGAAAACCATGCTGGACATGTAGATGTTGTTGTAGCTAGTGTTCCAACTCTTGGTAGAGCTCAATCAACTCGAATACAAAAGTATCCACCTGACTACTTTAATAGCATAGTTATAGATGAGGCACATCATGCAGCGGCTCCTACGTATCGTCGTATCCTGGATTACTTCAATCCGTCGTTTCTACTTGGAGTAACAGCTACTCCACAACGTAGTGACAGTGTTCGTCTTACTGATGTTTTTCAAGAAATAGTATATTATAAAACAATTCAAGATCTTATACAAGACGGATATCTATCTCCTCTGGTAGGATATAGAATTAAAACAGACACAGATATTTCAGGAGTAGAAACAAATGATGGAGACTACAACCAGTCACAACTTGAAGATGTTATTGATAATCCTCAGCGCAATGCTACCATTGTTGCTGCTTATAATGATCTGGTCCCTAATGCGAAAGCCCTTGTTTTCGCTGCCGGAGTCAGACATGCCCAAAACCTGGCCCTATCCTTTGGGCAAGCGCAAATAACAAATGAGGTAATATTAGGTGTTTCTAGTACAGATGATCGTAGAGATATTCTGGCGCGTTTTGCTAGCGGTGAAACGCGAGTCCTCATCAATGTTGGAGTTCTTACGGAAGGATTCGACGAACCATCCGTAGAAGCAATTTTACTTGCTAGACCTACTAGATCTACTCTGTTATATACCCAAATTGTTGGTAGAGGCACAAGACTATATGAAGGAAAACCTCATTGCACCATTTTAGATTTTGCCGACACCACAAAGGGTCGCAAACCTATTGGCCTTCCATCTCTTCTCGGTCTACCCCCAGAATTCGATTTACAAGGCCAATCATTAACAGACGTAGCGAATAAATATAAAGAGCTCGAAGACTATTGTCCAGGTGAAGCCGTTAGGGTATTAGCACCCGATGATATAGAACTAGCTTATAAGCGTATTAATCTTTTTATGCCGCCCCCACCAAACGAATTTGTTCAACAATATTCTCGTTTTGTTTGGGCTGAAGTAGCAGAAAATGATTATCATCTTGGTATAGATAATAATAATTCTCTTAGAATATATGTTGATACTTTAGGAAGATGGACCGTTGAACATAGGCATCGTACATCTGAAGGATTAAAAACTACATTCTTAGGTTATCCTGAAGATATGCGAGATGCTTTTGTTCGTAGCGACAAATGGATCATGAAAAGATTTGACACAAAGCTTATTGATTCTGATGCAGCTTGGCGATCTGATGGTCCAACTGACGCACAGAAAAAACTTCTTAAAAGAATTGGTGTTCCCGTTACTTCTGATATGACTAAAGGAACTGCCAGTCAAATTATTTCTAAATATTATGAAGCCAATCCAAGACCTGCTTGGTTGGATAACAAAATTAAATATTCACGATCTAAGTGGTAATCTGATATAATGGAACCCATGTCAAGGTTTACTAATTACTATTCTCGTCAAGTCAATAATCCTTATACTGATTATATTTTTGTTCAAGATACTCTTAGCAATAATGATGTTTCTTTTTTATCAGCTACAGCTAAGATCGCTACCACTTCTCAATATCGTTTTCGTATTGCAGCAATGGTTGTCAAATCAGGTAGAGTTCTTGGCGCTGATGTAAACATGCCAAAAATATCTCCTAGTACACCTCCTAATAGAGTGAGCACACATGCCGAAGTTCGCGTTCTTAAAAACACCCGTAACGTACGAGGAGCAACTCTCTATGTTGCTCGTCTACGTTCAAAAGATATTCCTGCTTTAGCTAGACCATGTTCATGGTGTATGCAAGAGATTATCGATGCCGGAATATCAAGAGTTGTTTTTACTACAAACGATGAAATAGGCTCATCATTCTATACTGACATGATTACATGGAAGGACACCAATAGTGACTAACGAAGAATATTGGCAGTCTTATTTATCTAAAATTAACTCTACTACCTTGCGTCAACAAGTTCTTTTAAGCACTCCTTCTATTCTTGATTTGCTATCAAGATTTAATCCCAACTTTCCTACACATTTAGATGTAGGTCCAGGTTGGATCCATCTTATTGCCCAGCTTAACACAGACATATCTTATATTGATCCTCATTATAAGATTGCTCAAGTCAAAGAAAAATTCGGTGGATTAAGATACTATGTAGACCTATCCATTCATCAAGGTCAAGATACCGCACGTCATATTATTGAAGTGCTTATCAACCATGCCGAATCTCAGTCTTTTTCTATCTGTGAAAACTGTGGACAATTAGGGAAACTTACTAATTCTTCTTGGCGCAAAACTCTATGTGATTCTTGTGCTCTATAATAATTATCATCCTATTATTTCTCCAGAGCTTTATGATAGTTCTGGAAAAATAAAATCATTACATATATCTCCATCTATAAATCGCACTCCCACAGTCATACATGACACATACGAAAATGCTATATCATATGTATTTTCTACTAATGAGATCAAAATAATTCATCCACATCCAGATTTCTTAATCTGTTTTGATCCTCTTTTACAATATTCGATATTCTATGCTAATCATGTTGCAACACAGTTGTTAAGACATTCTTTCTCTACATACTTTGGTGCAACTGTTACCGATGCTGTTTATGGAGATGTTCTTATATTTGGTTCTTACAATTATAAAACAAGTATGCACGATGAACATTTTCATTCTATTCCATATCACATAGTTGAACAGGTAACAAAAATATATGAAAACTCCTCAGAATACATCAAGGACATTTAACAAATCTCTTAAATGTTCTGATTGTTCTTTGAAAAGTAAGGATGTTTATCATTCTAATAGATTTAAAAAAAATCTTTGTCTTGATTGTCTAACTGCCAATCTTCTTAGCCAAATTCGCCAAGATAAAAATATCAATTAGTATATTCAAAGACAAGAGAGGGGGATATCAAAACAAAATAACAATAAGGAAAAAACATCATGTCACTTTCAGTAATCATTGGTTCCGAAATTGAAGACATCAACAACATCAAAAACACCATAGAACTTCTAAAGTTCACTAAGAACATTGTTTCCGACAGTGTTCTCTCAATGCCAGATCATGAAAATATTGACTCTGAAAAGCTAGATAATATTATCACCTGGTATACTGGTATCCACAATATTCTTACTGATCCCGCTTCGTTTCCTTCTTACGAAGAATAATTTAATGGTTTCAAGGGCCTCGGGCCTGTAGCCCAACGGCAGAGGCAGAGGACTTAAAATCCTTCCAGTGTGGGTTCGAAACCCACCAGGCCCACAGGGCAGCGAAGTTCTACTCCTTTCTGGCTTCGCTGCCCGCCTTGCCCTTTTAGCTCAGTTGGTAGAGCAGTGGACTTTTAATCCATTGGTCGCAGGTTCGAGCCCTGCAGGGGGCACTATGTCTAATAAAGAATTTATTGATCTGCCACAAGATAAACAACTTGATCTTATTAAAGAAGCTTTCAATTATCTTTGTTCACAAGGATTAGTTCCACATGGAATTCAATCCGGTGACGATGATACTTGGGACAACTATGCTCCAGCAATTGAACTTGCTTCTGAATGGTATCAAGAATCCTAACTAATTCTTCTAAGGAATTTTATGAACACTCATAACGAAGACTCTAATAAACCTTCTCTTCAACTAATTATCAACGAAGAATATAATTCTGAATCTAATTCACAAGAATTAAATATTCAAGAATATCTTGAAAACAACGAAGAGCTTTTACAGTATACTCATGCTTTCGGTGATCTTATGATTAAGATACTTGCAAACATGTATACCATGAGAATGAGTAATCTTTCTTATTATGTTAAGCATTATATTAATTCTGACCACGTTGAAGATCCTTACTTAACTGATTGCATAGACGCTTTACGTTGGTTGTGTTCCACTATTAATGACAAGAAAGAAGAAGTCCTTCCTGAGGATCTTCTTTCTGAAGCTCTAAATTATAGAGCTCGTCTTGTTTCCAATATGTTTCCAAAACGTTAACTAAGGATTATCAATATGAAAACTGAAACCATTCAACAAATTACCAATTTAGTTGACAAAGCTATCAATGATATTTCTGGTAGAAAACTTGTATCTACAGAAGAAATGACAGATCTATTATTAGATATTCGTTTACATATCATGATTGATCAAGAATCTTCAAAGGATTTAAACGTATGAAAATTAAGCTAACATTGGACGTCTTTATGCATGTCCCCGATGAATTTTCTAGTGACAAAATTCCTGTTAAAGTAATTGATGCTCTTTTTCGTGAGCAGCTCGCTGTAGGCGTATTTGATCCTGAAGAACCATTTGATTTTTTCAACGTTGAAGAAATTACAATTGTATCTTCAAAACAAATGCCAATTGATTCTCCTAATATTTAATTAAGGAATTAATCTATGAAAGTTAAAGTAAATGTTGAGCTTATCATGCACATTCCTGGTGAGCTTCAAAATGATTTTCAAGCTGTTGACGTTATAGATCAAGCCTTACGAGATATGCTTTATGTCGGAGTTCACTCTGATGAACTTGAAGAAGGCTCTGAATATTTAATTATTGATGACTTAACTCTACGTACCTACAAAGTTTTAACCGGGAGAATTCCAACATGACTCATTCAATGTTATTTATTAGCGACCAAGAAAAAGAGCAACTTGTTCAGATTCGCATTATGGCTGATAACATTTGTTCTGCTCTTGATAATCTTTCTTCTGAAATTAAAGAATTTATTAATTCTGAAATACAGGTTTTTAAAACTCAGACAGAGCATTTTGCAGACATGCTACAAGGACTTTGATTTATATAGATTAATCTCATGCAGAGACATGGAATCTATCTTGTATCTTGGGGAGAGGTTTCGGTTTGCGTGTCCTCCATGCAGTAGCTAAACGTCAAGCGAAGTGCCCCTATGAAGGCGTGACAGTCGGAGAGACGATATGGGACGATAGCTCAGTTGGTTAGAGCATGGGACTCATAATCCCCGGGTCGCGGGTTCAATTCCTGCTCGTCCCACTGGATGCTGTTATAATACCAAAAAAATAAGAGCGCAAGTAAAAACAACTACTATTGTCTGTTGAGCCTACTACGGGGCGCTCGCGTTATAACAGCATCCTTCATTTTGGAAATATTCAAAGTGCGAGTACGTCTGAGATTTTTCTTCTTTTTAAGAAGATTAATCAATAGTGTCCGAAAGACTTTAACAATATTTCCTAGCTATTACTTAATACGTAAAGTCTTTTATATATTACGGAAAAGCAGTGGCGAAGTACGTAGGATAGAATACCTGCAGTATTTTTGTAATAGCTAAACTTTAGGAGATTATATGTCACTTGCAAAATTTAGAAAAGTATTTAAAGGCCACAAGAAGCCATCTACCCCTTCACCGAAGGTTTCTCCCGACAATACTGACAATAAGCAACAAGATGATAAATAGGCTCCTAGCCGGATTAGCTCAGTGGTAGAGCAACCGCCTTGTAAGCGGTAGGTCCTCAGTTCAATCCTGAGATCCGGCTCTAGTAGTAGCCAACATCCTCTACCCGTACGGGTGGGAACGACTAAATCGTGTATACTGTTGGTGGACACATATTCTCCGCACGACTACTACTTTACCTTGAAAGGATAAAATAAAAATGAAAAAGATTATTATTGGCGCATGTGCACTTATTGCATTAACAGCATGTGGTGGCACTAAGACTGTATACGTTACAGATACCGAAGTACCAAACAGTCCTGAAAAAACTGTTGTTAAGACTACAGATGCACCAGTTGCAACTCCCGCTCCTACCACTCAAGCTCCGTGGACAGAAGAAGATGAGTTCATCTACGACATTGAAAGTAACTACCCCAGAACAATCTATGTTACTCGTTCTCAAATGATTGAGACTGGTAGAATTGTTTGCGATTATCTCCTTAATGGAATGTCTGGACAAGAAGTGGTATGGGCTATTGAAAACGCTGGTGGAGACCTTGAGTTTGTTCAGTTAGTAGCTTTGTCTGCAGTAGCAAACTTCTGTCCCAGTCAAGTTTATAAATTTGATGGACTCTGATGCGTTTAACTTTTTCTGTTATAGCTCTCTTCCTCGTTGGTTGCTCGTCGGGGGCAACCAGCGAGGAGGGAACCATTGTTCCCCAATCTTCAACATCATTCACACAGCAGACTCTCCCTGCTGAAGAAATCACTTATACTCCTTTAGAGTATGCTTTCTTTGATGATGTTGAATATTATTATGGATTTGTTTCTGAAACATACAAGCAAACTGCATTAGAAACTGGATATCTTCTTTGTACTTTAATGGACGAAGGAATGACAGATGTAGATATAGTTGAACGTATAAATGAATCTGGAACTAACGGACCTGATCGTCAACTTCAGTTTGCTATAGCTATAGCTTCTACCACTGTTTTGTGTAGACAGCACATACAAAATGCGGAGTATATATCTCTTAATTATCCTGTTTCCTAAAATATTCTATTGGAGAATTTATGTCCTATGAAGTTTTATTTAATAAATTCCAAAAAGACTATGAGACTACTAATGATTGGAATAGTTCTTCTAGTCTTTGGGTGTTAAATGGAAACAATTGGGAATCAATAGAAGAATCCGAAGATGCTTATGAGTTAATGATTTCGTTTGCTGCTTATGGATATTTAAAAAGAGCAATTCTTGTCACTCATGGTTGGGCTGCCCCAATAGATGATTCACATACTCCTTCAAAACATCCAGAAAAGAAGAGAGTAAGAGTTTGTATTCATCTTGAAGGTGAAAATTTTGTAACCTGTATGCAGGTAAAAGATGAGACAGAATTATTTATCCAAGATGATCCTTCTGGAAATCTTATAGATGCTGCATTAAAATATGTTAATCGCGCTAGAGATTTTGTCAATCAACAAAATACTAATAAAGCTCTTTAAGGATAAACTTTTGAAAAAATATATTACACCTATTTTACTGTCCAGTGCAGCTACATTAGTTTTAATAATTACTTTATTAATTTATACTTCTGTAGATGCAGTTGTAACTTCTTCTCCTTCAACTACTCAACTTTCACCTTTAAGTAGTTCAACTTCTAATTCAACTACCACTTCAATTCCATCTCTAGATGATTTACCAATAGGTATTTCTCAAAAAGATCTTCAAATTTATTTTCTCGCAAAAACTAAACAAATTTACGGCAGTGCCTTTATTCCATTATCTGATCAAGACATTGTCGGATACGGACTACTCTGGTGCGATGCAATTAATCTTGGAATGAAATCTTCCGATGTCGAAGAGCGCATTAACGAAGGCGCAATCGACAACGAAGACGCTGCACTTCAACGCGCAATTGTTGCATCAGCTGTTTTATATTTTTGCCCTAACCCTGATTTCTGATGGAAAACCTTCTTCAATCTACACCATATAAATTAACTATTGAGTGGTTAACTCAGTATATTCAAAACAATCCTTCAGCCGATTTGCATTTCCGCAGTATTATGTCTATACTGAAGCAAGAGAAAAACTATTATGTTAAATGTGTTCTTCTTGACAATAGATATTTATACGGCTCATTCTTAGCTACAGCTAAAGAAAGTATTTCTTCATGATTCTTATTACCGATAAACCAAATCATCCTTCTATTCTTTCCCACAAAAGCAAAGGCTATATGAAGTTTGCTAGTGGCGAAATTGTACCTTTTGATGAACTTCTTTATTTTGAAGAAAGTTTAGAATGGCCCGCTGAAGAAGCTCCATATTATTTTGTCTGGCGTAAAGCAGACAATTACAGATGCGGTTATCCTGTTAATGATGTTACTGCAATCTATTTTACTGATGATCGAATATCCGAGGCTAGCATTTAATTTTATTTGCTAGCCCTCGTCGTCTACTGGTTAGGACAAGACTCTTATAAAGTCTCAAAGGTGGTTCGATTCCACCCGGGGGTACCATGAATCCACTTCAATATTTTGATGAAGAATACTCTTCATTTGAAAAATCACTAAACTCTATCCAATCTATCCTTCTTCAATCTCATGATATTTACTCTAAGATACAGAGCATACAAAAAAGAATGAGAACTGTAGATAAAAATAACAAGCTGTCTGTTGAAGAAGTTTCTCAGTTTTTAGATGATCTCTCTGTTCTTTCATCTCTATCTTCTGAAATTCTATCTTCTGTGCAAAAAATAAAATCTTCAATAGTTTTTAGATCGGAACTTGATGGATTCTAATCCCACTTCTCCCATTACTTCTCGTAGAGGTTCTCCCAAAAACGTTGCTAATCTTTATGAGTGCTTTGACGATTTAGGTTCTCTATGGAGAGAAAAAGCTCTTTGTAGAAACGGATCTTTATCGACAGATCATTTCTTTTCTATTAACAGCGACAATAAATCTGCATCCTCTGCAGCCAAAGCTATAAGCATGTGTTCTGCTTGTCCTGTACAAGTAGAGTGTTTACATGAAGCTATTAAATATAATTATGATGGTGTTTGGGGCGGAACCATATATCGTCAACGCTTATATTTTATTAGGCAATATCTTAATAACGACCTTCTCAACTTAACCATTGAAAAAGCTAAACAGTTTGTTCAAATGGCCAAGATTGAAAATCTTAGAATTACCAGTCCTAAACGCAAATACCGCAGAAAGACTACCACCAAAAATGACCTACTCCCAGAATGATGATGATCTCTTCGAATATGATCCAGAGGTAGATGCAGAAGATTCTTCTGCTGCTCTTCAATCTGAAGCTTATTCGCCATCTTCCTCCAATAAAAATAAAACTATAGAAGACTTCATTTCTTCTGCTAAGCAGCTTGTTGATGAAATTTCTTCTGATGAGAACTCTCCTATTGATGAAGAAAAAGTAAAGCTTGCCGCTAGTTTTCATGCAGCAACATCTGCTTATTATCAAAAGGTACAAACTCCTTCCTATATCAAAGCTATTTCTATCACTCTTAATACTCTTACTAATGGTGATTTCGCTAAGATACAAATGTTTAATCATAAGGAAGCCTTAATTATTCAAAGACTTCGCTATCTTTCTATGATGAACAAAGTCTTTATTAATGCTGACGCAGATGAGAATGTCGTTAAAGAATTATTTGATCTTCTTAAGATAGAATATTCTTTAGAACATGTTCAAACTTTTTATTTGTCAAGTGCAAACATTTCTATGTTTTGCCTAAACCTTGATAGAGCTATCTACAAGCATTTAGGTAAGCAGCTTAATCTCCCCGTAAAGGAGTATTTGCTTGACGATAGCCATATTCAAGATGGCGATAAATACTTTGATCAGCTCAATGATCCGGTTGACAATGATTATGTTTCTGAAAGTTATGCTTTTCTATTTTCCGCTATGGCAAATGAAGGCTTACTCAAAGATCTTTCAGAAATTTATAATGTTCCATTTGATCTCGTGGTTAACACATGAAAAAAATAAAAGCTTTCTTTTCCAAAATACCAAAGATAACTTGGACTATAGCTACAGCTTCTGCGGTAGCTGCAGTTAATTATTCTATTATACATAGTCCATTTGTTTTCTTTGCTCTCCTAGTTCTTTTTGCTCATGAAATATCTCATTATTTTATGGCCAGAAAACTTGGTTCAAAAGCTTCATTGCCAATTTTTATTCCTCTTCCACTATTTGCTATAGCATTTATTCGTGCTCCAGGTTTATCCAATGAGTCAAAACTAAAAGTTGCTTTATCGGGTCCTATTGTAGGCTCACTTACTGCTTTTATATTATTCCTTTTAAATATTATTTTTAACTTCACAACATCACTCGGTCTCGGTGTTCTTGCCGTCAGTGAACTCTTATTGAATTTTGTAGGAACTGATGGCGCAAAATACCGCTCCGCAAAAAGGAATATTGCATTATGCACCTCTTAATTCTTCCATTTGTCTTAGCAGGTTTATCTGCTAAAGTTTTTAATAATAGACTGAAGAATAAAACCCCCGAAAAACAGATTGACATTATACTAGCTAGTTTTTTCACGACAGTAACACCACAACACTTTGGGGAATTTAATGAAGACATCAAAGATGAATTTACAACGTCAACAGAAGAAGGAACAATTACGTACCAAAATATCTGATCTTTTAGAAGATTCTTATTTTGATGTTCAAGGACTTACGCCAGGTTCCGCTTCTTCTATGGATGAACAGTACTTGGCTAGAGTTCTTACAAAGCTAGCGATAGGTTCAGCTACCGTATGGTGGTCGATACTTGAAGTTAAAGATTTTATTATCTTACGCAAGCTAAGCAAAGGAGTTAAGCGTGACGCACCCAGATAATTTACCCCCCGCATCTAAAATCGCTATGGATAATTTCAACTTTTCTTTTTCTATGGCAAACAAGGTTAAAGCTGAAATACAAAACTCTTATGATACCTTGGACGAAAGAATAAATGCCATAATTGAATCAGAAAAGTTTTACGTTTCTGGCATTCCAGTACTAAGAAATATTCTTATGCTAGGTGCAAATAAAAATGATCTTAAAAAACTTTCCAAAGCACTTTCTCGTTTGTCTGATCTAGTCGAAGCCCATGATCAACTCGAAACTAAATTGAATGTCGTTAAAATAATTAACGATGATCCCCACTGGTTTGCTTGGGCTTTTGGTGATTTTTCTAAAGACGTTGACGAAGGCATCGACAGCATCTTCAAAGAAATAGAAGAATAAACTATATTTAAGGATTTTATAATGAGCAACGTTCAATATTCATTCGTTAACACCGAAGACGGAAATCTAACTTTTCGTTCTTCTGTTAACTCTTTTGGTTTAGATCATGTCACCGATAAAGACATGACATCTTTTTATACTTCATTTTCTTCGTATTCTTATGTCGACACTGGCTTAATGCCTGTTGATGGTTCTGGTTTACTTGCCCTTCGTTCTGCTGGAAATCATACTCAAGTTGTTTATCAGCATAAGCCTGGCATGTATTATATCAACTGGGGCCAATACGAAGGAGATCGTTCTGCTGTTAAGTATTACGTTGCTCAGCCCTACAGAATTGTTATTGCCGATCTTATGGACGGCAACATTTATGGAGCTAGAACATTTTATTCTCCTGTTCCCATAACTTATCCCGCTGCTCCGCTTTACCACGTAAACCTTCCTAATATTAATTGTAAGGGTTACCGCGGAAATGGTGTTGGCTGGATCTGCTTGTATCACAACGAAGACATATCTTCTTATCCTTTCGGTGAAAAGCTCGCTAAAATTTTAGACCGATGCTCTGGAACCGAAGCTTACAACGATCAAAATATGTCAGAGACTGATGGTCCTCGTTTTTACTCTTCTCATAAAAAGCCATCTTATCTTTACGATCCTTCCGAGTGGCAGTCATACTCTGCCGACAATGGATATGAGTGGACTCTTGATCCAGAGTTGTGGATACCTGTTTTAGTTAAGGATCGAGACAATCAGGATAAACACTATCCTAATGGTCAACCTTTGACTGTAGCAGACGCTATAACCGGTAATTATCAGGCATACTATACTGATACAACTATTCCAAAACCTGTTAATCAAATACTTCGTTCTGATTACACTTTGCCCGACAAAAAAGTTTTTGATTGGTTCAAGCAGGCTTACAATGCCTCTACTAATCAACCTCCTGTTATCAATGTTATCGCAAACTCTGAAGCTGTAAAAATTAATCAGAGTATAGCCGCTCCTGTCTTTTCTCAGGAAGAAGAAGAAGATGACGATAGCTGGATGTGCGATGGTTGTGAAGAGTATTATTCCGATAACTCCTCTCCCAATACCACAAATAATTCAGCTTTCATATGCGACGGCTGCTTTGAAGAATATGTCTACTGTATAAATACAGAAAATTACCACCATCCTGACTATGGTGATATTCTGTATTTGAACAAGTCTGATTGTTGGATATCATTAACTGTTGCTACTTCTTTGCAATATAAGTATTGCGGTGAATGCGATAATGGCATTTGGCATACTCATCCTATGTTTGATTCATTTATTTTAAATGACGATGGCTATTGTCTCAACTGCTCCACTCCTGAATTTCCAGTTGAACAATCGCCCGATTCTCCTCAATTTATTGAAGAATCACCTTTTTAATATATTTATTACACACATACAAATAACTAGAAATATTAATATTAAGGAGAAATAATGTCCGAACAGCAAACTCTTCCTTTTGATCAGGAAGAAGAAGACTATCTTACTCTAGAAGATCTCAATCCTCTTTGGATCACTAACGATGGTCTTCCTACTTTTATCGCTGATAGAGATGATATTTGTGAGTGTGTTGAATCTTTTGGTTTCAATATTTATTATTTGATTGCAAACCAAGAAACTGAAATTAAACCAACAAATACATCTGCCCCTAAGTCTGGTACTGTCACTTACAATAACACTAACAAAACTGCTGCTATAGCGCCACCTCCTGTTATTGTAAAATCTTCTCAGATCTATAGAGTTGTTAACAACTTTGTTGGTCGTTCCGTATCGGCTGTTCGCCCAGAACTAAGCGCCGAATTCATCAGTCTTGAAGAAGAGGCTATTTATAATATGCCTCCCATTCCTCATTTGCTTATTGAAAAGCTTGATCAGTTCTTTAGATTGGTCGATGCTCAGCATGGCACTGAATCTATTGTCATGCTTACTTTTGACCAGGACAAAGAAGGTTCTGATGGTTGGGGAATCTTAGTTCCTGACCAAGTTAATACTTCTGTTCACTGTAATTATGATCCCGACAGCATTGCTCAGGTGAAGCCTGACAATGTTATTATCGTTGGCTCAGTTCACAGTCATCCAGGAATGAGCGCTTACGCTTCAGGCACTGATCATGCTGACCAAGCTGACTTCGATGGCATCCATATCACATTTGGTTGGCAGAAGTCTGTCAACAATGGAGCAACTCAGTATTATATCGAAATGCAGATGGCCGGTAAAGCTTACAAGCTTGATCCAGAAGATGTTTTTGAGGGCTATACCATAGAAAGAGCTCCAGATCCCGAAGTTGTAGGGTGGACTGATAAAGTAAAAAAAGTCAGCCCCCCCAATATGGGGGGTACTCGCACGGCCAATCTTGGACAGCCTCATCCACAAACCCAAATTCCTACTCAGCCTACTACGGCGGCTGGACCCAATAACACTCAGTTAACTAATTTTGTTAACTATTCACCCCATATTCTTGATATTATAGAGGAAGCAATAGGATATGAACAGCAAGCTATTCTTGTCTGCGAAGCAAGCTCCACTATTGAAAAAGGCAAATTCTCCTGCCCATCTTGCTTTTCGTATCTCCCTATTAATTCTATCTATGTTGACCACTGCTGCGCTATTTGTGATATTCCCTTATGTGAGCCGGACACGCCAGTAGATCAAGTTGTTTACGATGTTGCCGAATATTGCCGTCAAAGAAACATCTCTCAAGATGTAGCTTTATACATGTTGGGTAAAGATGTTGAAAACAACTATTTGCTACTTAGACTGACTCCAGATCTCATAAGCACCTATCTTGATTCTCAGTGGAAATCATCTGACATATCTCTCTCAGATGAAAATCTTACACTTTGTTGTAATCAAAAAATCATCGACTGTTACTGTCAAGTGCAAGTAACTAGCTTGGATGCTTTTGACTTTGATAATTTTATGGGCAAATTTGACGTTTATGCTTCGCAATCTGAATGCCATAAATGCGAACATTATTACACAACCATGTGCCCAAGATATTCATCTACAATAATCAATTTTATATCTTCACCCAAAGACAAAGAGCCGGAAAACTATGCTGATACCATAACTTCCGATGGGTGTAATTTATATTCTGAATATTTTACAGAAAGAGATATATATGAATCCGAATGATTCTAAACGTTTTATTCTTGTTGGAGCCGGCGGCATTGGTACATGGCTTGCTGCTGGTCTCGTTCGTCTTCTTGAGTGGAAGTTCCCTGGATCTGCTCTTATTATTGTTGACGGCGATACCTATGAGGAAAAAAATAAAGAGCGTCAAGACTTCACTAAACTTGGTAACAAAGCTGTCGTTAAAGCTACTGAGCTAGTTCCTCAGTTTCCTAAGACCACTATAATTCCAGTGGCTAAGTGGGTTGTTGACGATAACTTTTCTGGCGTTACAGACGAAGAAAGTCCCAAGATCAAAGCAAGTGATCTTATTAGAGACAATGATGTTGTCTTTGCTGTTGTTGACAACTTTGCTGCAAGAAAAATTATTTTCGACGCTGCTTCAAAGTTGAACAACGTTGACGTCTTCACTGGCGGTAATGACGATGCTCTTTTCGGTTCCATATATCATTATCAGAAACGCGATGGCGTTGAGATAACAGCCCATCCAGCTGAGTTTCATCCAGAGTATCATAATCCTCCGGATAAGAATCCTGGTGAACTTAGCTGTCAAGAGCGTTCTGAGATTGAAGGTGGAACCCAGCTTCTTGCCACTAACATGGCGGTTGCATCGTTTATTCTAGGTAGAGTTCAGAAAACAATAGTGTCCAATCAGAGTCCAGAAGAGACAGAGATCTTCTTCGATCTTGGTATTGGCAAGTCTGAACCATACGACAGAATGCACTCATCTTTAAATCAACCAGTTAACGCATAATATAAATAGGAGATAATACACAATGGAAACTTCCAACAATTCCGGCGCTCAGCCAAACCGTTCCACTGGAATGGCAAACATCCGTTATGGTGTTTACAACCAGCCTAGCAACATTGCTGGCAAGAGCGTTAAAGAAGTCCGTGAGCAGTTCAGCAAGATCTGGGGCATCCCCACTGACGCTGTTGCCTACTGTGGCAAGGACAAGCTTGATGAGAACGCGGTAATCCAGCCTGGCCAGAACGTCGAGTTCCATCGTCGTGCTGGCGAGAAGGGCTGATTGCCCACTTACGAACAGTTGTTTTTAACACTGTTCGGCGGGGGGAGGGTTACTCTTTATGAGTGCCCTCCCCCCACCCCCTATATTTTTTGAAAAGCCTACAACTAGTATTACGGTGATACCACAATGTTTGATAAAATTAAACTCGGATATCCTAACCTTTGGGTTCAGTCATCTGATCCTTCTAGGGTTACCGATATCATTACTTCTACTATTTCTCGAAATTTTTATACTATAGATTTTCTCAATGGCTTTTCTAAATTTGTTGATGGCAAATGGAAGCCTATTCTTGTTGAAAATCCTACTTATCCAGAGATGAGCTCAGAAAGTCATATTGTAACTTTCGATCCTCAGATAGCTCTTCACTATCTTACTACTGAGAAATCTCTTACTCGTTCTACTTATATTGTAAATATTGCTTCTTCTCCGGCAGATGCAATCTCTCCATACTCTTCTATTCTTTCTCACTTCAAGTCTGCTTACCGTTCAGCTTTTTGGTCTGATGATATTGCAGCTATGCCGCTTCAATTTATTTTCGTTTCTTCTCTTGAGTGCCCTGAGGATTTTCTCCATCTTTTCAATGTTTTAGAGGATTCTATTCCAACACCTCAAGAGCTAGCAACAATAGTCAATCATATCAATACCGCTTCTCATGATCGACTTCTTAATAATGTTTCTGTAAAAGATGTTGTCAATGCTGGCATTGGTCTATGTGAGTCGCAGTTTATTGATCTCTGCTTGATGTCTGTTGTTAATAACTCTACAATTGATCCCAAGTATATTTATGACGTCAAGATGGCAAATATAAAGAAGAATGGTATTCTTGAAATAGTTAAGCCTGCAATATCTTTTTCTGATATTGGTGGTCTTGATAATATTAAAGATATCATTCGCCGTACTGCCATTCTTCGCAAAGACCAGCAGCGCACTGCTTCTTTCGGCGTCACTCCAATTAGAAGACTGTTGATGGTTGGCGTTCCTGGTACTGGCAAGTCTGCTATTTGTCAGGCAACCGCCAAAGAGCTTGATCTTGATCTTGCTCGTACTGGTATCAGTCAGGTTATGAATTCTTTCATTGGCCAATCGGAGGCTAACATGCGTGCAGTCTTTAAGCAGATTCGCGCTATGTCTCCTTTGTGCGTTTGGATTGACGAGTTTGGTCGAGATCTTAGTGGTGGCTCCAGCTCTTCCCATGTTGATGGTGGCACCACTGATCGTGTGCATGGAGAGTTCCTAACTGGTCTTCAGGAATTGCCAGAGGATACTTTCCTTCTTTGTGCAGCTAACTCTCTTGATTCTTTGAGACCAGAGATGTTGCGTGCCGACCGCTTTGATAAGATTATGTTTGTTGGTCTTCCTTCTTATGAGGAGCGCAAACACATCTTCCAGATACATCTTTCTAAGATTGATACCGATCACTCTTATGATTACGACGCTCTTGCTCAATCCACTCAGTATATGACTGGTGCAGAGATAGTTTCTTTGATTAGAGAGACTAAGTTTTATGTTGTTTCCGATTCCCTTCGCCCAATTGAAACAAATGATATTCTTACTTATGCTCCAAAGATGAAGAATATTATTTGGATGAAGCACCATGAGACAGTTGTATCTATGTATAAATATGCTCTTGAGCAGTGGGATTGGGCATCCACAGAACAGATGGATGATGCTATACTAATGCTCTCTAAGACTTCAACGCAAAAGCAACCAGCATCAGTGACATGGAAATAAAAAGGAGAAACAATGACTGATAATGTTTACAGCAATGTTGAGGATTTTTTATCCTCTCTTGATGACGATGGTTCACCATCTGATACCATTAAGAACTCTGATAATAAAGAGTTTAATCAAGAGCTATACAAAAAGTGGTTTAGATCTAAAACTCAGTCTGGTTTTCTAGCTATTCGTCCATGGCATCAAGCTCTTAAAATGAAACTTGATATTGGCAAAACTTCTCCTGAAGGTAAGCTTATTAGCAGCACCGCTGTTTTCGTAGATGCTATAGACTTCGCTGCTTACCTTAAGTCTATTACTACCGGAAATGCTGTAACCAATTATCCTCAAAACGAAAAGATGGGCGTTCCTACTAACGAAGGCTTTGTTTCTTATGGTGGCGCCGTTATCGATGGCAAGCCCATATCTAGAATATTTAAAGCACATTACTGGCAGTCCAGCGAATCTTATGATTCCACTTCATTTGTTTGGAAGTGTGGGCACTTTGCTGCCCGCAAGAGTGACAGCGGTGCTTTTATTCCTGATATGAAATCTCCTTTATCTGTAGATCAAATCAAGGTAACTCGTCAAGATATTTGTTCTATCTCATATCTTATGGATTTATCCTTGACTTCTTATGTCACTAATAATCAAGATTGGTATGAAATATGACAGACAACAACGAATACCTTGATAAAACAACAGCTGAGTTTCTTACAAAATTCTTTCAAGATATTATTAATGGTCTAGCAGCTCAGGTTGAAGACCGTCTCAAAACTCTTGAAACATCTGTCGAATCCATTGAAAAGCAAGTGGCTACACTTGTTATTAGCTATGGTGAGCAGGCAGTTTTTACTGAAGCTTTAGTTGGGCAACTTGCTTTTGCTACTGACGAAGCTCGTAAAGCTTTTCATGAAACTTTGCAGCAATCGCGCAAACAAATGCTAGAGGTAATGCAAAATGCATCAAAAGGAATCTTGGCTGACGAAAATCCTAGAGTTGCCTCAGCCGTTAACAACTTGGCTGAAGAAAAGCTATCTAATTCAGACGCCTGATTCTTCTTGCGTATTGTTTGTAGATAGTTATTCCAAACTTCTCTTACAAAACATAACTTATCTTAGTCAAATATATCCTTTAGCTAAGTCTATTTATCCAACAATAACGTCTTTGCACGTAGCTTCAACTACTCTTCAAGAGTTCATAAAAACTGGCAAAGTTGAACTATACTCCATAGAGGTAATCTCATGACCGTAATACATCGTTTTAATGATTTGACTCATTTATCTAATTACTTTGAATCATCTATTTTTTCAAGTAATCCAATAAAACTTACATCAGATAATGTTCAACTCTATGCTGAGACTTATTCTCTTCATTCATCTATTATTAATGAAGTATCTCAGTCTTCTTATTCTTTTTATCTTTATACTTGTTCTAAAACATCTTATCGCAAAACAGTTCATCCCTTTTTGCCCAATGTTCTTTACAAAAGATTTTATAACAACTTAAAAATATTTAATGTTATTCGTGAAGCTTCTGGCTCAATAGTTCTTATACATCATATACCATTTACTGAAGAACTATTTAATTCCATCGACAATGCTTCTAATTTAGATAATATTAAAATACTTAATCAAGTTATAGATAACTTCTCTAATGCTTCTGCTGATAATCAGTATTATATTGATTACATTAAATCCTTAGAGCTTAAATGCTCCGAGCTTCAGCAGCAGAATGAAGATTTACTTATGCAGATTCAAAACTCCAAACTTATTACTTGGTACTGATATTTATGTCTGATGAATTTATTTCTTTTTCTGATAAATTTTCTGCTATTAAATCAGAATCTACAGCTTTAGAAAATCTCATTTCTGCTATTCTTAATCCTTCAAATGTTGATATAGATGATTCAGCTTTTAAAAAAGCTTTTAAAACTATTACTAATTCACCACTAAAGGCGAGCTTACCAATGTCTAATTATCCCGTTACTCACCATTCTAACAATGTATACAAAGCTGTTATACAGCCTTACATTTCTCCAGAAAATACTCCTTTAGATCTTAATCTTTTTATTAATCATGACTCATCTATACCTGGTGGAACTTTTGTTATAGATTATTTTAATTCCGGAGAATTATACTGCAACCTTTCTCTTGTTAATTTGATTGAAGCTACAAATAGCCTAAACAAACTTTATGCTCGCCATTTAGGCAAAGGTGATTTTGCCAATACCGAACTTCCCATTGGCTATTCACACTCCACTTTATCTTTTGCTACTGTATGTAAATCTCCGACTAATCCAAATTCTATAGCTTGGTCATTTCCTACAATTACATTTTTTAACTACACTACTATTGCTCAAGATGTTCCACTTTGTGAATATTATTCACATAGATCTTCAGATAATTCAGTTCCTGTAGTTATATCTTCTCACTATAAATATGCTAATACTATTAGCGATTTTCATTCTTGCTCCCATCCAAAACTTGCTACTCAATCTTTTACTTCTTGTGGCAGTTTTAGTTCCTTTTCTTCTTGCCCACTTTATTCTCCTATCAAGACTGAGATACTTTCAAATACTATAGCTTCTTCTCACTCTTCCTCTTCTATTAACTTTTCCTTAACTCATTCATTAACAGCTGCAGGTAATCATGTATTTATTATTAATAATGATACACTTAATCAGTCTATTAATACTTTAAATTATCCATCAACTCTTTCTTATGATGAGTGTCTACAAGAAGCTACTTCAATATACACCCAATATATTGATCCTTATCTATCTACTTCTCATTCTATTTCTGAAAATGAAAAAAGTGAAATTTCTGATTCAAACAAAGATGTAGAAAAAGAAAGTTATATTACTTCACTATTGGCAGGTTAAAATGTCTTACTGTAGAATCTTTTAAGTTACAGTACATAACTCAGTCTCATCTGCTTGAAGAAGTAGATAACATATTCTCTCCTGCTTATCCTTTAGATAAAGTTAAATTTAATAAACTAAAAAAGGATAATAATTCAACACCTCTTTCTCCTCCTTCTTTAGTACAAGCTCAGATTTCTCGGTTGTGTTCAATTCCAACCGAAGATTTAACTAAATATTATAACGAGTCTTTTCAATCTTTTATTCCTAAATCTGCTTATCCAATAGCAACAAGATACATTTCTTCTGACGGCACTATATTTGTTGAGCGTCCTCCTTTTCAAGCCATAGTAGATTATAAGCCCGGTGGTGCTTCTGCGTATAAAAAAAAGCTTCCACCAAAAACTGTTTGGATACCTTGGACAATCTATGTCTTTAATCCAAATTATCCTGGTGGATCTCAGTACATGTATTTTTCTCATAAGTCTTTGACTTCAATGTCCGATAACTACTATCCGACATATCTTCCAAATACTTATCCTGATTCAAGAATATGCTATTCCGGCAGTCTCTCTGACCTTCCATTGGAAAACGCCAATACAACTCCTGCTTCATTGTATGCCTATATGATCAACGAGTTTTTTGCTGGTTCTTGGAACGCAGATCTTACTAATGCTTGGCTATATCTTTATACTTCTAAATTTTATCATCAACTTAACGCTAAAAATCCTAATCCTAAATTTCTTTCTTCTATTCCTAATCTAATTAAACTTTTTTCTCCAGATGAAGAAACTATGGAAAAAGCAGGGTTAAATAAAATCTCTAAGATATATTCCGTATATAAATCTGCTCCTTCTAAGTTTTTTGCTAATCTGCCTCATGATTATTCTCATTATGCAATATTGTCTATAATTTCTACTTTTACACTTTCTGAGGTTTTAGCTCTTCTTGAAGAAATAGATTTTATGTATCAAGATATAGATAAGAATAAAGACAATTCTATATTTGCATCAAATCATCACAATTCTTCTGCTTTTAAGCCTATTTCTTTTGAGTCTATTACGTCTCAACATAGAAATTATCGTACCCTAGATAGTTCTTACATTCGTAATTTAATCAGTTCTATTTCCGCTAAAAACATGTCTTATGCGGAATATGACTCCAGTACTACTAATATTATTTTAGTCAATTCTCCAGTTGCTTACAGTCCTATGAACTATCTTAACAACCACTTAAGTAATGGAGATATTCCTATTAATATTAATAAGTCTGTTTTAGATTCTCTTCAAAATTCTTCTATTCCTATTTATAATTTTGAAGATTCTAAAATCTATTTTATTAATCCTTCTTCTTCCGATATGACTCTTCATGATCTTTATTTGGAGATGTTAAAAGTTTATATTGAAAACGATTTTTATTTCCCTTGTCAATCAACCGCATTGTATGATGTAGTTTCTAAGGATGAATATGTCAAACTTTAATTACATTTCTTCTTCTTATAGAAGCTTTTCTTTTAATCACCCCAACTATGAAGATACTATAGGCTACGATTGTTATCGCAATAGTTTGTCTGTTAATTCTCTTTTTGTAGATATTTCCCCCGAATTAATATCTCCTGTTATCAACTATCTAAACAAATCAAATGATAACTCTTTACTTCATTTTGATACCGGAATACTTCCTCCGGGATTAATTCATATTGATAACAAAGTTGTTATCTTTGAACGTCCTCCTACGTATAATAACATACAAGTAATTCCTGCTGTTATTGACAATATTGATTATGATAATTCTAAAAATTATATATACAGACTTCCAATTCCTTGGACTGTTTATTTTGTTTCATATTCCGTTTTTAATGGAGTACATTATCCCAATCAAATAGCTATGTACTTCATGTCTCATTCTTTACAGGGTGCTGACTTTTCTTCTTCAAGACTTTATTTGCCACCACTTCTTAATTTTTATAATAATGCCACTTTGTGCAATCCTATGTTTGATAGCATGGAAGAAATAAATCGCTATGATAATAGCGTTTCTGGCGTTGTTAACGCAGCATATAATTGGATATGGAACTCTGGATCAAATCTTGATCTTACAATGAACATTGCTGAATGCATTTTTCAAATTAACCGTCGCTCTGAATTTTCGGCTAACCCATTTTATCCTCTCGCTTCACCGATTAGTCCTTTTACTTTTTATATAGATTATTCTTTTATATCTCATGTCTTTTCTGCTTGGGAAAAAATATCTCTTAATGATATATCTTCCATTCCTTGGCCGAATCCTTGTACCTCTGAAAGAGTTCATTCAACTATTCAAGAAATTGGCACATCAAGAATTCTTGATTATTTTGACCATTACGGAATTGATCCTGATGATGTTCGCCTTTCCCATGAAGAGTCCGAAGATTCTGGAAATCTATATGACTATAATGAGAATAGATACTACAAGTATCTTCGTTCTCTTCAGTCTCCACCTTTGTATTTTGATGAAGCCGTTAAGAACTTTATTAATAACTCTGAAACAACTTTTCAGAATCATTCTTCAATAGATAAAGTTATTTCTGACGTTTTTGTTTCTCTTTCTTCTCTCATTTGACTTGAATTATCTCTTATTTTTTGCTACTATATATTTATATAAACATAAATAAAGGTAGAAAAATTTGACTAAAACATACACTTCAGAACCAATCTTTACAAGATCTGAGGTTGCTCAAATTCTCAATGTTACTACGCTCACCGTATCAAACAGAGAAAAAAACCAAAAGTATCCTGCTCCTCGTAGAGATTTAAACAATTATAGAATTTATACTCTCAACGATGTTTTTAATCTTCAATTAATTACATACAATCATATTGACCCTAAACCTATCATTTCCATATTATACGATAAAGGTTATAATGATATTAAAGCTTTAGGTCAGATGATTGACACCGCACTATCAAAGAGAGTTAAATAATGCAAAATAATGAAGATGAGAAATATTCTCTCATAGATGAACAACCAGACTATATTCCTACTGATATAATTATGGATCTTAAATCTGGTATCTACAATTTATTTGTTTCCATGATCAACCATAATATTATGGAACATGGTCCAGAAAAAGCTGTAGTAATATCAGTTAATTATCTCAAAGAGATTGTAGATCATTTTGAGAAAGCAATAGAAACCAATGAACAGGAGAAACCATGATAGACCCTAATAACCTAATTAATATTACAGGAGGACTGGTTGCAGATCCAGAACTCGTTAACGGAAAGATACTGAAGCTCAGAATAGGGGTTGATTATTCTGGTTCCGATAAGGATACTGACAATAACTCTGGCTATTTCGATGTAGTTTACTACCTCAAGGACAGCTCTGGATTTGTCAGCAAGAACGCCACTTTTGTTGGCACTCAGATTGACCAGTCGAAGCTCAAGAAGGGCTCTACAATTTCTATTGTAGGACGCCTTGTTCAGGAGCGCTGGAAGCAGGACGATCAGGCCCGTTCCAGAATCGTCATTGTTGCTGAGCACCTTACCTATTCTGGTAGAGCCGCAAAGCCAGCTGCCGATGGCGCTACAAAGGCTTCAGCTCCTCAGTCTAGCGCTTCTATTCCTTCGAGCTTCTGATGGAAGATTTCGATGAGCTAGATCTTCAAAAGCTTATCGAAAATGCCCTATCCCAAAAAGAAGATCATCATCCATTTGGTAGCTCAGAAGCATATTTAGGTTTTGCTGAAACAGATATTTTATCTCTTATCTATTCTAGGCTAGAAAATAGAATGGCAATATCTGAAATTACTCAACTTTTTCATGATATTCGTGTTGATATTTTATCTAGAAAAATTTCTACAAATATTAAAGATTTACATACCGTAACTAAAAATTGTAGAAAATGCAAGATTGATAGTGTTCCTGAGCTACCAAAATGGAATGTGGAAAATCCAGATGTAGTTATAGTTGTTGATTCTCCTTCTATATCCCCTGAAGCAATAACCTTAATGGTTAATGCTTTTAAGGAAGCTGGATTTTCTTCAGATCAACTTTGCTTAACTTATGTCAATAGATGTCCAGTAAGAAGAAAGTATGAAGAACAGGAAGTTATTAATTGTTCTCCATACCTTCATCTTGAACTGCAATTGTTAAATCCAAAGTTGATTCTTTGCCTTGGCGCCACTCCGGCATCTGTTCTTTTTGGTTCCCAAATAAAAATTAAAGAGACTCGCGGAAATATAATGTGGCTTGGCTATTGGCCAATACTTGTTACATATTCCCCAATGTATATACTAAAGTCTGGTGGTAATACACCAGAGCATTTTTCTATTGACATAAAACAAGCTTATGATTTTATTCATAAGCGGTAAGGTAAAAAATGACTGATATATGGAGCACTTCTCACATATCTGAATTAACCGATAGTGATCTTAAATCTTTTCAAGATATAGTTTTGCGTGACGTAAAAAATAAGCCTTGCACTTCTGAAGAAAAAACTATACTTTTTAATAATCTTGATCTTTGGCTTTTTTGTCTTCGCAATCTTCGCAAGGAACTAGAGCTTCAGCTTACTCAATTCAAAGCAAACACTAAAGCTGAAATCAAAAATATGCGTGATAACTATGCTTCCCAAGATCAAATCGAAGAATATATTATTGAAGAAAATCAATGGCGCAACAATGCTATAAAATTTCTTACTGCTATTGAACGTAAAACTTTATATGTAAAACTCATTATTTCATCTGAGTGATATTATGATAGATCCTCTTATAAAAACATTGCATACCGTGCATCTTGTTGAGTCTGATATAGACGAAGAGGAATCATACCTATATCTTCAGCACAACTATCTTAATAACTATTTACACTACAGATATAGTGCTCCAGATATATATACCTTTGATGAGATTGATAAAATGTCGTCTGAATTTTGTCTCTTTTTTGGCAAAGTTCAAGACAAAACTGGTCAATATCTATTTTCTCCAATACCTCTTTTTACTTTCCGCTATTTAATGTTGGAAGATGGTTCTCCATCACCATATTATGCGGTGAGAAGAAAGCAAGGGTATGTTGTTGAAGGTTTTTCTTGGTCTAATGGTTTGACATATCAAGTTCGTCAAGATGTAAAAGTTATTAATGGTGAGTATATTTCTCCATTTGAGATATATCAAAGAGTAATCTACGTTGATCATACTACCAAAACTGTGCACAACTACCCATAGGATTCTTAATGTCAATTTATATAAATGAACCTAAAGATAGTTCTTTTATAAAGTCTATTGGATGGAGCTCGCTTGCTATGACATTAGTCATAGAATTTAAGAGTGGCTCCATTTGGGCTTATCATAGAGTTCCTAAAAAAGTTTATGAATCTCTTATATCAGCCCCTTCTGTGGGTAATTATTTTAATCTCACAATAAGAGACACTTATTCTTCTGAAAGAATATCTTTTGCATCCGAACAGTCTGGACCGGTGAACATTGAGCAAGAGACGAAAAAGCAAGAACAAAGCCAGACATAAAAACACTTTATTTTTAACTCCCAGTGATTATTGCAGCAACTCTGATGAAATCCATAATATAGCCAAAATTGTCTTTGGTACAACTTATTATGTAAATTATGATTCTTTGACCAAAACTAATTAGTTTTTTGGTATAATATACATTAATAGCTATATTATCCTAGGAGACTAATATGTCAAAGAGAATTGAAGAGCCTCAGCAATCCGCAGAAAATATATTACCTATCGAGCAAGTTAGTGAAAAAAAAGTAAAATCTTTTATTAAAAAAGATAAAATTAAATCACTAACAAAAGATGCCCCTGTTTACCATATTATTTGGAGAGATGCTTTTTCCGAGACTGATGAGTGGCATGATTGTTCTTCCATAGAAAGAGAAGACTACATTTGTCATACTGTAGGCTATCTTATTTCTGACAATGGAAAATCAAATTATTACACTATAGCTTCTACTGTTACTATAGATAATTACTTTTGTATGGTCATAAATATACCTAAAGCTATGGTAATATCAAAGGAAAAAATAAACTTTTCTCGTTAATTAAAGGATTCTTATGGAGGAAGAACTCACTTGCACTTCTTGCTCTTCCACTTGGAAAAGAACTAGACTCCGTGGAAGAAAACCGCTACTTTGCCCTGCCTGTACTTCTTTGGAAAGCACAGTCATAAAGCTTGCTTCGCCAGAAGTAAAAATATCTGAACCACAAGTTGCACCCAAAAATAACTCTTCTGAACTTTCTGATCTTTCAGTTTCTAAAGTTCATAGCATGCTGCACCCTAAACCAGTCAACTATCAAGATATGTTAGAATCTACCAAAAAAGGTTCTAAATGGAAATGTCCAGGATGCGGATCTATTCTCACTATGCTTGTTGGAATTAGTGATGTTCCAACCCATAGATGCACTCCAAATATGGTTACTCTTAAACTTATGGAAAGAATTGAATAGACACAACCTCACAAAGGAAAAAAGATGCTCAAAGACTTTTCGTCAAAGCTTAAATTATTTTTGATTAAATTGATGAAAAGTATTAAAGAGTTTCAGTCTATACTTAAACTTATGGAGACTCTTATCTCCATAATAATGTTTTATATTACTCGTAAGAAAATTTCTTTTTCATACAGCTGAACTTGATTATAAACCCTATCCGAGATAGCTCAGTTGGCAGAGCAGCTGACTGTTAATCAGCGGGTCGCAGGTTCGAGCCCTGCTCTCGGAGCAAAACACTGGAGGTAACCATGGGAATGGATGTTTTCGGAAAGAATCCAAAAACAGAAAAAGGATCCTATTTTCGTAACAATGTTTGGTATTGGCACCCTTTGTGGGATTACTGTATTCATGTTCTTCCTGATATAGCCAATAAAGTTAAGTACGCTCACAGTAATGATGGTGATGGTCTTAATTCTGTTAATTCTCGCAAGCTTGGTTTTGCTTTGCGCAAATCAATAGAGTCTGGTGAAGCTCAAGAATACATAGATAAACGTCAGGATTATTTGGATAATCTTTCCAATCAGCCGTGTCATTGTACTGGCGTTTCTCTTTTAGAGTCTTTTGTTCACGATGGAGAAATACCATTTCCCAAAACTCAACCTAAAGATCCTAATCCGGAATGCCATTCATGCAAAGGTACTGGTAATATTCCTAACTTTCAAACATCATATCATCTTACTTTAGATAATATATCAAACTTTTCAGAGTTTTTACTTGATTGTGGCGGTTTTCAAATATGTTAGATAAACCAGTTTGTCCTCGTTGTTTAGGATTTATACCCAGCAATGCTTTTGCCGGAGAGTATCCAGGAGCAATTTCTCGTATAGATAATAAAACAGAAATATGTTCTGATTGCGGTACAGAGGAAGCTATAGTAGCTCTTATTAATTTGGATCAATGGCCAATTGTAATCTATGATCATCCTGCTGTCCGCAACGCATATGATCGTTGGCAAACTCGTATCAAAATGAATGAGCTTTATGAGCATCAATAAAAAATCAAACTTTTATATTACTTCTCTTTTAGCAGTTTTTTGTTTAATGACAATAACTGTTGTTGCTCGCATCATTGCTACCGTTAAGGACTACTAGTGGACCATATTGCCATGAAACAAGCTATGATTAATGCTCTTACCCATAAGGTTTCTATTTTGGAAGAAAACAACAAAAACTATTTTATACAAATAGAAGATTCTAACATCATCATGAATGCACTCGCTGATGCGTTGCAAATATGGTTAACTTCTTTTGATGCCAATACTACGCCAACTCTTGGAGATATAGCTTATTGTCGTCAGGTTTTAGACATTTACATTAGATATGCTAATGATTTATCTACTGTAGAAAAAGTCGCTGATCTTCATAATCAGATTATTAAATTAGTTAGCGAATATAATGACTGATAATTATGAATCATTATAAAGGAGATTCTGCACAGAAGTTAAACGAATGTCGTAGGCATGCCCCAATTATTGTCGTAGGCCTAGGTACAAAGTGGCCACATGTTGAAAGTAACGAGTGGTGTGGAGACTGGGAGCTCTGCAATGACTGACGATCAAGATGACATTGTAGATATGTTGCGTTCAGCCGCTGAATCTACGTGGCCAAACCATTTACTTACAGCATCTGCTAAAGAGATTGAACGACTGCGGGAAGCAGTCGCAAAATGGCGCATAATTGCCGACGACTTCGCAACGACACACCGCCATCGGCTTGGGTTGGACGGCGCATGGGACAAATGCAACCTTGCCTACGAAAAGGCGGTGCGTGGTGAGTGACGACCTAGATGTGCTTGGTCTACTCCGTAAGTATGAGCATATGGACAAGTTGAAGAAGCAAGCCGCCGACGAGATTGAACGGTTACGGAAAGCAGGCGATGCCCTCGCTCATGGCATTCGTACAGGCAAATGGGATGATGCGCTAGACGCATGGACGGAGTTGCGCGATGAGTGATCATATTATAAAACGGCTAGAAGACATTGCTTCTTTACGTGGACCAATGGCTGGAAATATTATCCCTACTGCATGTATTGACGCCATTGCGGAAATTCAGCAGCTTAAACAACAATTAGCTGCAGAAAACCTTGAACTTCAGCGCATTCGCAAGGTAATAAGTGATTATTGTGAAATAGAAAACCATTATTCTCAAGCTTGGGATAATGACCCTAATAATGCTATTCTTTTAAGGCAAGATTGGCAAAACGCTTGGCAAGCTTTAGAAGATGAAGCTTTGCGTGTTATAATAGATAGTATAGATCACATTAACTTTGGTTAGGAGTTAACATGAATTTTTTTACCGGATTCTTTTTTGCAACAACTCTTATTTTAGGTAATATATTTGTTATCAAAAACTTTCTTGATAAGAGCAAGTAATGGATGAGTCTCACGCAATAATTCAAGATCTTCAAGTTTCAGTTTCTCGTGCTCAAGAAGATGTAAAATATTGGGAAAGAGAAGCTAATCGTTGGAGATTTGTTGCTGAAGAATATTTTAAACTTTGGTATATTGATGCTCGTGACATGCAAGTTACCAGAAAGCAGATCGACCATGAAATGGCTCTTTTTTACAAAGAAAATTTTGAAGATAACTGATGGCCTACAGTAGATATCCTTCAAAATATGAAAAGCCAAAACCAATACCTCCTGATTTTTTAGTCAAAAAATGGCAAAGGATTGGTGTTCTTGGATCCCAACTAGCTATGGCTGTTGCTTCTAATGCTCCGCAAGAAGAAATAATCAAGCTAGCTAATCAGTATAATGTATTATACGCAGAGGCTATTAATTCCTAATATGACTGAAACATATCTTACTTGTGTTTACTGTGGTAAACCCAATATTCACCCAGAGCGTCTTTATCGCTATTGCACAAATGATTCTTGTGTAAAAGATGCCCAAGCAATGGTTTTTCCAAAATATCCAACTACAGCTATCTCAGACAACACCGCTGAAATTATAGAACGAAATACTTTTTTATCTGAAGCTTTGGATTCTACAAATGATCAAATAAAAAATCAAGAGCAGCAAATACAAAAATTAAAAAATGCTGTTATCGATTTAGTTGTAAGGGAACGACGAAATATTGAGTCAGAATGCAGAGTCGCTCGTTGGGATGTTATTCGTTTTATCATTAAGCAGCATCAGAATTTAGAGATGGGCTTGGAGATAATCAAAGACAACCCCGGCAAAGGTGATCTCTTTGAAGATATCTATCGTGAGCACATTACTTTTTATGATCATGGTTTACAAACCACTTGTAATTAGTCTTGAAGAATGGGAAAGAAGAAACATTTAATATGGAAAGTATTTATTATGAATATTCTTAACGAAATTTGGAAAGATGATATAAAACCATTTGTTCAAAAACCTTTAGGAAAAATATCTTTATTTTTTCTTTATTATCTATACTTTATTCATGTACCTGTTGCGTTTTTGTATAACACTAAATCTAATTTTATGCTTACCTCTCAAGTATCCTGCATTCCAAGTCAAGATCTTTGGCAGGAAATAAATTTAAAAGAAGCTAACCTTTTTCAAGATTGTAGTTCTTTTGAAACCTATTTAAAGTCAGGATTTTATCTTAGTATTATTCTTCCAATTCTTTTATCTATTCCCTTTTTTATGGCTTTTATGTGTATCTGTATTTTGCCTCCACAACTTTTTGTTTGGCTACCAGTGTTTTTTATTGGAGATAGTCTTGGCCACAACCTTGACGCAGCTCCTTATCCTTTTATTGCTATTTTCTCATTAATATTATGGAATTTATTCTTGATAATACGATGGATTAAGAATAAATAATGACACCTCGCACACTGCTTCCTTGGCTGGATGACCGAGTAAATAACACTACTCCAATCACACCTCGCACACTACCGCCATGGGCTGATGAAATCATAAATAGCACTACTCCTCCAAAGCCAGTTGTACCCGTATCTACAACCTCGCCACCTATTCCATCAACAACTACACCTTCAGTGATTATAGAAAGAATTCCCGTGAATAACAATAACGATAATGATACCTTAATACTTATATGGTCAGTTTCCTTATTGGTCCTAACTCTTGTAACATTATTTGTCTATATAAGACATACTTCATACAATCGTAAATTAAAAAATCTTGAACTTCAACATAAGATTGAAACTGAAAAATATAAACTAGAAGTTTTAGAAAAATCTAAAATTGACAATGTTCATGTTGAAGAAATGGAAAAAATTAATTTTTCTCTACTTAAGGAAACTCGCGACTATGAATATACTCAACTCCAAGATGAACGTGGATTTATTTTAGCTCAACAAAAAATAGATGCTCAAAACGGCAAAAACATACTTGACGCTGTCATGCCATTGATTGCACAACAGAATAATCATCAAATTAATTTAGCTAAAGTTAAAGGTTCTTTAGATCAAATTTTTGAAGACGATAACATTGCTAATTTAAACATTAAAAAAAAATGATACTTATTATGAACTTAATTATCAAACCTATTAAAAAATTTAAAATATTAATTATATTGTTTTTTTCTTTATTTCTTTTTTCCTGCACAGAAAAACCAGATTCATATAATTATTGCGAAGAACGAAACGTTGGCTATGAAAATGAACACACATTTTGCGTAGTCAGTCAATCTTTTCAGCCTAATACAATTGACATTCTTGTTTCTTGGGACTATAAAAATAAAACTGAGTTTCTTGGCCAAGGACTTACTGCCATATCTGCTTTTTGGTCTCTGCCAATAAACTGCTCAAGTACTGAATTGCAATCTGTAACTTGGTATGTTGATGTTAGTGGAGAAATAACTTATTATGTTCCAAAGCGTTTTGCGGAATTTAATAATCCAAATCCCACTCCACAAATGTTAAGTGTTGTCAATGGAATCGATGCCGAAGTGACACCTTATATTAAAAAATGGTTTTGTTAAAAATAAACATTCAACATAAGGAGACTTCATGAGAACATGGAGAGACATTGGCACAGAAAATGCCAAAGCTGCAAATGAAGAGTTGCGTCATCGCTCTCAGGCAATAGCTTCCCAAAACCAGTCTGACTTACTTTCAGATGTAGTTGAGGAGCTTAAAGAAATTAAAGGGCTTTTAAAGCAGTTGATTACCCAAATCAATAAGTCCTAATTAACAACCTATTGTCCAATAAAAGATACAGGAAAAAACCTTAACAAGGAGAAATCACCATGGCCATTCAGCCTAGCGTTGAGACTCAGATAGAGTCAAACCCCCGTAAGTTTGGAATCTCAGAGCCTACAAAGCTTCTCACCAGGATTAAAGGTGAGCCCCCCATGAATAGCGGTAAGGGTCGTCGTCGCAATCCTGTAATCAGCACCATCTATAATGAACTGATCACTAATCGTAACGAATGGTTCCATGTGAACATTCCGATTACCTCAAAGCAGCAGCTTGCTTCGCTTCGTGTATCTTTGTATACGCGCGCCAAAAAAGACAACTTGACCATTTCATCAGTTTGATCTTTGGGTCATGCTTGGCTGATTATGTATTTGCCGTTACTATCTTTCTTGAATCTCTAATTTAGGGAAGATATTTATGGCTAAATATATTGTTCGTATTACAAGGACACTCGTTGTAGAAGCGGACTCCGAGGGGGAGGCTACAACGATGTCCTTGTATGCGACAGCTTATCCAGACCACATTACCGGTATAGAATATATTAACCATGATGCGAAAGCTATTTCCAAAGAAAATGAAGCGTTCAAAGAATTACAAGATTGGCCAGAGAATTCGGGCAATTAAAATTGAGGATCTTTACACCGATATACAATCAGGTGCCACTGGGACCATAGCGTTTATAGACGATTTTGACACACTTCATGTTGACTGGGATGACGGTCATCGTTTGGGAATTATACCCGGTATTGACAAATTTGAGATGATTGATGACGAAGAAACAATAGCTCATCAAACTCATACTTTGTATTTATGATATAATATTACTATCTTTATATAAAGGATGGTATTATGATAGCTCAACAAGCCCCCAATATATTTAGCATGACTTTAACTTTCTTAGCTATTCTTTTTTCCTCAACTATACTTATAAAAACTTTAGCTTCTGTGTTCAGAAAAGAAATTGAAAATCAACAGAAAATAGACAAAAATGATTGACCTTATTACTGGCCTATTACTAGCTACAAGTCTTATTTTTATTTCTTCCTTTTTCTTTGGAAAAAATTAATTTCTTTATTATACATACAAAAAAGATAAGTCTAATTATTAATTATTAAAAAAAGAATAGACCTAAGATCGGGGCCCCAAATGGGAATGTTTGATTCAATATATGTACAATATGATCTTCCTAAAATCATTGTAAATGACCAGGAATTGTCATTTTCGCCCGGGCACGAATTCCAGAGCAAAGATCTCCATTGTATGATGGACAGTTACTTAATATCTACTTCAGGAAGACTTTTATACAGAGAACTTAGCTGGTCAGATAAGCGCAGCATGGAGTTGTCTCCATATAAAGATGTGGATTTTCACGGATTTCTCAATTTCTATACAACATATAAAAATGACGATACTATTCATATTATAGACTTTATAGCAAAGTTTACTGACGGAAATATCGTTACTATAGATTATGTTATAAATAAGTATTAGTCAAGGAGAACAAGAAATGCCTGGTTTTGGAAACAGTAGATTATCAAGAGCTGGAATGAGAATGATGGGAGCATTTCAAGACGTTATGTCGCCTGGTGGTGGCGGAGGAAGGGCTATTAACGATTTCATGGGTCAAACCGCTGGTCAGGCCAGGAGAATGCCAAGAGCCCCAATGAGCCCAAGCACAATGGTTACTAGAAGTCCACGTGGTCGTGGCGGAATGTTTGGTTCTACTACAACTTATGATAATCCAAACTTCCTTAAAACAGACACAAGAAAAGGTCTTTTTGGGCTAGGTGGTCGTAGTAGCTCTTTGCAAATACGCAGACCACCCATGGACTGAAGTCCTATATAGGGTAAAATCAGAAAAAAATTTTGAAGCCCTTTTTCCTTTTTAAAAAAACTTTTAAATCTGGAAAACCTTATCTATATCATCAGAGTACCTAGCTGAAATGTCAGCTACATATTTTTGAATCAAATCATTCTTTTGTCTTTGCGCAGTAGCGGGGCTGATGTACTGTTTATACAGTAGTTTTTTAATATGATAAAACTTAGTTGCTAAAAACGTTCTAACAATTAATTCATAGTCATCGGCAACTTCGTAGTCTGGATTATGGCCACCCAGCTGGTGGTACAGGCTTGATCTCCAGGCTCTAACATGGTTGGGCGCAGAAACAATATGCTTCATGGTAGTTGGATTTATTTCCGGGGAAGACATAACCCAAACGCCATGCTCCTCAGACCAGTACTCTGAGCCATATCCAAAAGCCCAACCTTTAGGATAAACTCCAGATTGTCCATCAGGCAAAATCTCGCACCAATCAGAATAGACAAAGCCTACCTCAGGATTGGCCTGGAATGCCTCGTAAATCTCCTGTAGAGCGTCTGCAGTAAGCACATCGTCATGATCTAGCTCAACAAGTATTTGCCCCTCTGCAAGCATAAATCCACGTCTTTTATTCAGGCCTATGTTTCCAGAGTGGACATGACTCTTGTGCATTTGAATTTTATATCTTTCGTCGGAAGCAAAGCCATATACCTGATGCCAGACATTTTCATTAGTAGAGTCGTCTATAATGACCCATTCCCAATCCGTATATGTTTGAGCTTTTAAAGACGCCCAGGTTCGAGCAAGAACACTTTTATCTGTGTTATATGTAGGTGTTATAATTGAGATCATACGAAGTGCCTAACAATCGCCGTTGTTGCCAAAATAACCCACAACACATTGAACAAAATAATAGTTGGCAGAGTCTTTTCTGTTGATGTCCAGATTAAAGATAGGCTTGATGCAATTGCGAAAATATACAGCCACCACCATTGATAGCCAAATAAAAGTCCTGGGAAAATAATAGCGATCTTAGTCGCAAACCCCCACGCTTCTACAGTATTAACCTTGTTCCAGTAAGATCTGCTACTAGCAGTTTTTAATGCTGCAAGGATCTTATTAAATAGAATTTTCATTTTATTTTTCCAATCTTATTCTCGTGCTCAATTCTTAATCTTACAATTTCTTCTTTATGATTTGGACCAATCGTAAAATACCAATGTTCTGGTTCTGCAAAGTGGAAAAAAATCATTTCAACCTCATTATTTGATGGATCAGTAAATTCATTTCTCCAATGATATTGATCCTCACCATAATAGCATACAGCCTCATTTTCTTGTGGATCAAATTCTTGGCCTTCTACAAAAATGGGCCAGCGAGTTTTATAAGACACACATAGATCAATCGTATAAGTGCAACCATTATCATCTACGTGTTTGGGTAGATTAGCTCTAAATCCTTTATACAAGCCATATGCGCAGTAAGTTGGTAGAAGGTCTTTAGAAAATATCCCCCTTGCCTTTTCCAAAAGAATATTATGTTCATCTTGAAGAAAATTTTCTTTGATAATAGAAAATCTTCCCAAGAACTTTGCGTATTGTAGAATGCTGTTATCTTTTTCAAACTGAATTTTATTTTTAATATTTAAAAAATCTTCATCAGAAAAAACATTTTTCAACAAAAAAGGTTTTGGCCTAACAAATAACGTCCTATTAGTTAATGGATCGTAATAGGTATCAAGATTTTTTGTTGTCATTTGGCATTGGTGTAGAGCTAAGTATAATTTCCTTAGAATCGACTGACACTGGAGTGGGCACTATAAACGTACTAATAATCCACTTATCATCAGATATTGGAACACAACCTTGATGCGGATGAGTCCAGTTTGTTGGGAACAGGCAAATAGATCCTGCTCTTGCCGGAACCATTAAATCATGTTCTCTAAAAAAGGTTCCCCCACCAACTTCAACTGTATTTAAATATATAATTGCAGCCAAAATTCTATTGCTAGCCTCTTGAGGGCCTATTCCGCCATCGATATGCTCCCTATAGAACCCTATGCCTTTTCTGTATTCCTGAACTCTAAATCCAGTATCAGATATGTTAGTCCAGGTCCAAAGCCACCTAAAGGCTTCTCTGTAAATTTCTATAGTTTGAAAAAGTTTTTGAGTTATTATATTTTCATATGTAGTCAATGGTTCTGTGGGCACTTCGGCGTCAAGCAAAGCCTGATAGGACCAACTCATATCCATGCTATTTTTTACAGATGAATCTATTCCACCAAGGGTTGGGCCAGGAGAAAAAAATGTTTGATAATACTTTTTGCATTCCGTAAGTACATTTGAACATGTATTTTCATCTATTATATTTTCAGCCAAAAATATTGCAGAACTTTTTCCAGCTGGCCAAGAAAATTTAATTTCACTCATTTAAAATATCCAGTGTTAGTGCGCCAAAAAGTTTTCATATACGTCTAATACTTGACGCAGGTGTTTTTCAGCTTGAGAAATCCAAGAATCATCAGTAGTTGATGGTGTCCATGTAAAAATACCATTTGATAATTCCAATGATTCAGGATCTATACCGGCTACAATAGCCGCAGAGTAAATCTCTAACTCTAGCTTCTTTTTAGCAGAGTCTTTAATTAATTTTTTTTGATTTTCTGATATTACAAAATCCATTATGACCCCTTGTTTGATTTGAATAGTTTACTAAAAAATGACTTCTTTTCCACAGAAAGATTTTCATCTGTTTCTCGTTCCATTTTCTTATATTTACTTTTTTGTTTTTTAGGCATGAATGGACCACCGAAACCACGCCAACGCAATAATGAATATGCGTTCTCGTCTCCCCATATTATATCTTTAGATTTTGTTCTAGGGAACGGTATGACGTGCCACATAGGTCTCCCTGCCTCTAGCTCAAATGGTTGATCTGTTAAAACATTAATAACCATATGCGCATTGTGATAGTAATCCGTATTCACTACAGCTGGTAGCATAGTGTAATTTGGATTTGGATCCCATAATGGGGGCAAAAATAGACTAGACCATCCAGGTGGAGTTTTTATTAACCATGGATTAATAACTTTAACATAATTAGCGTTTTGTATTTTTCTAGCTTTCGTTACTGGACATTCGCCAGTTTGCGCAAAAGAAAAGCCCTCTATGCCAAAATCACCAATCTCATTAGTTAGATCGAACTTAACATCCCATGAACGATGATCCATAGATGGGCGAAACATTAGCTTTGTCCACAAAGGAATTGTAAAGCCTGTTGATATATAGTCTGATGTTCCCGAACATCTTTTTATGCTGCCCTCTTCACCAGTAAGATTTCTCCACCAATCTGGCCAATTGCCTAAATTAAGAAAAGGTCTACACAAATCATCCATCAAAAATAATGATTGTGGAGCTAAAAAAATCTGACCTTCTTTAAGCTTAGGGATATCATTGAAAATTTTTGGACTAACTATTTGCAGTTGCTGCGAGTGCTTGCGCATGATCTACCAATCTTTGAGTAACTAATTGCTTAGAAAAATTTGCAATGAATTCTATCACATTTTTTCGAGAACCATAAGCGTCTAGTATCATGCACAGAATATTATTCATCATGGAATCCATAATACGGTGATACTCTTTGATCCCATAATTTCTATTTTTATCGAAAGTAGGAAGATAGGAACAGATTAATTTTGCCTGTTGAATTGAAGTAGATATGGACGTAGCTTCTAATGGCTCAACAAAAGAAGCCGCTAACCCCACTGCAATGCAATTATTTTTCCATGTTTCTTTAAAATATCCTGCCTTAAAATTAATCACTTTTGCTGGCACAACTTCAAAGCCATGCACTTCAGAAGCTTCAGCTATAGCTTGGTCTACGGTACAGAAATCAGACGAAAATACATATCCGTTTCCACGTCTTTTTTGAGTGGGTATTTCCCACATCCAACCATTCTTAAGAGCTCTAGCCCTTGTGTATGGTCTTATTTGACCAGAAGGGTCCGATTCAGTTGGAAACGCAATTGCCGTATTACACGGTAAATACTTTCTATAATCTATGAATGTTTGATCGCCTATCTTGCTTAAGAGCTGCCTATGGAATCCTGTTGCATCAATAAAAAAATCAGCTGCAATATCTTTTTTTAATTCAGAAAGAAAAACCGATTCTATAAATCCGTCTTCATCTACTTGAACGTTTGTCACTTCATCATCTATAAACAAAATACCTTTATTTTTTGATACTTCTACCAAATATTTATTTAACTTAAAAGTATCAAAATGGTACTGGTTTGTTCCATAATGTGTTTTGTCACCCTGATCAATTATTTTATTTTCTATTAATCCGCGCCAAGAATATGTGTTTGTTAACAAACGATTATTCTCTAGGGCTGTAGCATACCCTGCCCAAAAGCCACCAATGGTTAACCCAATTTCTCCTACACTATGGAAATAATCTGGAGTATGATTGGTCCAGTTTTCATAACGTATCCCATATTTATGAGTGATGTCTGCGTTCTTGATCATATCATGGACGTCTATGCCGACCATCTCCTGAAACAAGCGCCAATGTTCCGTAGAACCTTCGCCAACACCAACTATCCCCATCTTGCTGGATGATATTATTGTTACATCATAATTTTTAAAATAACTTTTAATTGTTAATCCAGTAACAAGTCCCGCTGTTCCAGATCCAACAATAACTATTTTTTTTTGATTCATTTTTTAACCACTAAGGTAAAACCGGTTGCTACTGGAATATGAAACACATGTTTATCTTCGTCTTGCGTTAAACGTGACAAGTATTCGAAGTAAGGATGCTGATTTTTGGATGAATAAAGAAATCCAAAATCATTTACTGTATTTAAAATTAAAAGTGCACCGCTAGATAGTTTTTCCCAAATATTATCTACGATATTAAAATCATGACTAACTAATTCTGTATCTAAAAATACAGTATCGTAATCTAGATCTATGTTACCCTGTTCTATGTCTTGCATAGATATGACATTAGATTCATCAATAGGTTCATTAATATAGTCTTCCATATATTTTAAGTTCATTATATTCGCATAGTCGACATTATCTACAATAGATTTAAGTGTAGAACCTAAAATATAATTCATGCCTAAAAATAATAGTTTTGAAGAATTTTTTATTCTAATAATAATTTCTATCATCGACCGAGATAATATCTCTATATCCATAGCGGAACTTGATGGATCACTTATTTGATCTAACCAATTTAACTGAACAGAATATCCAATAGCATTTCTACTTCTATCTACTCCAGTATTAATTTCATCTTGGATAATAATAGAATTATTGTTGGCAATATCAATGGGATTAATATCTGATGACGTGGTGTGAGAAAGAATATTTGTCAATTTAAACAAATCATAATTATTAAGCATTATTTATTCTCCAATTTAAAACACTATACATATACCAAAATCTTTTAAAGGAGGCCTGATATCTTCTTAATTCTGCATACTGAGCCGATGCAATTGGGGAATCTTGATTATGTTCTGCGCTACCAAATGTATTAGCACATGCCTCCATTAAATCATTGAGAGTAACATCGGAAAGATTATTAATGTCAACCCCAACAACGGATGCCATTGTTAGCAATGTGTTGCTAACGTAATCAAAATCATTTTGTAAATTATATCCCATCTTCTTCATTCTCCAGGTTAAATATAAAAGAAGCATCTAACATAGTGCAGTTAATAATTTCATTATCAGTTATGTATCTACCAGATGTATGATCAAAGTTGGTTTCTGGAAAAGATTCAATATTTGGATATTCGTCTTCTGGATTCATCTAAACCACGTCACTAAAGAGTATTTAATTGAATTGTCGCTTTTACCAACAGGTTCAGCTATATGGGTATACGGAAAGTTGGAAGGAAATAGTATTACACTTCCGGCTTTTGGTTTTATTGATACGTTAAATTTTGGAAAGACTAAATTACCACCCGTATAATTATCATTAAGAAATGCAACTAGGCTTAAACTTCTTTCGTTTGTCCTAAAATGATCATGGTGAGCTTTATATTCTGCGCCACCATTGTATTTGAGCACTCTATAGCCCTCATCAGCTTCTAGGTCTAATTCAAAATTATTTCTATAATCCCAAACAATTGGGTCTATTTTGGACCACAAATTTCTCCACTCTTCAACAAGAGGCTTGACTCTATCAACTTCAATGTTATCTACACTTAGAGGAGAAAGTTCGCAGCCAAAAGATGTACGCATATCTGAGACTTCACCAGTGCCGACAGTTGAACGTTGCCAGCTTAGATAGCCCCATGATTCATTGCACTCAGATTCTAATAATTCTAAAAACTTTTCTGCTTTAAAAATATTATCATACTGAACAATGCACGGAGCGTGCTCAACAAATTTCATATCAAACCGTAATTCCAGACTTAATTAATTCAGTTTTATTAATTAGATCTAATGTTTGAGATACTTGTATTCTATAATGTGCATTTTCCTCTGAAATATCTGTTTCAGGATCAAATGCAGCCATATCTAATTCTTCTGGAATTAAACCAGCGTCTATTAGAATCATCCATAGTTGCTCTTTAAGAGAGGATATTCTTAAAGTAAGAATTTGGATTTTGCGTTCATTTGTAATTGAATTAAAAAATGTCATTTTTACTCCTTGTTTTCCTTATATTATACCATATTTGTGTTAAATATCTATTATTTTTGAATAATTTGAATGGCCTATTTGTGGTGAAACATTTCCAGGATTTCTTGTAACCACAATTATTCCACCTGTACTACCTTGATTTCCTGGATTTCCTGCATTGGCAGCACCTGCTGCTCCAGCTGCTCCACCAGTACCACCACTAAAGTTAACATTTGTAGCGTTATGACTTGGGGCACTAGTTCTATTACTGGTTACAGCTCCTGTTATTACATTAACGGTAGCAGCACTGTGGGGATGACTACCAGCGTTGTGGCCAGAAGGATGAGGTGTGCCACTATGGGGAGATGGCCCTGTACTACCAGCAGGGTGCGGATGTGATCCAGCAGGGTGTGGATGATGCCCTGCGTGGTGGTGCTGGACGCCATTGTGGCCAGAGTTTAATCCAACGCTAGGAATGTTAGTATGCGGAGCATTTGTAGCGGGGTGCGATGCAGCAGCGACATGGTGGTGACCATGTCCTGCATTCGTGTAAACGTGTCCATTGTGGTGAGAAGCTGGGTTATTAGGAAATGATCCTGATGGATGAGAATATGGATGATTGCCAGCGTTATGATTGCCAGCGTGATGGCCATGACCAGAATTAATTGTTGAGTTTTTGTTTACCGTTCCATTATGGTTGCTGAAGCCAATTGAGTTAACACTAATTCCTGATGCATGGGAGCCATGAGATGCATTTGAGTTTCCATTATGACCAGAAACTCTATGTCCATTAACACCATGGGGATGACTGCCGTGACCAGAGTTATGAGCGGAACCACCATTATGACCTAAAACATATGTTACATATGGGGCAGATCGATGTGTTACGGCATTGTGCCCATGGGGCGCGTGGATATGTGTGTTCGATGCATTATGGTGCCCGGTTGCGGTATGAAGAACCGCATTATGAGGGTTAGCATGAGGGCCGCCATCTGGATGCGGATGCGCTCCAGATGGATGGGGGTGTGATCCAGCATTATGCCCAGAAGGGTGTGGAGTACCAGAAGTTGGATTAACAATAGTACCACCAGCATTATGTGGAAAGTTACCAGAATTATGATATCCAGTTATATTTGGTGCGGGGTTTCCAGCTGAACCGGGATTACCTTGGGTTGCTGGATTGCCTGCGCCGCCTGCATAACCATAACTAACTATTGTTCCAGATCCAGCTATAGTTTTTGCAATAATTATTACCAGCCCTCCACCAGGCCCGCCAACTCCGCCCGTTCCAGCAGTAGCAGCATTTCCCGCAGTGCCAGCATTTCCGGCACCACCAGCTTGACCAACAGTTGCTCCGATAAAGTTACCAGCGTTCCCAGCAAATGGTCCTGTTGCTGCTGTAACGTTTCCCGATGTACCGGAAGTGCCAAGAGAACCGCCACCAATTTTTGTTATTGTTCCAGCGCTTGTTATAAGCCAGCCAGAAATTGAATCGTCTAAATCATGCAGGACTGTGGGATCAATTGTTGTATTACTTGTGCCCCAGGCGCTTGCTGGGTTTAATGCGTTCTGTCTACCAGATACTGTGCCTGATCCATCGGAAATATTTGACAAAGTTGCCGCGGGCATACCTAAGGTGCCATTATTTGTAAGTGTTCCGTTAACAAATATACGAAATCCATTCGTAAATAATGTTGCTCCAGAATCAACTGTTAAATTAGTGTAATACATATCTTTAGTTAAATATGTAGTTCCACTAGTTATGGTTACATCACCGTCTGTTCCTTCGCCAAAAATAGAATCATCACGTTGAGTTTTAGTTTGATTAAGTCTACGAATACGGTTACTCATAATTAAGCTACCTGACAATAAATAACATTTCCGGCAGCGCAGCTGGTTCCACCAGTAACGTCAGTTGTTATTCCACTATTTAAAGCTGCGGATGAAGATATGACAATAATTGCTCCGCCACCACCGCCACCAGAACCGCTTGTACCTGGTGCCTTAATATAACCAGTGCCACTTGAAACAGTGATAAATCTTGCTGCGAGTATTACAACGCCACCACCAGCTCCAGAAACGCCACCAGCTCCACCACGCAAAAAGGTTGGAGTAGTTGAGGACCCTGTTATGGAGTAGCCTCGGACAGCTTGGAACGACTGCTTATAATAATCAGTGCCACCAGTTGCAGCTGTCGGTGCAGTTGCAGTTTGAGTAGCGCTAGAACCACCAAGACTATGGGTGACAGCAGTATTGTTTGCGCCCCCTTGCTGAATTGATCCGGCAGTAGAAAAGCCTGTTGTGAAACCTATAGTAGAACCACTACCAAAAGTTAAACTATTTTGTACAAATATTCTATATCCAGCTGGATTTAAACGAACGTTTGCTGACAAAGTTAAATTATAGCAATATATATCCCTTGTCATAGTGTATACTGAAGTTGATGGGGCCATTGATAAGACGGTACTTGAACCATCAAAGGTAACAGAACCATCGGCTCCTGATCCGTATATTTGATCAGCAACGTCAACTAGGTTACCCAATGTTAGTAAATCAGAGTATGTAGACGAAGTGCCACCAACAAAACTCACACCAGTTGTAGTATTGTTAACTCTAATAAACTTTCCCATAATTATCAGTATTCTTCATATCCATTGATCATATAATTAACCGTAGTAGTGCTAGCTTTACCTCTTATTTTATCAGAATAAGTATCACCAGCTGTATTATCAGAATTAGTTAAAACTAAGGATGTTGACAGTGTAACAGTTTCGTTTGCAGCAAGTGTTAATGAATTGATAAAAATATGATCGGTGCCTACCGTAACATTCTTAGGCTTTAACCAAAGCGTCACTGTTGCACTAGATGCTGCGGTATTACATAATATAATCTCTTTAATAACAGCAGTTGTAGTATAACCAGTATTTCTTGGAACTGTATATAAATCTTCTGCGGTGTCTGCTACAGCAAAATTTTCTGGACCAGATAGCCTTTTCATTTGCAACGCCATTAGATGACCTCCATTATAAACCGACGATTATCGGCTATATCTCTACTAACTTGTTTAGAGTTTGTATTGTAATCAGACTGATTCGATGCATCCAGTGCATCCTGAGCGGTTTCTTCTGCTCCAGAAAAGTTTGCTGTCGTTTCCGTTTCAGTTGAACCATCATATGTGTATTTCACACGTGGCATTTTAATCTCCTATTAGTTTGTATATCCATAAAGTTTCCATGTTCCAGAAAGATTGACAGTGCTTGCTCCTAATCTGAAATTGTTAAGCTGTATTCCATCATAAGACGATGCCGTTGTATGTTGAACAGTGGATGTATAGTTACCCCATGCCGACGCACAGTGCGCTGAAATAATTGTTCTATCTGCAACAAATGGGCGAGATATATCCATAACAATATGAATATCCGAGTTAGATATTCCACCACATACTCCTATGCTTGAATTTTGCCCAGTATAATTGTCTGCGACTCCGCCAAATGTAAGTCCCTGCATAGCGTAGTAGTAAGCTGTTGCTGCTGCTGTGCCACCAGAAAGCATATTGATATAGAAGAGATAAAAGTCTCCGCTTGCTGCTTGCAAGTTTGTTAATACAAGACGATAATTATCATAAGTAGACGAAAATATTGACTGCAAGTTGACTACTGTTGCGCCAGAGAATGTGCCACTTGACAAGTAAACAAGACCAATATCAGCTGTTGTAGCAACAGTTCCAGATTTATTTGGTAAAGTTAATGTTCTGTTTGCGGTCAACGTAGTTGGTATAAATTTTGTAGACAATGATCCAGTTCCGCCAGCACGACCGGCCAACTGAATACCATCTTGCGTGGATGCCACACGAATAACTTGAGTTCCAAGAACATCGAGCTCAACAGATGGTGAAGAAGTGCCAACACCAACACGATTATTAGTTGCATCAACATAAAGAGTATTTGTATCAACCGTTAAGGCTGCTGCTGTTAGGCGTGTTCCGTCAAAGGTAAGGTTTGCGCTGCCAGCAGCTGCATTAGAACCATCTTTATAGACAACTTGATTAGCAGAACCAGCTACTGGACCAGTAGCACCTTGTGCTCCAGTTGCACCTTGGGGCCCTTGTGGACCTGTTGATCCTTGCGGTCCCATGTCTCCCTGGGGACCTGTAGCACCTTGAGGACCGGTAGCTCCTTGAGCGCCTGTAGCTCCTTGAGGGCCTGTGGCTCCTTGGGCACCCTGAGGACCGATATCACCTTGTGGGCCAGTGGCGCCTTGAGGGCCAGTGGCGCCTTGAGGGCCAGTAGCACCTTGAGCACCGGTAGCTCCTTGGGGGCCAGTAGCACCAGTTGAACCTTGAGGACCTGTGTCACCCTGTGGTCCCTGTGGTCCAGTTGAACCTTGGGGACCAGTATCGCCTTGGGCTCCTGTAGCACCTTGGGCACCAGTAGCACCTTGTGGACCAGTTGCACCCTGTGACCCCGTTTCACCTTGAGGTCCAATAGAACCTTGTGGTCCCTGTGGACCCACGGAACCCTGTGGACCAACATCTCCTTGAGCGCCAGTAGCACCTTGGGCGCCTGTTGCGCCCTGAGGACCTGTGGCTCCCTGTGCCCCCTGTGGTCCGGTTGCACCCTGGGCACCTGTAGCACCTTGGGGCCCGACATCTCCTTGTGGGCCAGTTGCACCTTGGGGACCTGTGGCTCCTTGAGGACCAGTGGCTCCTTGAGGGCCAACAGATCCCTGAGGGCCCTGAGGTCCAGTGTCACCCTGAGGTCCTATTGGACCTTGAGCGCCTGTTGAACCTTGCGGTCCTGTATCTCCTTGGGCACCTGTGGCTCCCTGAGCTCCAGTAGCACCTTGTGACCCTTGCGCTCCAGTAGCACCTTGAGCGCCTGTAGCGCCCTGGGGTCCAGTTGCCCCCTGAGAACCCGTTGCACCTTGGGGCCCTTGAGGTCCAACTTGTGTATAGGTAACCTGAACAGCGGTAAATATAATAGAAGGAATTGCTGGTGCTGGAGAAACTGCTGGAAAATAATCAAGTGATATACCAGTATTTGTTGTTTGCCAAAACAACTCAATATAGTCATTAGCATTGAGGCTTAAGACCAGGTTAACTGTACCTATGGCTCTACCATCTGTTCCGCCATGGCTTTCAACAACGCTCCATCGGCTATCTGAGTCAGGAATATTAGAACCATTCTTCTTAAACCAGATATTTGCATCATGAATCTGACTATCACTGTTTGCCCATTGGACTGAGAAAGTCAAAGAATATACGCCAGCATAACCGAAATTAATTCTTGAATTATTAGAAAGTGTTACTCCAAAATTATTAGAATCATAATTATCATAAGTTATTGCATAAGCTGTATTTGCAGCTACTGCGGTTTGATCTTGATTTGACCAAAATGAACCCCAGTATGCAATTGTTCCACCAGCACCTTGCGGTCCTTGAGCGCCTTGTGGACCAGCACCACCAACATTAACCCAGTTCATTCCGTCTGTTCCGATAATTATTGAATTGTCTGGATTCGTACCGATTGAGTTCATCATCCAAGATGTACCCGTATTTGCTGTTCCTAGTGAAACAAAAACATAGTCACCGTTTTGAACTTCTGTACCATCGGTATTGTCAAAGTCGGAGGTACGAGTTAGTCGCCAATATGTAGAGCCGTCGCCAACTGTTGTTACAACATAGATACCGTTATGGATTTGGTTAATTTGGTTTTTAACGAGAACTCTGTCGTTGGCAACAACAGTACGTGAGTCAACAACAAGAGCACCAAATGTTGATGCTTGAAGATACGCGCCATCGCCAGTTCCGTTATTGTCATCAGCAGTACCAGCAGTATATGTAGGAGAGTTGGGAAGGGCTGCATTTGTAGCGGTTCTTACTGATTCGTGTGAGTTAAGGTTTCCGACTGGGCCTTGTGGCCCTTGTGAACCCTGGACTCCTTGTGCGCCTTGAGAACCAGTAGCTCCTTGCGGTCCTTGGGCGCCTGTGGCACCCTGTGCACCTGTTGCACCTTGCGGGCCAGTATCTCCTTGTGGGCCCTGTGGCCCCTGAGGACCAGTAGAACCTTGGGGGCCAGTAGCACCTTGGGGGCCCGTTGCACCTTGAGCTCCCTGTGAGCCAACTGCACCTTGAGGACCCACATCTCCTTGTGGTCCAGTCGAACCCTGTGGTCCAGTGTCACCTTGTGCCCCCGTGGCTCCTTGGGCACCAGTAGCTCCCTGGGCACCAGTAGCTCCCTGAGGACCTATATCTCCTTGAGGACCTTGCGGTCCTTGGGCGCCTGTAGCTCCTTGGGCTCCCGTTGAGCCTTGTGCTCCGGTAGCCCCCTGTGGACCCTGAGCCCCTGTTGCTCCCTGAGGGCCAGTAGCGCCTTGAGGGCCAACGTCACCCTGTGGACCATCTCCACCAACTGGACCCTGAGCGCCTTGTGCTCCAGTTGAACCCTGAGGTCCAGTGGCACCTTGGGGGCCAGTAGCGCCTTGTGGGCCTTGCGCGCCTGTGGCACCTTGAGCACCTTGGGGGCCAGTAGCCCCTTGTGAACCAACATCTCCCTGTGCACCTTGTGGTCCAGTTGCCCCCTGTGGACCAATATCACCCTGTGGTCCTTGTGCTCCAGTTGCCCCTTGTGCTCCCGTAGAACCTTGGGGGCCAGTTGCGCCTTGGGGTCCAGCGTCTCCTTGTGGACCCGTAGCGCCTTGTGCTCCAGTTGAACCTTGGGGCCCAGTAGCTCCCTGTGCTCCTACTGCCCCTTGCGGGCCTTGAGATCCTGTTGCTCCTTGTGCACCCTGTGGACCCACATCTCCCTGGGGACCGGTAGAACCTTGTGGCCCAGTAGAACCTTGGGGACCTGTGGCACCTTGGGGGCCAATGTCCCCCTGTGGCCCTTGTGAACCCTGGGAACCCGTAGCACCTTGGGGGCCTTGTGTACCCTGAGGGCCGGTAGCGCCTTGTGATCCAGTTGCACCTTGGGGGCCTTGGGCACCTTGGGGGCCCTGTACGCCAGCAAGAATGTCCGTACTGGCACCATTGCCTCCAGTACTTATGTCAATATAAAAACCCCTGGCTGTCCCCCCCTGCTCAAAAAAACGAAGCCTGTTTTGATAGACATCAATGGTAACACCACCAGTCAGAGTGGTATTTGTAACAGCTTTCTTTAGGAATATTTCACCACCCTCATCACCAGATGAGTTGTTAGAAATAAGATAGCCTCCAGCAGTTACATTATTGGTAACTGATATAGAGGATGGTAAGCTAATTGCAAAAGAACCAGATGTTTCAGTTACATTTATTTGATCTGTTGTTCCAGTAATTGCAGTAATTAATTTAGAAGCAACGATAGTATTAGATGCGTTTTTATAAAATATTTTACCGTCTGCATAATTGATTGCTACTTCACCATGAGTCAGAGCAGAGGGTACGGACGTAGAAGTACCTGAATTTTTTATAACAAGGGTATTGGCCATTAAAAACCTCTATAAAAATAGATAAAGTAAGCGCTTTATAGAACAATAGTAACATATTTTTCAGCTTTGCGCTAGTTAAAGTCAATTTGATTCAAGGAGTTTAGTCTTACTATTGCACAAGAGGATGGGAGTCTTTATGCGGAATTTTATAAGTAATTTATTTAGATTATCAACGGTAAGTATAGCTGTTGTAGGATTTTTTGCACCACTATCCAGTGCGCAAGCAAGTAACACTTTTGTCAATGGAGACTTTAATGGATCCTCCGGATGGACTGTCTCCCAGAACGGAGGCTCTGGAGTTTTATTCAATGGCTCTTTGCAATTTTCTTATGAAACGGGCGAAGTTTTTCAATCTATTCCTGTCACACCAGGAGAGATTATAAATTTTTCATTTGTGGTTAATAATAGTACGACGAATAGCATAGGCCAAGGTGCTGTGTCAGACACCTGGACAGCAACTCTATCCTCAGACTCCCCCTCTCCCGCTTCAGCTACGGTCACTAGATCTATTTCCCATAACCTGGAAAACTTCAGTTTGTCCATTACCATTCCTGAGGGAGCAACAACCGCTACAATAACCTTTAGTGGTATAGACAATGGATACTGGGCTGGGCACTACGGTCCGAGCATTGATAATGTAAATTTATCTATCACTCCAGCACCACTGCCTTTTACTCCTGGAAATAATGGCTGCGGTCCATATCAAGCCTTTACTGTCACTGGAACTTCTGGTGGCGCAATCTGGGGTTCCAATCCCTACACAGATGACTCAACGTTTTCTTCAGCTGCTGTTCACGCTGGTTTAATTGACGTTGGCGAAACCGCGATCATTGAACCATATCTGGTAGACAACTACCCATCCTATGTAGGTAGTACTGCAAATGGCGTCTCAACCTATGACTGGGGAAGTAACTGGTGCGGGTATTACATTCGTATTCTTGGTACTTCCGGCGAAACACCTACAACTACAACAACTATACCCAACTTTCTTGGAGTTCCCCAGAGCGTTACTGTCACAGACACCGGTGAGGGTGTACTTGTTGACTGGGAAGTGGCAAACGACGATACTGGAGTTTCTCCAGAGCGGTATGCAATCTCATGGAGCACTGGCTCTGCTGGATGGGGCGTTGCAACCGGAAATGTTGGCGATGCAAGCGCATTAAATACCGAGATATTTCTTGGCTATTCACTATTTGAGGGAACTGGTGGTCTTGGCACTGAGTATACCTTCACGGTTCGCGCAGATAACGACACAACCGGTGTGTACTCACAACCGTCCTCTGGTATTCAATTTGTAGTTAGCGCACCACCGCCGCCTACGACCACTACTACTACCACAACTACAGAACCTCCAACAACAACTACAGAACCAGAGACAACTACTACTGAAGCTCCAGTTGTAACAGAACCAGAAACTACAACTACAACTGAGCCAGAAGTTATTCCTCCAGTTGTTATCCCTCCGGATACAGAACCGCCGGTAATTATTCCTGAACCAGAAATCACAATACCCGAACCTGAAACTACAGAGCCAGAAATAATTATTCCTGAACCAGAAATCACAGAACCAGAACCCGAAACTACGGTTCCAGAAGAGATATCTGATCAAGTAGATGAAATCTTATCTGGAAATCTAACTGAAGAAGAATTTGCCAATGCCGTAGATGAAATTTTAACTTCAGCTGATAATGAAGAAGAGCTGGTCGCTGCAGCTACAGAATTATTATCTGGCGATCTATCTGCAGAACAGTTTACAGAAGTTATTGATCAAGTGTTTACAGAAGAACTAAGTGACGAAGCCTTTGCCGAAGTACTTGATACAGTGTTTGAAGAGCCACTAAGCGATGAAGAATTTACTGCAGTTATCGACGCTGTTTTAGATCAACCATTAAGTGATGAACAATTCGAAGAACTAGTTGATGTCTTAAGCAGTGACACAGTCACTGATGAGCAAGTTCAAGAAGCCGTCGATGCAATTATTGAAAATGGAATAACAGAAGATCAAGCAACTGAGATTGCTACAAGTGCAGAGGTACTATCTTCTATCGACGGAGATCAAGCAGATGAGATCTTTGCTGAAATTCCGATAGATGAAATAACAGAAGAGCAAGCTTTGGAGATTATTGGTGCGGTGCAAGATGCTCCAGAAGAAGTACGTTCTTCATTTGAAGAAGAAATAAATATATTTGGTTCCGGAAGCTTAAATACTTATGTGCCTCTGGGTTCCAGCATAAATGTAGGACAAAGAAGAGCGGTCATAGCTGCTGGTGCAGTTATAGCCGTTGCTCCAGTAGCTGGAGCTCCAAGAAGAAGATAACAACAGGGAGATATAATAATGAAAAAATTTATGACTAAATTAATAACTGCACTTTACGAACAAGCTTGGACAATAGCTGGAACTATATTGGTTCTCATTACTTTGTCTGGCGACATACAAACATGGGGCATAAAGATCAGCGTTATTACATTGATAATAGTTCTATTTGGCGCTGTGATCAAAAAAGAAATGGATGATTCTGATTGATCTTATTTAACTATAAGATCTTCAGGAATAATCCACAGCTTACAAATAGCGTTTGACTCTATCTTCCCAGCTACAATTTCGCATCCCTGTCCACCCATAAAAAATACACAGTTAGAACAAACCATTCCCTGTTTAATAAAAGGATTTAACTTAGACGGTGCGTAGTGTGCACCGTTAGCTTTAGCTGTTTGGTCAAACTTGCCAAACATTTCCACTAAATGCTCATAGTGATCATACATCATTTTTTGACGAGGATTTAATTTTTCCTCAGGATCATCTGGATCCTCTTCGTCCTCAGGTTCTTCCTCAGGCATCTCGTCTTCTGGCATTTCTTCATCATCGCCATTAGAATATTCTGATAACCAATAATTATTCATCCTTAGGTCCACCTTTTACTGCGCCCTGCCAAATTGCAGCGAGTCTACAATAACCATCTTCCTCTACAGTTTGAGCAACAATCTTGCACACGCCATTGCCTTCATAGAAGGCGCAGTTTCCACACTTGACACCTATTGGAAGGTTATCATTTTCCATTGCAGGCACATAGCCAACCCATATGCCATTAGCGTCACCATTGGCTAACTTGCCATACTTGCCAACAATGCCAATCATGGCGTTAACATACTCTGCTTCTGCTGGAGCAAGCTTTTGTTCCATTTGCTCTAGAAATTCGGCTAACCAATAAATTGACATATGATATTCTCCTATTTAGATTTAATACATATAGTAACGATATTATACTATATAATTCCTCTGCGCTGCATTTCTAATCTTTTATTTGTTTCATTTTCGTCTTGAACAGAACGAGTGCCACGAGATAAACCAAAACCAGCTACACCAAGGGCACCAGCTATGCCGAGCATCTTTAAATTTCTGGCACCGTTTGGACCTTTGGTCACTGCTGCAGAAACATCATCAGCTAATGCTCTCATTTTCCCAGGTGCTTTTGCCGGTGCACCACTAGACGGCCTTGGTGGCGTTGGAGCATTGGAATGTATTGTAGCCTTTGGTGGTGGGGTTGCATTTCCTGATTGAGTTGTAGCTTGTGCTGTTTGCTGAGCTCCAGCAGCAGTTGGTGTTGGAGCAGTAGTATTAGCTGATATAACAGGTCTGCCAATTGGTTTCTTAGGTGGAGTTGGCCCAGTTGTTACCGTAGGTGTTGGAGGAAATGCTCCGGGCGTAGGCCCAGTTGTTACCGTAGGTGTTGGAGGAACTGCTCCGGGCGTAGGCCCAGTTGTTACCGTAGGTGTTGGAGGAACTGCTCCGGGTGTAGGTCCAGTAGTCACTGTAGCGGTAGGGACGGCAACTCCTGAGCCAGCGCCAGTTAAAGTTTTTGAACCAGATAAAATCTCTTCGACTACATTAGATCTTAATATTTTTTCATCTACAGTTTCTGCAGCCCTTTCTCCTCTTTGAACATTTTTTTTAAGCGCTTCAGCTGCAGATAAGCTTCTTGTATTTTCTGTAGTATCATAAATTGTTTGATCCATAAAAATGGAATTACCCTTATTGGCATTCCATCCAGCATCTCCGTCAGATATTTCTGGAAGCTTAAATCTAGCTGTTCTTCCCTCTTTTGTTCTGAGGTATATGGACCCTTTGCCTTCAAGAGCTTTTTGCTCAGAAGGAGTCATGTCTAAATATTTTTGAGATGTAGATGGATCAGTTTGAAAAATATGGCTTATATTCCCAGAATTAATCTCATCCATTACTTCTTGTGGCATATTCTCAAGAATTCTTGGATCTAATCCTGAAAGATATTTCAATAAATCATCACTAGCCATATCGGCTGTATCTGTCAATTGAAATATTGGAGTACCTTTATGGGAAACTGTTTTTGAAACTTCAAATGGCGTTAGTCCAACTTTTGGTACATACTCTGGCTCAAACTCTTGCGCAGGGAAAAACATTGCTATATATTACTTGATACAATTTCTTGAACAAAATTTTTGATTATTATGCTCGTAAACCATACCTCGCTGGAGTTGACGACTACATGTTGGACAAGTAAAGGAAACACCTTTTAATCCGACATATAATACTGGCTTACCTGGTTGCTCTACTTTTAAAGTAGCTACGGGTGTATTGGATACATTTTTCTTTGCGGGTTTTTTTCCGGCCATGACTTACTCCTTACATAATATTTAACAACAATATAGTAACTAATCTAGCTTAAATATATTCGCCAAACTTCTTTATTTCCCTACCGGGCACTCCGACTACAGTTGTATGATCGCTTATATTATCTATGACTACAGTGCCAGCGCCCAGTGTACATTCTCTTCCTATTGATTTGAAATTAATAATCACTGCGCCAGCCCCTATAGAAGTGGTGTCGCCAACTTTAACATCCCCACAAACCCTAACGCCGGGACTTACCGTGCAGTAGTCTCCTATAAAGCTAGATTGATTAATCGACGCTGCAGAATTAATATGGACATGCTTGCCTATCTTAACATTTGTTGTTAATAAAGAATATGGCCCCATAGTAATGCCATTACCATATGAGCACTCGCTACCTATTAAAGCTGTCTCATGGATCAAATTAGCTGACTTTTCATCGTCTCCATAGAGTAAGTCTATTTTTTTTCTTATTATTGAGGAGTTAATGGCAATACAATATTTTAAATTTTTATATTTATTTAAATAAACGCTCAGCGATGAAACCGGCCCTATCGTCTTGTCGCTATACCTATTTACCGGATCATCATCTAGATAACCTATAATGTTCCATTTAATATATTTATCATTTTCAGATAGATAGGTCAGGTCAACAGCATGTCCGCCCGCTCCAATGATTATTAAATCCATAAAACTACCACAAAAATAAATAACTTCCAAAACTACTGTCTATTTGTTCTAAGCTTATTTTTCTACCCTGCTCATCAAATACCTGTTTTGTATTAGCAAGATTTTGCGTGAGTTCTTTAAGTAAGGATTCGCCATTATTAAAAAAGGGAGTGTGCAGAGATAAAAATAATGGTATCTTTGCTTGGTTTAAAACTTTTATGTATTCTTTGATTAGTTGAAACTCGTGTCCCTCAATATCAATTTTTATTAAAGAAAAATCTCCAAGCGAAATTAACTCATCTAGACCCATTGCTTTAACAGCAATACCCGAAGATGCATTCTCTGAGACTCTTGTCATTGAATCTCCAAAGAACCTATTTGGTTTGAGGTAAGCTGTTTGTAAATTTGAAGCAGCGGCGTTAAAGTGAATTATATTGGTAATTGAGTTTAAGGAAATATTTTTTTGCAGGATCTTATAGGCGGTAGGGTCTGGCTCTACGGCAAATACTCTTCTGCTTAGAAATGAAGCGTAGATTGCCGTTGGTCCAACCCATGAGCCTATATCTAAATAATCTTTATCTTTTGATAAATACTTATCTAATACTTGAAAAGTGCTATTCTCCCAAGAAGAATATTTTTCTGACCAAAAATTATAACCAACATCTTGATGGAGCTCTTTGCTGTCTTCTACTTTAAAGGAAATATTATTTTTATTTACTATAATTTCTTTTTGCATTTATAGGAACCATCCTTCACTTCTTCTTCCACCAATATGCGTCACATATGGCTTATCATATATTTCTCCATAAAAACCAAATCTATAACTGTCATTTAACGAGTGAACTTTTGAAGTGAATTCAGATTCGCCACCATGATCTGGCCACCCCATTCTTACGGTAGACATTGGATACAAACAAGGATTTAAAGTAAACAATCTACCATGTTCAAAAAAGCCATCCTTTTGAGTGTAGTCTTCTAAGTGTTGAAAGACAAATCCGCCCACCTCTTCTTCGGGCGGATTAACCGGAGCGCGCACCAAAGCCATTTGAACAAGATTAGGATTAGATTCAAGAAGTGATATAAGATTTTCAATACTGATTTCCTGATTAAACAAGAAGTCATCTTCTAAATGAAAAATATAATCTGAATCACGAGAAACGGAAGTCCATGCTGACTGTACTGCTCCAGCCAAACCTCTTCTAGTTTCATGTGAAACTATACGAAAATCTGGATAATTAGACATTAAATATTGATGATATCTAAGATCTGCTGAATCATTAATTATTATTTTCTCATAAAAATTATAGTTTAAATTTTTACGCATGGACGGTATTGTTTCAGAAATACATGCTTGTCTGCCGTCAGTTATTATTATCAAAGAAACTTTATTCATCACAACTCCATTATTGGGGCTGGGTCATGTATCAATCTGCCCAAATCTCCCTGTACTAAAATATTTTTGTAATACATTTTTTCTAAGCCAGGTACGCCATTTGCTTCGAATTCTTCAAACTCTTGCCACCATGCAGCACCTTTATATAAATCATGATTGCTAGGAAGAGCTTTACACGCTTCATAGGCATTCGTCACTTTTTTAATAAAATGATCAAGAGATCTCCACTGGAAATGTCTAATGGCAAGAATCTGTGGACCAAAAACAATCCGATCATGACCATAATCGTCAATGTAAACGTTGACATTAGCGCCAATATTCCCACCGTTATGTTGAACAAAATGATTTCCATTTGAAATCTTGACAAAAGCATCGTTTTTTCTAAACCTAAAGCAGCTCTTATGGTTTGTTGGGAGATCCCATTTATATTGCATTGAATGAAATGGCGATTTCCCTGGGGTGTCATATTCTGTTACGGAATGATTTGTGTATAACGTTCTATATACGTCAACGTTTTCGGCATCTAGTTGACTGAAGGCATCAGAAAGAGTTTGATTTGGCGAAAACCAAATTTCATCTATATCAAAAGGAATAATCCACTGTGCACCATTTTCTCTAGCTCTTTGCGCTAGAGCGGTCATCTTTTCACTTTGAGTATATCCGACAACATCATCTTTTAAAAGAACAACTTGAGTATCGCATCCATGCGATTGTATGTGCTCCTTGGCTAGATTCATTTGTTCCCAGGTATTATCTTTGGATAAATTATCTGCAATAATAATTCCGTTTACTTTATTTGCAGCGAGATGAATCATGGTGTGATATATGATATCACCCTCATCTCTTGCCATTCCAACTGCCCATACATTAGACATTTCTATCTTCTCCCATTGTCGGCATGAAACCGTTTGTGCAGTTCCACTGCACTGACTTTTCCCTATAAACTTTCCCCTGCAAAGGTTTATCATAATCTATTGGATGAAATAAGAATCCATTTTTTTCTATTCTATCAAAGAAGTATGCATCAGCGCCGGACCAGGCGTGCGGGTGATCGTCCCATCCGTCTACTAAATCAAACACTCTTCTAGTTGTCATGACTTGATTATGGTCTAACTTATCAGCGCCTCTTTCCAAAGGTGAACTAAACCATCTAACGCCTCTACCATCTAATCCCCAGCCATCAATATTGCCATCTGCATCTAGGATGTGTTGTGCGCAGAAGACAACATCATGTTTATTTTTTTCCGCTGAAAAAACCATTTTCTCAATCATCTCAGGATAATAAAAGTCATCGTCCGCCAAATAGCAAATGTATTTTGATCTTGAATATAAACGAACTGCGGTGTTTATCTGAGTAGCATATCTGGCGGTATTTAACCTATCTTGCTCTTTGATAAATGAATTAAAGAATGTTATTCTTTTATCTCCACGATAATTATCAACAACATCACGAATTACATCCATGACTTTTGTGTTTGGGGAATTGTCTTCTGCAATAATTAAATGAATATTATCGTAGGTTTGCTGAATGACTGAATGTATTGCTTTTTCTAAATAGCTTGGCTTATTATAGCTAGTTAATACAACTGACACTTCTGGATTATTCATATCTTTCCTTTTTACAAAAACATTTTGCGGAGAGGGTGGGATTTGAACCCACGGACACTTTTAAGGGTGTCGACATCTTAGCAGGATGTTCCATTCAACCGTGCTCTGGCACCTCTCCTAAATATATCAGGGAACTATGCCTGGGCGCTCTACATCTTCTAACAATCTAGTTCTGCTCCATGCTCCACATGAGTTACAGAACCACTGTTGATAGGTTCCTATTTGAGTATAGCGTTGACCTCTACGCTGGAGGTCGTCTGACCCACATGTCGGACAACTGCATTCGCCAGAATAAACGTTGAGATTTGGATGATTAGTCATCCAAGGTCTTAGCTTCATATAAACTTTACGTAACAAATCGACATCCTGCTTTGCATACTTGGTCATTAGTTTCCAGGCTTTCAAATCACCACGCATACATCCGGCCCATGTTTCAAAGCCGCCCGTATCAACTTTTCTTCCAACACCCAAGTGCTGACCAAGGTGATCTAACTTATTGCTATTAAACATGAAATATCTTCTAGCAACTTTTAAGGTATCAATTTGTTTAACTGGAGATGTTGGACCAAGATTGTGGTAAACAAATCTAGCGTTTGCTTTGCGCATATCAAATCTATCGCCATTATGAGCAATAACAATATCGGCTTCATCTATTAATTCCCATAGCTTCTTGGCAACAAAGAAGTCATTTTCTGGATCTTTTTTATATGCGTCAGGAAAATCAATTAAAGAACACACCTGTGTCTTACTGTCGCCTTCCCATCTATAGGAAACGCATAGCAGATACCATTCTCTGTCGTGCTCAATAACATTTTGTTCAAAGTGACCCCAAACATAACTTAAGTTTGGAGCTGTTTCTATATCATAATATAAAATTTTTGCCATAATAGCACCGTCTCTTTATTTGAGTAACATCGGTTGAATACTACATATACTTATACATTATAACACAAATGGTGGCACGATGCTCATACTGTCACATCGTGCCACCATTATAATAAGTAATTATGCGTTTAACACTTTCAATATAACAAAAAACAATTTTTGAAGCTGATCCTCCATGAGCGAAAGTATTATTTCTTTGTCGTCGCCCAAAGTTATCTTTACTATGTGCCCATTAATTAATGATCCATCTCCAGTTATCATTGGTGTCTGACCAGTAATTTCAATATTTTTTATTGCTGGCATAAAGCCAGAAAAAACTTCATCCATTATTTTTTCTTTTTCTTTTTAAAGGTAGCAACATTTTTTGGAGCTTGCCCTTTAACACCTTTCGAAGGAGTGCCTTGAGACCTTTTTCTTTGAACCGCACTTCTCCGCTGAGAAGAGGATAGTGAATTGGCTTTGGCGACAGGAAGGCACTTTGCATAACCGCCACCTTTGCCAGACGTTCCACAAGGCTGCCACTTGCCATTCTTTTTTGGAGCACCAATGTTAACCCATTTCTGATTAAACCATTTAGTTAAACCAACACCTTTTGGTCCAGCCATAGTATATCACTTTTTCTTTTTAGGTGCAGATGTCGTTCTCCATGCTCCACCCTTGGACTTATACCATTTTACCGCCCATGCGTTAGCATAGGCAGAAGGGTAAACATCAAACTTTGATCTAGCCATAGATTTAGCTTGACTCCATAGCTTAGGATTTTTTGCTACATTTCTTCTTTGTGCCATTACTCTTGATCCTGATCATATACTCCATAGCCGCTACCGCTTGACTTCTCTTTGTCCTTTAGGCCATTAGCTGCAAGCACGCCGGAAAGACATCCGGAAAGGAATAGAACGATTGGAACTAATAGGGAATCAATAAAGGCCTTGTCATTTGGCGACTGCTGATCAATTGGTTGAGTCACAAATACAAGCGCATACATAACGCCAACAACTATGACTGCAAAGGTAAAAGCTAAAGTTGCACCTACAAAGAAGACCATTCTAGCTTTAATTTCACTGTTTGTATATCTTTTTTTTACATTACTCATTCTGGTATACTCCCATAAATATCCTCTGGACATGTTCCAGAAGCTTCACAAATAGGTGGCTTACAATCCGCACTCTCCCAATTAGCTGGATCCTGACATGGGTAACGATACGAATCGTTACAACCACTTAAAAGACCCATGCAAAAAGCTCCGACAATTGCAGTTAATACAAGTATTATTTTTTTCATCAGAACATTTTATCCCATGTCACCGGACCAACAACACCGTCAGCCTTTAAACCATTTGCTGCTTGCCATTTTTTAAGGGCTTCAACAGACTTAGGACCAAAGTCGCCATCGGTCTTAGCGCCGATAACACCCTGAACTAAAGCAGCAGCTGCGCCTTTTGAGCCTAACTTAACTGGTGTTCCAGGATAATTGAATACCATAGGGCCAGCCTCAACTGATCCACCGGAAGGAACAATGGCTTCAACTGGAGCTGCTGCTGAACCATCTGGCTTAGCGTCCCCTAGGCAGTACTGCCAGTGCCAAGCTTCGAATTCTTTTGAGTTCTTATCTGATGTTTGAAGATAAAAGCCCCACTTAGGAGCATTTGCACACATCCACTCGAAGCAGGCTCCGCCCATTGACTGTAGTTTCCCATTAGCCTCGTAACCAAGATCTATGGCTGTACCCCAACCATGATTTGAGCCCTTGACTCCAGTGGGATCTGGTGCAGCTGACGGAGCATTACCCGGCTTTAAATACCAGGTCTTACCTTCATATTGACGGGTTACCTGTGGGCTACGACCCTGATCTGTTGTGGAGTAGCGAGAAAGAAACATATCCAACTGACTCTTAAATGAACGATAATCTCCAACATTGCGAAGCTTAAAACCAGCAGCCATTGCAGCGTCGTACATCTTATTGAACTCTTCAGCTACAGGTGCATACATCCGTCCACCAGTCTTAACATTAGCTAGCAGATTTTCAGGAAGCTGACCATTCTTATGCGCCTTTAATGCAGTTGGGACAACGTGTTTAATGTATGGATAAATCATAATCTTAATCTCCTAAATCACTTCTTTTTCTTATTTTTATTTGTAATCTTTTTCAAAGTCTTAGCAAAATTTGCCTGCTGGACAGTCAGCTTGCTGTATCTACCAGGATTCTTGGTTACAGCTGACGCATAGGCTGCTGGTGTTTTTCCAGCTTTTTTAGCTTTAGCCGTAAAAGCTCCAGGTCTTTTAATTGCTTTCTGAATCCATTTTTTATCAGTTGGCTTTGCCATTCTTTAAAACCTTTCGATTAAACATAAATATTGATATGCCTATAGTAATCAAGAAAGCGCCAATGCCCATGGAAGAATTGCTATCTTGCCCAGTTGTTGGAAGAGGTGCACTTATGGTATCCTCTGTCCCATGGTCATGAGTGCTATGGTCATGAATTGTGGTTGTGGTTGGATCTACAATTATTTGTGGTTCAGTTGTAGTTGTTTCCGGAACAGTTGCAACAACGGTAGTTGTCGTTTCAATAGTGGTAGTGGGGGCAGGAGGGTCCCAGGAAACTGTAATTGAAACAACTTTAACTACACCGTTAACCGTTGCACTAGCGGTATACACTGCTGTACCTTGAGATGCTGTATTAACTGTAATGTTAGCTATTCCATTAGAATCTGTGGTTGCAGTAAAAGTTTGCCCTGAATCTGGTCCAGAGGAGACGGTCATGGAAACCGTAACTCCAGCCTGTGGAACTCCTGCTAAAGTTTGCGCAGTAGCGGTAATTGTAATTGGCTCACCAGCACGAGGTTGCTGAGGGCTATAAGAAAGAATAAAAGAGCTAGGAAGAGAAACGCTTCCGCCTCCAATAGAAACAGACTTTCTAGAGTCACTTGCGCTAGGATATGGATAGTCTACAAGTGTTTTTAATGTGCCCACATTACCAGTAAAATAACCGTGCCAGCATGCAGCGACAAGTGTATTACTAAGACCAAAATCAGCAATACCGTCTGTTGTAGCTTCTGGCCCCCCGTTGCATCCACCATTATTGTATACTGCTTGCGGTAACAGGGCTGTTAGCCATCCATATGAACCAAAGTTAGCAAAAAGACCACCGCCACCATTGACAAAGTCTGCTATCTTTTCTGCGTTAGCTGTAAAAATATCTTCTGTACTGGAAGCGCGATTCCAGTTGTCCGGTATCCATAATACCGCTGGAGGATTAGAGGTGATTGTGCTACTGAAGAATGTGCTTATTTCTGAATCTGTAACATAAAAATCAATCTGAGGTGCAGTAGAAAATTCAGCTAAAAACTGTGTACTTAATTGGGTAGCCCAGTCAGCTCCACATGAGGTTGTAGTAGCGTTTGAGCCAACAATGGCGATATGTCCATTATTTAAATTTCGCGCACCATCATGCACCTTCTTTAAAACCTTGGCTATATATTGACCAGTACTTTCCCATCCAGAGTGGCAAACTGGATCCATTCCATCCAACACAATTGGGCCACCACCACCACTGGTAGCTAAGGCCACGGATGAATTGCTAACTGGACTGATAAGCAGTCCGATACCTAGAGTAATTGATAATACTGATAAGATGTTTTTAAATTTAGACATATCTCCCTCGATCTTTAAGTTGTCCGCAGAAGATATAGTAATGATACAAATAAAAAAGAAGGCTATGGCGTTTTTACCATAACCCTCTTTAATTGAAATGATTAGATTACTTTTTCTTTTTCTTTTTTAATATTGCTGACTGAATAAATGGAGGAAGCTTCTTCTGAGCTGGAGTAAGACCAGCCATCTTTTTTGAAGTTGATCCTTTTGCAGCACTTGCTTTCTTCTTCATTGCCATAATTATTACCTTAATCTTAAACTAAGACTGAAAATTAATTTCAGTACATCTTCTTGCCACCCATTTTCTTGGAACCGCCCATTTTCTTGGCGCCCATCTTCTTAGTGCCCATTTTCTTGGATCCACCCATTTTTTTCTTACCCATACCAGTATGACCAGACATAATTACACCCCCTTTACTTTGCTTTTGTTTTCGCTTGATTTCTTATAATGCCACATCATATGATCATGCATTTGATCATCTACCTTGTCCACCTGTTCGTCAACATGATCTATCTTATGATGTAAATTAAGTATTTCATCCTTAACATCTATCAGCATTGTTGCAACAACATTGTGATCATTTTTATTTTCAGTTCTACTCTTCTGAACAAGAGCTGCAAGAATTCCGCCTACAGCAGCGATGACAGCAACAATGATGGCTTCCATGTCAAGATCCCTTAACCCATTTCTTTGAGGGTGACTGAGTTTTGCTGGGGCTCCATTTAACTTTATTGGCCCAGTATGCAGCCGACATCTTGCCTTTGGAAATATTCTTTGCATGGCGTGAGGCAAAAGCTTTTCTCTGACCAACAGTTTGATTTGTTTTAACACCCTGTTGACCAAAACGTATTGTCTTAATTTGATCCCCCTGCTTAGCTACTACAATGTGAGATTTTGTAGGATGACTAGGTGTACGCTTTGGTTTGTTAAAACCAGAAACACCAGCTTTAGTTAATCGTGAATCTTTTTTAGCTGGCATTAGCTACTCCTTCGCTTAGAGCTATTTGACTTTTTACCAGAGGGTTTAGAAATTGTTCTGCCAACGGTTTTTTTTATGGAACGATACTTTTTATCTTTAGTTTCCATGTGATTTTTTTCTTTATTACCCTTTTTGGGTATAAATCTTTCGCCATGATCATTAGCTATAGGGGGAAATTCTCCAGCCTGTCCAGGAACTGCTACTCGAAACTTATCTTTTTTCTTTTTAATTTGAGCCATATCTAGTCCTAAATCAATAAAATAAAGTTATTTCTTTTTTCTTTTTTTCTTTGGCCTAGCAGAAAGAACTGGACCATTACTTTTTTGATTATTTGTTCCCATTCTTGGTCCACTAATGTAGATAGATTTCTTAAAAGCCATTATTTTTTACGCTTCTTCTTCAATCTATCAGCTGACGATATTGCAATAGCTATTGCTTGCTTTTTGGATTTAACTACTGGACCACCTTTTCCTGAATGCAAGGTGCCCCTACCGAATTCTCCCATAACAGACTTAATCTTTTTTTGATAAGCTGCTTTCTTCTTACTTGCCATTATTGTTTTTTGTCCAATGACTTGAATATTGACCACCAGTTTTCTTGGTATCAATAACATTCATGACAGAATCTTTGAGTAGTTTATAATAATTTTTTTCTGAGGATGTTTTATTACCCCAACCTTTATCGGCCATAATTAACCACCTTACTAATAAAAAAAGACTAGTTATATAGTAACATTTCTGCCACTATATAACTAGTCTTTACTGCTATTAAAATGTTTAATATTAGATATTTTTATTTTGTTTTTGTGCAGCAGGAGCTTTTTTAGCAGCTGGCTTCTTGGCAGAAGAAGAACCTTGCCCCTTTGGTCTGCCAGGCTTTTTGGCAGTTGGTTTCTTGTCAATGCAGGTTTCATCTTTTACGGGCGAAACTGGCTTCACTGAAGGTTTTGGCTCAGCCTTAACTTCTGCTAACACAGGCTTTGGTGTGCTAACAGCAGGAGTAATCGTTTTAGTCTTTTTCAAACCAAAAATCTTCTTAATTAAATTAATCATTTTATCCTCTTCTTGCTATTGGTGAATTTATAGTAATTAACTTGCTTATTATTTACCCTGCTGGGAATCTTTTATCAGCATGTAGCGCTCACCAGTTTCTTTTGACGCAAGAGAAAAACCATAGGATACAGCCTCCTCTATTGCCGAAGTAAGCGCCTCTTTATCTTCAAATGAAACTCCATGCAAGGGTATTGTCACTCCTGCATAGACATCAATATTTTCAAAGTTTCCAATATTGATTTTTCTATTTACCCCACATATTACTATGGGAGAACTTGTTAAAGATACTTCATTACTCAAAAGGTTCACCACCTGATCTAAGGGAGAATCTATAGATTGCTCCATTGCTGTTTTGGTTATTTTAGGCATACGCGTTTATATATCCGTTTATTATTTGTATTGTCTGAGAAGCTTGATCTTCCATCGACATGTTGTCTGTATTTATTATAGCAGATGCTAGACCTTTTACCAAGTCACATTCTTGCTCCGATACATGAGAAGATTGAGCTTCCGTCATAAGCATGCCGTCTCTCTTCATCATTCTAGCATTTCTAGTTTCATCTGAAGCGTCAAAGTAGATCACCATTCCATTTGGATGACCTAATATCTTGCTAGCCTCATTTACAAAACGAACGTCGGAAATAATAATTCCAACAGGAAGCTCATTTTCCTCGTATGAATCGGCAGATATAATACTTCTATGCATTTTCGATGCCTTGTAGATTACCCATTTAGCGAAGCATTCGGGATCATATAGTCTGCATAGATCTCCTGCTTTTTGCAGGAAGCTTCTTGGCTTTAGTGGCTCTTGCTCTATTGGCAGAGCGTATATCTGTTCAACTAAATCAGTAAAGTGCCTATAGTCCGGTATATTACCTAGGGCACTACCGCCAAATAAATCAAACAAAACTTGATGAATAGCAAATAGCTGACGATCTTTTTGACGAAGACCTAATGTGGTTCTTTTAATAGAGGCAATCTCATAGAGTGGTAGCGTAAAGAATATGTGATCCCATATTATGGAATTACTTACCGGATTAACAGACGCCTTAGGGACTATGCTTTCAGCAACAGAGGTTTTACCGCTAGCAGCTTTGCCAGCCAAACCAATTATCAAAGGATATTCTTTGTAATATTTTTTATCTAAAATCATACTATCTATTATAGCAGTTACATCTTGGAAATGTGTTCTTTTCTTAGTTCTAATTCGTCAAGAAACGTATTTGCTAGTGCGTCAGGCTCCCAGACAAAAGATCTTTTTACTTGAACTACACGAAAGTTAAACTCATCTTTTATTTCCTCTATAGTCATCAACAGAGGAATTAATGAACGACTCCTGCACTTAGCCTTACCATTTATCTGGCTAGCAACCGTAGAGGAATCAGTATATATAATAGGGTCCACTAAATCAGCCATAGAGCATATCAGAAGGCCAGCTATTACAGCCTCATACTCTGCTTCATTGTTAGTTCTTGGGCCGAGTCCTCTAGCGAACTGTGCTATCTTTTTTCTATTTTTATAGACCACGACAGCACATGCTGCCTCTCCAAATTTTTTTTGGCCCTGGCCTCGTGATGCGCCATCACAAAAAACTTCTATGTTCATTTAACACCGTTTTCAGTTTGTTTTAAGCAAAGAATATATGTCAAGGAGCATATTTTCTACCTCTTGTCTAGAATATAATTCCCTGTCTTGGGAAGATATTTCAAACAAAAAGTTTTCAATTTCTGACTTTAAATCAGCTGTTTGCTCCTGAGTCAATTCTAATGTCATATTTAATTCCGTATTTCTTGGCGGTGTTAATAATATTTTTTTCTTGAGATTCAGAAGATACCTGTATGGTTTTATTTAACAGATATCTATCGCCTTCATATTCAACTTGAATTGGAAAATTTAAATCACTTCTTTTGGACGAGTAAAACTCCTTAGAAGAAGCAACACTCTTATAGTAACCTATAAACATATATTATCCTTTAGTATGTGCTAAAAAAATCAGACTCCATAAAAGAGCCTTTGTCTTCTCTAAATGAGGCAACTTGCATGGACTGTATTTTGTCCATCAACTTTCTAGCTGACTCCGATGCTATTCTTGCAGCGGATTCCATGGCTTCAGCCAGATTGACAATTGCCTCACATGTTACTAGAGCAAAGTATTCATCCTCTGCAGCGTCCATAGCTGCAGCCTCTCGCTCTGCTTCGTTTTTTCCTACACGATTTGATTTGTAAACTTTCTTATATTTCCCTTCCAATATCTTGTACTGAGCTCTAGCTATTCCCGCAAATCTAGCTGCTCTACCGTAAACATTAGACGTTCTAGCGACCAGTGAAGCTATCTTTTCTATGCCTAAATCTACGACATCAGTTTCCGGAATTTCGATAAAGTATTTGTATGAATTATCGTTGTCATTGTAGGCGTCTATAACTTCTTTTAGCTGAGGGCCAAGGAACTGCTGTAACATTTCCTGAAGCTTTTCAAGAGTTGAACTATTCATTTAGTCTCCATTTTTAACAGATAGTAAAGTTCTTCATACGAGAACTCGTCTTCCAAAAGGGTTTGTTTAATTTTTTCTCTAACTTTAGACAAATGCTCTCTTACGGTATTTGGATGCTCATTGACAATTTGAGATATTTGGCTAGATCTTTTTCCATCAATGTATCTCCACTTTAAAAGCTGTCTTTCTTGTATGGATAGCTTATCAAATGGTCCTTCTACTTTCTCTCCCAAAACCCAGAATTCATCTATTTTATCAGTTGCCATTAGTTTTTCCATGCTGTACTCTATTGGATCAGCCTTAAACCCAACAACATAATCTTCGTCACTTTCATCGTTTGTTGCTTCGTCATCAAGGAGTGGGAAAGTCTTTCTGCCAAGTTGATCAATTAAAAATGTATCCACATTTTTCTTTAGAAGATAAAAAAAGTAACTATATAAAAATCCACTAAACGGTATCGGCCCCTTTGCTGAATCCTTTCTTTCGTACCTGCCTAGGCATTGGAAGAACGTCATGTAAACTGTCTGCCGAATATCTTCTTCATCGCCATATCTTTTAGTCATATAATGAATGCCCCGCATTGTTTCATTTACGACTTTTAGATTATTGCCCTTTATTTTATTTTTCATCAAAGCGAATCGGGTAGAAGGATCTTTTATGAATAAAGATATAAACCTTCTAATGTCATAATCATTTAAATTAAACTTACAGTGATACAGTAACGAAATATATTTCGTTAAAAAGTTACTAAAGACTTGTAGCAGTTCTGCTTGAGCTTTTTGCGAACCCCTTTTGCTATCTGCTATTAGTTTTTGCATCTCGTCTTCTGCTAAAGAATAATATTGTTCTTTATAACTTGTCATTTTTTTCCTTCCCAGCAAACTATATATTCGCTGTAATAATCTCTAAAATCTTCGTAAAAAATAATATTTGGTACTTCTAAATCTTTCATAAAGTTCTTTGCGTCGTTTGAATACTTACTTATGACGCAGGTAAAGTTTTCAAATTCATCTGGATAATATCTCTTAAACCTTTTTAATTTTATCTTACTCTTATCATCTAGGTATCCTTTTATTTCTACCCAATCGTTATTTCTATTTAAAAGAAAGTCTGGAGTATATCCTTTGGTTCCCCTCTTAATTGGGAAAGAAAAAACAGTAGGTTCAAATTGAAAATCAATTTTATAGATTCTTAATACTCTAACAAAATTTGCTTCCCAGCTAGAACGGACATTCATGTCTATATCTTTTCTGTATCCAGTTTTGGTATACTGATACGCGTTTCCTTTTTTCCTGGAAATTACAGCGTCGTTTTCAATTATCTCAGAATCAATAGATTTGTTCCTGATGTTTTTCAAATTGGGATGTTTTTTAAAAGAAGATTTCTCCAAAAAAAACTCTTCTGGGTTGACAATCTGTATGGTCATTGTGTATCCTTTATGCATCAAGATAATTCATACATAAAGTATACACTATCTTGGTAAAAAAATCAAAATAGGTTGCAAATCCAAAAGAAAGAGAGTACACTGTTCACCATGAACACTTTAAAGACAATCATCAACAGCATCAATCAGACGATCAACGAAGAGATCATTGACGACATGACCAAGGTTCTTGGTTTCGACCACCAGTCGGCTGTCAAAATGGTAACTGAGTTTGAGGATTTCGACCTTTGGCTCTCTGCTGAGGAAAATCCTGTAACAGACTTCTGATTGTTGCTTCAATAATAAAAAAAGGCCGGGGGAAACCCCGGTCTTTTTTTTTATCCATTACTCTTTTTGTTCCTAAAAACACCAGTTGGACAAGCCCCACTCTTTGCGTGATCACAGTACGAGCAGATCCGCACATTTGATGTTGCGGTAAAGTTTGTATCATTGATAATCTTTGTTATGGAACTTATTAATTTTAACTTTACATTTTCAATATCTTCAGGTGTGAAAAGATGGCCTTTCTTTTTACCAGATCTTAAGTAGTGCAGCTCGGCGTATATCTCTTTCTCTGGAAAGATATTGTGCATAGCCAGTGCATATATGCCTAGCTGTAAATTATTTGCAATATCCTTGAGGGTGACTTCCCATTTGCCAGTTTTATAGTCAATAATATTTACCCTATCACCGACAATATCGACCCTATCTATAAAGCCTATTATGCGATATGACCCTATAATGAAATCAAATCCTAATTCTTTTTCATAAATATTAAATTTCTTATCAGAATATTCATCATAAAATTCCTGTAGGATAACAGATCCAACTGATATTAAATCTTTTGGTATATTATCTTCTGGGTCCCAAATGGGAATATTTTTATTATATTCCTCTTCTAATTCGTTTAGGTCTAGCGTTTTATCATTATCTAAAACATTTTCTAGAACAGCGTGAACTATATTGCCCAGTACAGCTGGAGGATTAAATAACCGTGGCTCTTTAGCTATATAAGAATAAAAGTATTTAGCCGGACACTGTTGATATGTATCTATTCTAGAATAGGAAAAGTCTACCAAAGATAATAGTTCTAGATCTTGTAAATCACTATAACTTTTAATTTTAATTGAACTCAAAAATAACTCCTAATTACTCTTCGTCTGGATCAAATATCAATAATCCATTTTCATCGTATTCTTTTCCATTTTCATCTATTGTGTGTCCATTGTAAATATTTTTATAGCCACCACTTTTAATAGAAACCCATCCTGATTCACCTATTTCCATGTGATCACTTTCTTCATAGGGCCACATTTTCACCTCCTATAGAAACAGAAACTTCGGTAATGTCATCTGCATTTAGATAGTAATGAACAACAGTTAATAAATCTTTTAGATCATTCTTCGTAAGATAGAAACCAACACACGTACATTGAATAAAGAGCTTGTCTTCATATCCGTACGTTGGATCACTATATTCCGTTAGCTTTATGTTTCCCTTTTGAACAATTGCTGGTATCATTTTTTACTCCTCGTAAATAGTTACTGGATTCCAATTTGGATCATCCAATTTTTCTCGCATATCGTTTACGTAAGAATCCCAATCTCTTTCATCTTCCGTTTTCTTTTCATATCTAACCTGACCCTTAAAAGGGTTTGATTTAAATCTTGTAAGAATTAATTTTCCTTGTTTTGTTTTCCATCTTAAAACGCCGTTTTTACAATCGCAAAAATCTTCGTTATCAACAGATATCTTTAGGTCTGGATCATATCTTCCACTGCATCCATTGCAGCGTGTATATCTACCCTTGTCCTGGCATCTATTGCAGGAGGGACAGAACGACCAGCACCATTTTTCAACTGGATTTATTGTTGGCCCAATACTAGACATTTTCTTTCTCCATTCTAATAATATTTTCTATAACAGATTGAACTTTTGATGATGTATTATTCTTAAATTTAAATATATATTTGTGATTACCATTAGTCATTTGCATGAATACTGGTTTATCACCTTTTGTTGATTCAATTATACCATATATTTTTTCAATTAATGATGGAGAAAAGTTTTCATCTATCTCTAATATTATTGCCTTACCGCTGGAGAATATTTTTGAATCAACTTTTTCAGAAGAGTTATAATATAACTTAACTATTGAATTTTCTTCGTCGCCCTCTTTATTTACTGAACCATTAACTATTAATATGTCACCTTTAGAGAAAGGTGTTTCACCCAAATTTTTTAATGACTTTGGGAATACAATAATTTCAATATCAGAAGATATATCTTCCAATATTAACTTATACATTTTCATTCCCTTTTTTGTCACCATGGGTTTTACATCGCTTAATATTCCACCAATTTTTACTTGAGTATTATTAGATAGTTCTGATAAGTCAAATATTTCATAATCAATTTTTTTAGATAAAATGTCCCATATTCCATTAACAGGATGGTCGGTAACATATATCCCTAATTCTTCTTTTTCTATCTCAAGAAGTTTGATTTCTTGAATTCTATTTAACTCGTTATCCTCTATATTAAATAATTCATCAAGTGCACCAGCTTTAGCTAAATGTTCCAATGTGCTCTTTTTCAAAAGAGTTGCCCCACATCTTCTGAAAAAATCATGCATGTTTGTGTATGGCTTTGACTGATCCCTAATTGAAACTATATTTTCTGCTATAGAGTTACCGATTCCGTTAATTGCAGATAAGCCAAAAATAATAGAATTGGAATCTAATACCTCAAAGTCTATGCCAGAGTAATTTATTGACGGCGGCATAACGTTAACGCCTAATTTTCTACAGTCTGCCAAATATAATGATTGCTTGTCCTTGTTCCCTACAACAGAAGACATCAAAGCTGCCATATATTCCACTGTATAATTTGTTTTTAGATATGCAGTAATATAGCTAATCATTGCATAGCTCGCTGCGTGCGCTCTGTTGAAACCATAGCCACCAAAATATTCTATGTCGGAAAATATTTTATTAGCTAAAGTATCGCTTATTCCTGAATTTTTGATGCAGTCTTGAACAAATTTTGATCGCATATTAGCTATTTTGTCCATAAGCTTTTTTCCGATGACTTTTCTTAGATCATCAGCTTCAGCGGATGTAAAACCCGCTAGCTCTCTAGCAACTCCAAGAACATCTTCCTGGTATAACATAATGCCAAGAGATGGGCCCAATACCTTTTCTAACTTAGGATGCTCGTATTTAACCTTACTGCGACCATGCTTGCGGTCAATATACTCCCTATCCATTCCAGAGCCCATTGGGCCCGGACGATAAAGAGAAATTAGGGCCATTATGTCTTCTATGTTTTTAGGCTGAAGCTGCATCATTAGTTGACGCATTCCTGAAGATTCCAGCTGGAAAACTCCGATGCAATTACCACGACATAACTGCTCATAAGTATTATGGTCATCAAGTGGTATTTGATCTATGTCTATATCTATATCGTGATGTTTTTTTATTAACTTCACACATGAATCTATAATGCCAAGATTTCTTAGGCCCAAGAAGTCAATCTTTAACAGGCCGCATTGCTCCACTCTACCCATGTCCCATTGTGTCACCATGGGGCTATTAGCGCCCTTTTGCATAATAGGCAAGTATTCCGTTAGCGCATCTCTTGATATAACAATACCAGCTGCGTGCATGCCCGTTTGTCGAACTAGGCCCTCTAAACCAAAGGCAGCATCCACTATGCTTTTTGCGTCAGTATCTTTTTCATACAGCTGTTTAAAATCTTGAACTTCCATGCACTCAGAAAGATTCTTGGAAACGCCAAGAACTGGAGGAGGAACAAGTTTCGCAACTGCATCGCCTGCAGAAAAATCATATCCTAAGGCTCTTGCTGCGTCTCTAATTGACTGTCTAGCCCCTGTTCTGTTGAATGTGCAGATATGCGCTACATGATCAGATCCATACTTAGTTCTAGCGTAATTGATAACTTCATCACGATACCTATCGTCAAAGTCTAGGTCAATGTCGGGCATTGACTTTCTACCCTCAACGAGGAATCGTTCAAACATCAATCCAAACTTGATAGGGTCTAAATTAGTAATTTTGAATGCGTAGGATAGAATACTTCCAGCTGCAGATCCTCTTCCCCAGCCAACTCTTACATTATTATTTTTAGCCCAATTAACAAGATCTGAAACTACAAGAAAGTATTCAGTGAATCCCATTTCTTTTACAACACGAATTTCGTGATTTGCTCTATCAATAATATGCTGAGGAAGTGGATCCCCATATCTTTCACGCAAGCCAGTCCAAGCTAATCTATCAAAGTATTCTACAGAAGTTTCAAGAGTTGGTATAGGGAAATCAGGAAAGTGGATATCCCCAAAGGTTAAGTTTAAATCAACCATGTCACAAACATCCATACTGTTTTTTAGCCAGTCTGGATTAAATTTAGATGACATTTCATCGTACGACTGTAGATAAAATTCTTCGCCACTAAATGAAAATCTATTAGGTGTATGAATGTTAGCGTTTGTTGCAACGCACAACATGATGTCATGCGCTCTAGCATCGCACTTATGGACATAATGGCAGTCACCACTAGGAACAACTTTTGCACCTATAGTTTCTGCAATTTGTACTAATTGATTAAATACTTTTCTTTGTTCACCTAAGCCATGGTCTTGAACTTCTATGAAATAGTTTTCTTTGCCAACTATATCTTGCATCTTTTTAGCAGCAGCGAGTGCAAAGTTGTAATCATCTCTAAGTAGAGCTTGACAGATTTCGCTATTCAAACATCCAGAGAGTACAATTATTCCTTCCGCATGTTCAGAAATTAAATCATGGTCAATTCTAGGCTTTACGTAATATCCCTCAAGAAAGGACCTAGAAGACATTTTGATAATATTTTTATAACCTATTTTATTTTTAGCTAAAATGGTTATGTGATATGGACCTCTCTGTTCCCATTCGTTTTTAGAAGGGCCAGATCTTTCTTCTTCATCTCTATCAAATCTAGATTTTCTAGCTTGATAAAATTCAGAACCGAGAATTGGCTTTACCCCTATCGATGTGCCAGCGTCATAAAAGTCTAGCCATGAATGAATGTTTCCATGATCAGTAGTAGCTAAACCTTTCATGCCCAAAGACTTAGCTCTAGTCAAATATTCTTCTATGTCACCGTGTCCATCTAGCATTGAGAAAACGGTATGGTTATGGAGATTAGTCCAGTTTTTCATCAAATGCCTCTACCTCTGTCTGACTCATTTAAAGATTGATCTCTTGTTTCTCTATAGGTAATTATTACAACGCCACCACAGTACTTGCAGGGCACTGCCTTTCCCTCTTGGGCAAAAGGACTTCTATACATGTAGCTGTCTGGTTGATCTGACTTACACTCAGAACAAACACCAACCACATCATCCGGATCTTTTATATTATCCATTTTTATTCACCTCCTTTTTTTATACTTTTATATGCAAAGCGGACTGGAGAAGGTGAAGATTGATCTTGCGTTTCCACGTATTTGTCCCCAACTTTAATCCACTTATTTCTTTTCTCCAAAGAACATTCTCCACAACCAACACCCACAGCATTAGCTCTTTCGCACGTGTAAGGTCTGCCGCCTATTCCAAGCTGTCTTCTTTTGATCCAGTCATTTATGTGACTATTAGTTTTCTCAATGTTGTAATCATCGCAATTACTTAATATGCCATGAAGAAACTTTACAGATTCATCGTTATATGTCAGGATGGAGCATAGAAATAGTCTTGCTTCATGTTCTAGATATTTTTTTTCTATAGCTTGTTGCCACAGTCTTTTAACGGCATGGCAATTTTCTACTAGACTTTTAGGGGTGAACTCTTTTTCTGATTCTTGAAATGATTTAAATGCAGACGATCCATGCTTATTGAAGTAACCAATAAAATCTTTAGACTTTTCCTTGTGCACTTCTAACTCGTACGTAAAACCCCTAAACCACTCATTGGCTTTGGCGCTGAACTGCTGCTCTGGCACTATGTTTTCAGAGGGGCTCTTGCAATAATCTATAATTGCTTCTAGGCCGGATTTTAATCTTTCTTCAGAAATTATATTTTTATATAAACCAGTCTCCTGGTGTATACTGCCAGCTAATCTCCACATTCTTCTTGCGTCATATACGCTAAAATCTAAAGATTCAATGCCTAATTTAGATTTAATATTTTCTGCTATGAATCTAAATATATTTGGTAAGTTGTTTGATGGGTTTATACCAAGGGCTATTGCTTCACATTCAATGTGGAAACCCTTTTTCCCTGTAAAGTAAACAACGATAGAATGTTTGGGTATAAAATTAGACAAATATTCATAAAGCTTTATGCAGTCATTTAAAGACTTTTGTTGATCTTTATTATCAATATCAAAGTAAAGAGAAGCTAATCTAGTAGCAGAATCCAGGCTCTTGTCGTTATATCTCCATATTGAAGTGTATAACCCTGTGTTATCGTTTTGTTTTACAAAATTGTCTAACTCCACATCAGTTATTAGAACTGGGAGATCGTTATTCTTAATTCTAATAACTCTATCTAAATTCTTAACATACTTTGCTATTTCAAAGTATTTCCAGTTAGAAATATATTTAGACTGGTCATCTGGCATCTTCACAGTATCTTCACCTTGGTATCGCTATAAATATTAATTTTTGCAACAACCTCTTCCGAGATGTTGTCTGCATTCGTTCTGTAATATACTGACTCTTTGATTATATCATCTAAATGATTTAAAATAAACGTTCTATTTACAATACGCTGATCTTTAGTCAGCTTGCTTTCTCCATTTTTCATTTATAAGCTCACTATCTTCTATAACTGTATGGATCTTACTTGCTATATTATCAGCAATGTGCACAATATAATCTAGGTACGTAATTGGATATGTTTCTGGAACCGGAGACCATGGCCCTAGGTGGCACCTAACTAGTCTTAGTATCGCCTGTATAGACTCTTCTGCTATAAACAGACTTGTTGACTGGGAATCATTTCCATATTCTTTATCATACATCTGGCAGTTCTGCACAAATTTAGCCACCGTATAAGGGTGCATTGGGTCATAGTGAAAAGAAGATGGATCATTAAAATCCGGAATACCCTTAGTTACATCATGAAGCAAGCATGCAGCTATGATTACATTTCTTTCATCATCTGATAAAGAATAAGAATCAGCTAAAATGCAAGCAACTCTGACTACTCTTTTTGTGTGCAGGACATTGCCACCATGACCATGCTCATCTGCTGGATGATACTTTCCAGAAAAACTAGAAGGAATGTCCCAAAAAATTTCTGCTTTCAATAAAACAGACCTAACAAAAGAAACTATTGCGTCATCAGTAATTAGATTTATCTCATCTATCAGTTGATTCAATACGTCGTTTTCTGTTTCAAAAACACTTTTTTTATCTTCTTTTAGAATTTCATCTAAGAAATTTTTAGCCATAATACAATACTCACTTTACCTTTACTTTACTTGACTTGGGAAAGACCATTTTGAACAAGGTGTATCAAATGGGCACTTTTTGCAATAATACGTTAAACCTCTTCTAGGTGCAAAAATATCTTTGTCTTCTATTGTAGCGCACCAATAATTAATTGACTCAATATCCTGTTCAGTTATTTCGTATTCATTAAATTTTAAATTAGTAGACATTAAATCTACATAACCAAACTTTGTTGATGACAGCTTTTCAGAATGAAGATTTTTAAAAGCTAAATACATTGAAGAAAAATCAACTTGATAGATCTGCCTATAACTGTTTTTGTAATTAAAAATGAATTTAACAACATAATTTTGTCCAGCATGTCTGTATATTAAATCAAATTTATCATGTATTCTCACCGTTTTATCTACAGTCACAACGTATTCATCCCCAATAGAAATTGGAATTGCGTCTAGTTGACTATATGTGTCGTGAAAATTAAGAAGAGTATTTGCTGCCTGTGTAGTTAAGCTCGACATATTGCCGTATGCACTTTCATGCTGCTCTGTCATTAGATCATAATGGGTTGTATCTTTTGGAAACCAGATTTTTTCCCATCTATTTAGAAGAGAAGAATAAGAAGGTGTAATCCCCGCTTGTTTTTTAAACCAAAAAAAATTTATTATACTCTTTAAACTATTTTCAAACTTCAATGTATAAAGATCTCTAGAGTAAATTGTCTCTGGAAGTTTTTCCTGATACCTATAATCATATAATCTTTCACAAGTTTGAAAGTCTTTTATTGAATCAGTAGTTAAATCTAACATCAATCAAATCCTTCTCCATTAAGCAGATCTTGCAAATCTGTACTTTCAGTATATGAATTTTCATCAACAACTTGATAGTCTTCATATATTTTCTTTTCATCATTATAACGAACCAATGGTGGATCATAAAGAAAAGCAGAACCAGTTATTCTATTCTTTGGTATCTGCAGCTGCATGATATTCTCATCTTCGGTTTCATCTTGGGTCGCCAAACGTTTTTCGGTGATAAAGATAGTTACTGCACACTTTTGCTGAATAGCAAGAGAGCCACCAGTGTCAGATTGCTGGACAACCTCTCTTCTTTCTTTCATTCGATTGGCGTTTTCTTGCGCAGTTATTATTAGAGCGCAATTCATATCTCTAGCTAGCTTTTCCAGCTTAACCATCATCTCTTCAAATTCGCCCCATCGTGGCTTGCCTTTTCCATTGCCTCTGGTAAACATCGACTGTATTGTGTCGATGATCAAAACATCAGGAACCTTGTCTGCATGGCCTATTAAATCTCTAAGCCAAAATTCCAGATCCTCAAAATATGGGGTATCAGGGTCATGCCTAACCATAAGGCGATCACCCCATTTTTCTAATCTAGACTTAAAAATAGATATGTAATCTAGCTTTTCTTTTTCTGACCACTTTTCCGCTTCAGAATATACATTCTTACCTATAATCTGGGTCATCAATATTCTTTCCCAGTGGCCAACAGCTTCTTCGAAATTTACATACAGAACTCTATGACCAGTGTCTAACCAATGATTGGCCAAACACTTTGCAAATGTACTTTTGCCTTTTCCTGATGGAGCAATGATTGCATGAACAGCTCCCTTAAAAAATCCACCATCTTCAGTATAACCCATTGCTTTATTTAGAGCCTTAAATTGCGTTGGCATAAAGCTTGGTATATCGAGCAGATCATCCGCCCTAGACATAATATCTGAAGCAGTGGTTAGCTTATCAAATGGATTGTACTTTATAGAGTTTTCCAAGTCTTTAATCTTTGAAGTTAACTCTGATATTCTTGAGGTATCTTCTTCAGACTTAAGGCCCTTTTTGTTTATTAGTATCTGTAGTTCTTGTAGATAATTTATCTGTTTTCGCTTATTTGCTTTGTGCTTAATTAGCTCTAAAACAGACTCCTTACTTCCAACATCAATACCAAGAACAAAGTCAAGCATGATTGATAGTCCGGTGTCGCCACCAAGAGCATTATAAATATCTGTTTCTGACTGAAGCCAAACTTTAAATGCTACAGGATCTACTACATCTAATGCCGTGGCACGATAGAATCCCAGCAACGCTTCATAAAACTCATGTACGCCTTTTTCTCCATGAATAATTCCTACTATGTCACTAGGAAGATTGTCATTAAAGAATTGTACAGCCCCAGGCTGCTTAAGGCATAATGAGAACGCATGATACTCTATCGGTGACTTTTCTAGATCAGGTACTTCTTCTGCGATCATCAATTTTTGAACCTTTTATTTTTCTGTATAGTTTTTTCTTGTACTCAGAATTTTTCTTTTTTGCTTCTTGATAAGCTGGATTAGACTTTATGGAAGTCTTGTGAACTGGCTTTGAAACATGATCAGTTTCTCTTATTGCTGTTAACATTCTATCATATACAGCCTGCTCAGTTAGCAGATCATTGTACCTAAAAACTATTAGAGCTATTCCATTATCTAGGCAATACTGGACTTTTTTTTCATCTCTTTTTTTAGCTTGTTCAAAATCATACTTTGACTCAAAAAATCTACTAGTGTAGTAAAAGTGCTGTCTGCCATGATACTCTGCCGCTATTTTATACTTAGCACAAAATACATCAAACTTTAACTTGTCACCAATATGATATTCGTTAATAATTTCTTCTCCAGGAAGGAGCTTTTTCATAATTAAAGTCAGAGCTGTTTGGCCTCTAGACATTTTTTTTCTAGAGTTTTTTAACCAAGATAAACCAAGAGAATTGATTTTTTTATTAACTTCAGCTATAGAGACATTTAATTGCTTTGCGATTTCGCTAACAGATAAAGACGTATCAAAAAGAAGATCAGTAAGGAATTCTATGTCATCTTCTTCTAGCTTTTTGTATTCTTTTTTCATGCCACACTTACTGTTTGAGGAGTCTTGCTCAAACTTAATGTTTTGCCAAAATCTAATATTGACATATTTAGATTATCCCAAATTTTGGAAGCAAGCGCCAAACCAAGCACTCCGCAATCCATGATGCAGTAATCTACTCCGCCTTCAAACTCTGTCAACTGGGCATATATGTTATCTAGCTTTTCGTAATAGTTTGTATATGCAACGTTGATTATGTGGGCACTATTGCCAAAATGTTTTTGTATTAGCTTTTTATCATGGAAAGTGATTACAACACTTGGTGAGTTTTTTATGTAATAATTCACGGTTGAATTATAAACATCTTTATTGTTCATATAATAATATTCAAAAATATTTGAATAGTAATATGTACCATTCTTATGTAGGCCTATCTTATAATGCTTTCCATCTTCTATATCAGAAACTAACGAGTGAGATATAGCCTTCATCATCATCGGATCGTTGTTCTTCAATGAAGCTATGACGCTTTTTGCAAAATGAGATGGAAAAGAGTTATCAGAATTCTTACTAAGTGCAATAATTGCAGACTTAGTTACATTAATATAAGAAAACTTTTTGTGTTTTTCTAACGCTAAAGTTAGATTAGTTATTGATTCAGCTGGATTTAGACAAGTCATTTTTTCTCCTAATTAAATTCCAAACGTACCCCAGTCAATTAAGACTGGGCTTTCGTCCAATATTGAGTTGATGTGATCTCCGTTATGATATTTGCCACCATCTATTTCTGAATATCTTGAATACTTATCTTTCTTGTCTGAATCCTTTATGTATCCCAAGTGCTGCATAACTAAACCTGAGTTTAGCCACCAGTTTCTTTGTCGAACCCAGTCAACGACATACGTTGGTTCCGATCCGCAAGCAAGCTGTCTGTCGGCAAAGCCGCCGTTAGGAAGGAATCTAAAAATTCTTGAGCTATTATTAGGCGCCCACAATTTGTCTACTCTATACTGAGATTCGTTCCACATATGATAAAATCTAACATTGACAATATCATTTGGCGATTGAGCCAATACATCTCTTATAGGTAAATCATTTACGTGATATAACATTTCGTCGCAATCTATAGCAACAATCCAGTCGCCAACAGAAGCAAACTTTTCCAAATTTGACCAAGCAAATGCTCTGAGCTTACCCTCATGTACTCGGAATAAGGGCTCTGGACTCTGAAACACCTCGGCATACTTTGATGCTATTTCCGGAGTGTTGTCATCGGAACAGTCATCAGTAAAAATAATTTTATCAACCTGTGAAGACAGTCTTTCTAGAACGTTTTCTAAGAATCTATCAGATTCATTTTTGCCTATCATTTGAGCTATTATCATAAAATATCCAATCTTTAAAAGTAGCTTGAGGGGGATCTCTCCCCCTCAAGCATAAACAAATACGTTTGCTGAACTACTCAGCCGACGAGCTGATCGTGGGCCTCAACAGCCGAAATGCGCTCGATCTCAACGTCCTTGAAGATTACCTCTCCAGCAACTCCAACTGGACGACGACCAGTCGACATTGCAAGCTTTTCCGCCTCGGTCTTATTATTAGCCTTGACGATTGAGGTTGCTGTTACTGTGAAATACTTCAACTTATTATCTGACATTGTATTACCTTTCGTTAATTTGATGGATAATTGACTGCGATATATTCTATCGCATCTTGCATTGATAGTGCAAGCTTTGTGGCCATATATTTCAAATAAACCCTATCTTTATTTGCGTCACAGCAGAAAACTACTGCTGGCTGATTATTGAATTTAGCCCAAGCTAACTCAAAATCAGTTCCTATATATGGGCGATCTTTTATCATATATTCGACAAGTATTATATCTGCTCTACGTTGTAGAAACAAATTTTTTTCAACAATTTCTTCTGGAGTTTCATATTCTTTATCAAAAATTAAAGTGGGGTCTAATACATCATAGCCAAAAAGATGAAGCTTTTCAGTAGCAGATTTTCTCCAACTACGACCATACTCTTCTACGCCTTCTATGGCTCCAGACAAAAATATTTTAAGCGGCATACGTTGCTCCTGGCCAGTAATATTCTAGATCATTTGGTTCATCAAAGTATTGTGAATAATATTTGAAATCTTTTCGAAGGAGATTTGATCTGTGTGATCTGTGGAACTGTTCATCGCCAAACCAAACTGGCATAACCACAGTGCCTGGATCTATCTCTTCATAAGACATGTTATTATTATACCCTCTGCGAATCCACTCTCTAATAGTTATATTTTGATACAACTTCAAGGCAGACTCATAGCCAGTCCACATTAACGTGACTGGATGATTTCGCCAACCTTTCGTAGGCGTTCTCTCAAGTAAAATATTAAGAACTTGAAATGTCTCAACACGTTGTTTCCCCAATCTACGGTAGTCTAATACTTCTACTGACTTTTGGAAATCAGCATAAGGTAAGAATGTTTGCACTTTAATCCTTTTTGAATTCAGTAAATGTTTTGTCGCCTACACCAAAGTATTCTCTGGCTAGACCAGAAGCTATTATAGCATCATTGAGACACTCTCCGGCTTCATTCCATACTTTTGCTAGAACTCTTCCATACTTTTCGTTCTTGTCAATGATAGTTTCTATCTTAACCTTATGATTTGCAGCTGTCAACCATTGATCAGTAAATTCTTTTGCGGCTAAGCCCATTTTCTTTTCTTCAATATTGGAAGTGCGACTCTCTGGAGTATTAACTCCATAAAGGCGAACTCTACCTTTCTTCAAAACATCAAAACCAAGATCAATAACAATATCGAAGGTATCACCATCAATTGTCTTCTTGACCTCTGCATTGTAAATCCAGGGGTTTAATTTATCTTTCATATCAATTCCTTTTTTATATGTTAATTATTTTTTCTGCTATCCATTTTATAACTGGGCTAACTGCACCGTTGCCACACATTTTATATCTTGCGTTATCTGAATTCTCTTTTCCGTCCGCTCTATAAATTGTATGGTTATCGTTCCAGCCCATAAGTCTTTCGCACTCAAGAGGTGTTAATCTACGTACTTTTTGTAAGGACTCCTCTAATACTAGATTTTCCCCTCTACTTGAGGGGATTCCTCCTTGGCCACCGCTTCTAAGGCAGCTAGCAAGTTCTGTGGCATCGTCTTGTTTTCCCTTAGTATTCTTCGCAAGATTCCCTGAGCTGCTTTCTTTGATAGGTAATATTTTATCAGGACATCTTCCCGCGATTGCAGGATCAAAGACAGAGAGCAAATAGATTCTTCTACGTCGCTGGGGCACTCCAAAGTATCTAGCATCCAAAACTGCCCATTCGCTGAAAAGCGCCCCTGCTTCATCCATTTGCCAGAGAACTTGCTTGAAATCTGAGCCTGAGTTAGATGACAGGGATCCTGTGACATTTTCCCAGATTGTCCATTTTGGATATTCTCCATTTGATTTTTCTCTCATTTCTTTTATTACCCTAACAGCTTCATAGAATAAGACTGACTTACTGCCAAGCAGACCGCTTTTCCCTCCCGCAGTAGATAGATCTTGACATGGCGAACCGAAGGCAATTAGATCAACGAATGGCAATTCATAGCCTTTAATATTTTTTATGTCTCCATAAAGTGCAACATGAGGCCAATGATATTTTAGAGTTTGTTGACAGTTTTCATCTATTTCAACCTGAAATGCACACTCTAATTTAGCGGAATCTAACCCTAAATCTATACCACCAACACCAGAAAATAATGAGCCATATGTCTTTAGTGGCAAATTAATCTCTTTCTATTCCCATATAGTCGCAAGCTTTACGAAATATTGATTGACTTTCTTTGAATTTGGAATCAGCCTCTCCGCCTACGGCAGATGATTTGTGCCAGCTATGACCAATAGAAACGCTTCCATCATAGACTACGTTATAACCTAGATGTCTAGCAAAGTAAGAGCACCAGGTTTCTTCATAATAATGCGGTGTAGGAAGGAATGCGCCAGTTGCATCAGGATACATTTCTCGATACTTTGGATGATTTGTCAGTGCATTCCATACTTCACGACGAATAAAATATGCAGATCCAGATACTGTAACGCAATTAATTCTATCTCTATATAATTCATCATTAAAATCGCTTTGACGCCAGCCACGATGCTTTGGTGCCGTATTGGTGCCAATAATACCGGCATGCGTGATGAGACCGTTTTCGTCTCTCTGTTTAGGACCTAGAATATGAATATCTGGATTCTCATCAAAAATATTTGCTACTTTAACCAAGTTTTCATTATCCATCCATACGTCAGCGTTCAGTAAGCAGATAATGTCAGATGAACCCTCAGCTGCTAACTGATTGCATGCGGCGGAGTAACCAATATTATAGTTTTGATAGAATTTCCTAATTCTATATCTTTGATAATTATACTTTAGCCAGTCTACACTATCGTCCGTAGAATCATTATCTGCAATGTAAAGATTCCAAACTCTAGGATGGTTATGAAGATCATTATGAAGGCAGTCTAAAAACCTATTCAATAATGGTCTTGTATTATAGTTAACTACACATAAATCAATCATTGTTTACTCTTTCAATATTTGTGATTGCACTGAAGGCGTTTTTGGGACTCATACCAAAATCGACTAAATTAAGGAACTCATCCTCAACTATATCTATTGTATTTGAATCGTAAAATTCAATTAATCTATTTAGATATTGCCCAATATTTGGTTCATTAATTTTTTCTATGAGCTTTTTTCTAGAATGAGACTTGCCAATGACGGAGCCAATAGCAAACATTACCAACAAAAAAGTTAACTTTTCACCATTCTTCATATTCATCATCTTGAAACTCGTGGCGATTCTCACTTGCCTGTGCCCTAACCAAGTCTGCAACATCTTTGTAGTATTGCACGTGCTCTTCTTCTGTTTCCATGGAAACAAAATCGTAGGTCTCTGCTATATGCAAAGCCACATCATATGGAATAACAATGGCTGTTTCGTCCACATTTAATTTCAGACTAATTTTTTTCTTATATGATTGTTTCTTACTCATTACTTTCTTCCTGGTTATTTACTTTATGTATACTTATGCTATCTGTATCTGGTTCAAATGTAATAAAGAAAACATTTTTATCATCTACAGAATAACCCTCTGGTGGTGGACTTTCTATTGCAATTTTTTTTGAAGAACAACCGTATACTTGGCTGTGATCTTTGTAGACTAAAATATAGTTTAGCTTAGCTGCTGGCACTTTTTACCTCTATAGTTTTTACTGAGCATTTTTTCAAAAACTCCCTAACCTCACACCAATTGCTGTACGAGGTATCGGAAATATAGTATACAGTTTCAACTGTTGAATTTGCAATTAGCTTTGCACAAGAGAAGCATGGCGGTCCATTGACATACATCTTTTTCGGTCTTGCAGAATAATCTGAATGAAGAAGGGCGTTAGCTTCTGCGTGCACAGCTATGCAATTATCATATATTGAACCATTTGGTGAATTCTCTAAATATCTTGGGCACCCGCCATCTTCACAGTGCTTAAGGCCACTGGCCCCACCATTATAGCCCATACCAACAACATGACCAAGGTCATCGACTAGTATTGCAGAGTATTTTCTTTTAGCGCATGTAGAAAATATTTTAGATATTTCTATACATAAATTCATGTACTGAAAATCTTTTCTTGATACGAAATCAACTACCATACTAATAACCCACCAGCAATAGCGCCCGCAATAATACCAAGAACTACCGCTACAATTTTCTCTTTTCTTCTAGATCCATCTAATGATTGTTGGAATATCTGTAATGATATACACCAATTAAGTAGAAAAGAAAATATTAACAACTTTAATATTTCTACAGCTATCATAACTCGCCAACAAGTAGTGGTATTGAAACAGGAAACTTATCTATAACTAAATCCCTAACCGCCGCAGCGTATAATTGTATTTCTTTTTGCGAGTCTTCGGCTAGTCTTTGAGAAAGAAACAATGCTATTGACTGAAGACTACATGACCATCTATATATGACATACATGCCATACGCAGGGAGGAAAAGTCTAGCCTGCTCTGGCGCCACTCCTGAGTTTATAGCCATAACATAATGAGCTTCTCCTTGCTCTATATAATCCAGTAGTTGCTGAGACAGAATTGCTCCAGTCCAAGGATCAACTGGGCCACCGGACCCCTGCTTTTTATTGTCTGGGGCCAATCTCCAGTCATCCTTTGAGGGAATATGAAATTCTGGATCCATAGTGATATAACGTCTACTTGACTCATTCCACGAATCCATTGTGTGATCAGATCCCACAACATACTTCCAGTGCTGACGAGCAACCATTAAGGGAGCCTTGAATTCAAACGTTGCAAACGCATGTCTAAAGGGTGACATGTGATTTTCTCTAGCAAGGAAATGCAGCAGTCGTGCATCAGATACCGACATTTCTGTTGATTCTTTCGCAAACGATGCTCTAGCGGCATTAACTATTGAAAGGTCTGAGCCCATAACGTCGACAAGTCTAACATAACCCTTGTCTAGTACTTCAATCAAATTATTAGTTTTCTCCATTTTCAAAATCCTCATCATCATCTTCATCATCTTCGATTGTAAAAATAACAAAATTTTCACTTATAGAATCATTAAAGTCTTCAGACATTCTATACAACAAACCCAATTTTTCAAACTCTTCACTACCAGGCTGTGCAAAATCTAGCTCACCATTGTTTAAGTCTTCAATTATTTCAGCAATATTGCTTAAGGCATCGATTAAAGATCTCTGCATTAAAAGCAAATCCTTGACAGTTAGTGGGCTATCTTTAGAATATGTTTCTGAAAAATCTTTTAACTCTTCTGAATTAATTATTTCAGAAAACTTTTTTTCAAAATCAGGATCTTCTGACATGTTACACCTTTGCGTTATCTTTTATAAATTTAATCTCGCAAGAATCTGTTGTACAATACTGTTCGCCTATCGCATCTGCTGCAAGTCCAGCATAAATTCCATCTAAATCAATTGGTAATAGATTTTTTGATGACTCATCATAGTCATTTTGCTCTATTTGAGTATATGGCATTTGTGGATATACAAAGTTGCCTTGAGGCAAGAATGATACGGTTTTGAGCTGACCGTCATACATATGCAAAACGGTACCCACATGATGCTTTTCTTCCTCAGAGTCAAAAGATATAGTTACAGAAACAGAGTTATCCGACCAATATCTTTGTGCTGTTGCAGCCAAAGACATTTTTTCAAATATTGTTACATCTTTTTCTGATCTACGTGCATCAGACTTGATAGGGAAGAATACAACAGAAGTAGTATCTGGAGACTCAGATGCAGGTTCCACTCTATAATTAGCCATTTGGAACAGTGGAAGCATGGGGTCGTCATTTGCAAATCTTATTGCTCTCAAAAAGTATTTGCCACCAGGAGTCCAGTGTACGCCAGGAGATTCGCCAGCTAAAATAGATACAGTGCCAGATGGCTTAACTGTTGTGGTCTTGATTGATTCACGTATACCAAGCCATTCTGAATAAATATTGTCATATCTCTGAACGGTCTGGTACCCATTGTCAAGCCACTCTCTTAGTACTGGCAAACCTAATCTGTCAGCAAAGTTAGCGACACCCGAAACAGATGTGCCAATTCTGCGATTTCTTTGCATGATAGCGTTTGTTTCCTCCCAGTGAGTTGGGAGCAAGGTAACAGTCTTTGCATACAGATAGGCAAACTTCAGTGTTCTCTTAAAGTCTTCTAAGGAGTCATGTCTATTTAGATATGTCTCAACTAGCGTACAACACTCGTAGGACTCTAGGGACTGCTCTGCGCATGGATTATAGCCTGCTACACGATGGTCTTTATTATTTGGCGGATCAGCCAATCGGCCATACTTTCTTGACATGTCCATCCATATGACACCAGGTTCTCCATTTCTAGATATACCGTCAACAATTGAAGACAAATCTGTACCAACAGATGTTTCTACGGAATTATTTGACATCCAGCCCCAGCCTGGAGATTCGGCGGAGTAAGAGTTTCTTTCTGGAAACTTATCAGAATTTTTTAAATTAAGGAAGTCTTGATCATCTAAACGACCAATTAAAAGTTCGGCGGATCTGCGAACATTACCGGATACAACACAAACACCTATGGTGTTACCAATGTCAGCTATGTCTACTCTAGTTAGTTTTTGTCCAGCTCTTCCATCAAACATTCTTCTAATATGATTATGCAGTTTGATCAATGGATCTGGGCCAGCTGCTGTACCACCAAATGTTTTAATTGGAGTACCGGATGGTCTAATCAAGGAGTAGTCAAACTGCAAAAGGTTTTGATCTGGCTTTAAATAAGAGTTAATCAAGGAAACTACAGAATTAACCCATCCTTCACGAGAGTCCTCAATTGTGTCAATAACCATCGATTTGGTTGGTTCATATATGTTGAAATCTTTATCTGCGCCCTTATCATCAAATCCCACGCCAACGCCCAACATAGATGCCTCCATCAAAAATCCAAACGGCTTAGCGGGATTTAACTTGGTCATTTCTGATGTACTCACAAAAGCGCAGTTCTGTAAAGCAGCGGAGTTCTTTTGTACCATAACAATAGGTGTGCCCATGACCCATAGTCCTCTACCTGGCGGTGTCCACTTTAAATTGAACAATCTATCAAAAGCCTCTTTTGCAGAAGACTGAGCCTTAATGTCATTCCACGGAAGTCTATTCTTCTTGCAATGCTCCTTTTGTAGGGAGTACATCCCATTAATAACTCTTTCACATACATCTACCCATGTTTCTTTTGTGCCATCTTCTTTCATTCTTGAATATGTTCTTAGAAACGTAATTTCGCCAACAGAATTACCCGCAGCGTCCGTATAGCCAAATGGTGCTTTTAATTTCTTATACGCTTCCACAAAATCATCACTTAAACGAAAAGTAAACATTGATGAACCCTCAGACATTTTGTACTCCTACCTTTTTAATATATTGACTGTTTGTTTTATTTAATTCTGCTAATTTTATTTTCTTTATTTGGTCTATTGAATAAACCTTATGTATTTGTTTTTCAAAAAAGTATCCACTTCTCCAGTTGAATACTTTATCTACATTTGACTTATGGTTAATAAATATATTGCAAATGACTGCTCCACCATAAGCTTTGACTAGATTTGATAACTTTACCTTTAGCGCACTCATATCAATGTTTGAGCAATTTTCATTTTCTTCGGCCTTTTGATATAGCCAATTGTAAGCCTGTCTTGTTATCGGAGAAATATCTATGGGGTCTATAATGCCAACTTCAATTGCTTGATTTCTAAGAAGTACAACTTTTAAGTCTTCCTCTAATATATCAAGATACATGGAAAACCAATCATGCTTGTTAAATTGTGCCCATCCAGTGCACCAGAACAATAGGTTGGTAGGAGGATCTGGTATTGCAGTTTTTTCCACAAAGGGCAAAATCGTTGCACAGCTGATTGCCTTTTTGACATGCTCCTTAGCCAAATCTTCGTTACGAAGTTTGTTGACAGAATTTGTCCATAAAGTCTTGATTGGCTGCTCCCAACTAACGTCAGCAACATATAGTCTTAGATATTTTTCTGCAACAGATAATGGCAGTGTCTTGTTTGTAATTGCTTCCTGAACTTCTTGTATAGACATCCTCAATCCTAAATAAGCTCACATAAATTGGTTTAAACATATATATTTGCCAGTATAAAGAGACAGCCCCGTCGATTTCAGACGGGGCCGTTGCTCTATCGGCTTTCTGACGGATATATTATATCACGCCATAGCCGTTATGTAATGCTAAATCAGCCTTTCAAAGTTGCTGCACTTTCTGCGTCACCAATCTTTGTGGCGGCAAAACCTTTAATTACGCTTATGCCAGCAGCAACAGCAGCTGTTGCAGCAGACTTAAGCTCATCAACACCACCAACTGTATAAACAGCTACAAAAGCCTGAACTGCTGTCCAAACTGCTCTTTCAATAATATCTTTATATAATTTAGTCATACAACTCCTTTGTTAAGAATACTTTTTTCGAACCAACTTCTCTATAAGAAGATGAAAAGTTAAACCTAACCACGCTCCTACTGGTATTATTCCTGTTAATGGTTTTTCAGTTAATCTCCAAAAAGATCTAGTTAAGGTCTCAATCTTTTTGGACTTTATAGCGTATATGTCATACGCTATAATTCCTAATACTAATCCTCCCCAAGCGATTGTACCACTTTTTCTTTCTTCTTTTTCAAGAATCAAAGGGGAACTTATAGCATCAGAGAGCTTGAGCCGAAGGGACCCCATACCACTCTTGAACTTTTTCACGACCATAGTCTCCAGTTGTATTAGCTTGACCATAACCAGAAGTGAATATAACAGAGCTTGTTACACCCTGGAACTCACTTGGCTTGAACAAGCCAAACGATGCCGGAGCACCTCCGGCTTCAGTTCTTGGTCCATGGCCAGTGTCAGCAAATATATTAGCAGATGTTACGCCGTCAAAGATGTAATTATTGTAAAGAGAATATTCTCTAACTCTTGTTCCGGCGTGACCATAATCAGAAGGGAAGGCCTGAGCGCCAGCAAGACCCTTATATTCTAGAGGTCGGAATCTTGCGCCATCGTATGTTCCAGTGCCATCTGGGAAGGTGCCAGATAGAGGGTGGATATAAAGTGATGTTCCGTTAAACACCTGTGACAAGAATCTATTACCTGGGAACTGACCTGTTCCAGGTGCAAAATGATTGTCAGGGGCACCGTCTAAAACGTGACTAGTGCTATAAAGTGGGTAGAAAGAATATGTTCCAGTACCCTTAGACTTTCCAGTCATTGTAGTGTATGGGTTTACCATCTCGGACGATGATCTACCCTTTAAAACTGGTCTAGGTCCTACATAAAAAGTAGCCATTTATTTTCTCCTTGTCAGAAATCCGTATACTTATAGTAATTTTAAGTTAGATATATTCAATGATTAAATCAGAAAGAACCGGGGCAGTCTTGTCATCTAGCTGATTAAGAGTTACCTCTATCCAAACATGATTATTTGCACCCGGATTAGTTAGGCTATAAGTGCCGGCGTCGTCATATATAATCCTATAACTAAACGCTTCGTCCAATTGGCTTTCTGCTACGTTATATATTTTTGGTGAGACATTTGTCACTTCTTCTATTACCTCGCCAGCTGGGGCAGAATACTTTATAATCATTTTTCCAGTCTGTAGATACTTTTCATACTTCACATCAAGATCAGACAAACCATATGTATATACATATTTTGATGTCTCTGTTAAATAATTCTTTTGATGCATCTTTACTCTTATGGCGGTTATGTTTGCCTCTGGAAACTGGAAGCAGAGGGGACCAGAGTTTTTTATAGAATCAGAACCAAGGACTGACCATCCACCAGGAGCAACCTTGCCTATTGCAGAGGGTACGGAATCATAGAAGCTATTCTTATTTAGGGGTATCCAAGTATCTGAAGATGACAAAGATGGATTATCTACCGTTGTATATTCAATTGAATATATTTCGCAGCCAAAAGATGGGAAAGGATTTAGTTTTATGACATTAGACTTTAATATACCTACCGCATCGTTGGGTATTTGAACATACAGCATTAGCTGTGCCCCAGTTGTTGGGTTGGTGTCTGAAACCACCGTTCTTCTCCAAACCTTATCTGGAGCATCCAGTATGCAATTGTATATTGGAGTACTGTCTATAACTGCCCCAGAAGTGTCAACTCCAGCATAGGATATGTCGATTCTAGTCTTAAAATAATCAGGCACTATTTGACCTACTCCTGATTGGCCAAATTTTAGCTTAGAGAATGAACCGCTTGAAACCTTTGGCAAAGTTACAATATTATAAATTGGATCAAAACTTAATAGCTCTGTTCCAGAAACAGCAAAACTTGTGCCAACAAAATTGGCGTAGTCAAGCTGCGAGAAAGAATATATTGACAATACATTCGAAGCAGACTCTAAAGCTGTTACTCTATCACTTAAGTCCTGTATTGCATTAGCTAGGAATACATGATCTTTTAAAACTCTTTCAAAAGCCGTAGCCAACTTGGCATCTATGATATTTGCCCGATTATAAAGATAAACTAGATCCTGATAATTTTCCTCTATTCTTGCGTTATAATCGGAACTATCTACAGGACCATTATATTTGTAATCTCTTTTTTTAGTCTTTAATATATCTGCCATATCATTCACCGTTTTCTAATCTAGAAACTTTATTAATTAATCTAGACAATTTACCACTCAATTTATTAGTGGTATCTATTGTCAGTTCTTCTAATGCTGGACTTGCTTCATCAATATATGTCTGTATGCCAGGAAAGTCGTAAGCTATACCATCGTCTAACCTAGCCTGCTCTGTATAGTCTGTTATATCTCCAACAAAATATGTTATCTTATCTAGGATTGAATCATCTATTTCATCCAAATGTTTTAGTATTCTAGAAAAATCTATCTTTAACAAATTGCTTTCTAAATTTTCCATTAAACTACTTCTGGGAGACTTGAGCTTTACTCTATCTATTTGATAAAGTGGTTCAATTATCCTATTTATTTTATTAGAATTTCTATAGCTGATAGCCATTTTATCCTTCTTCGTTGTGTCTAAATTTAATTCTTACATTATCTATTATTGGAGAAATTAAAGGATTCTTATCCCTATATAAATCAGCCCTATATCTAACTGCCCTAACTGCAGTTGAGTTTTCTCCATAATAAACTATTTGAGATCTGCCAGACAAATGTCTTGAACATAAAACTTCTTGCGCACCAAATGCACTATCTACAGTGAAAACGTAATTACTCTGCGATACTCTTTGTCTGAACTCATAAGGGTCCAAGTAAGAATAGTAATCCAGGAAGACGGTTCCATAATCGGATAGTCTTCTTCCAGACATAATATTGAACGTGATAAGACCCTCAAAGTTTTTATCATAGGTTATTTTAATGTAATTTATTCCTGTTTTAAAATTCCACTCAATGTCTTTAGATAAAACTCCAGCTGGCAAGTCTGCAATCAGTACATCATTTAGATATATCGCCAAAGTAAAATCTTCCCTACTCTTGGTAACCGTATGTATAACTGTATTTTCTCTCACTGTAGAAACACTTGCTTCTAGCAATCCAGAACATATTCCATTAAATCCAGGACTTATTGAATTAAGTTGGTTTTCAATAGGACTAGTTTGAGTAATGTCTGATGAAGACTGTGATATTTTTTGAGTCCATATATTTAAGGATTTGTAATACTGCTCCGTTATATTGGAATTTGAAGATCTCAATAGAGCATAGTTTCTTATTGAATTAATTCCATTTAAAATAAATGGTTGCTTTATCTCATCTGTTCCAACGTTGCAAATTCTATAAACAGTTTTACCTGAATATATATTGGTACTTGGATTTAGCTCGTTCACATTATTCGAAGTAGAATTCAAATCTATCAACTCATAGCCACCTGCCACTCCAGCGCCATCATAAATTAGCTTAGTATTTCTATTTGTTGTTTGTAGATTTACGATGGTTGGATTTGAGGTTGATAAAGAATTTTCTGGATTAATTGCTATCCAATTAAATCCATCGACTCCAGTTGACCCAGGAACATCTGCAGCAATAAAGTAGTCAATATCATAACCTGGGCCAATCTGATGCTGAACGCTGAGACTAACTGATTCTATAGAAAGTAGACCATTGTCAACTTCAGGTATTGATATTGGAGAAGAAACTATTGTAGCTCTTCTATCGTGATATTTTGAGCCGATATATATATCTCTTAAGCCAAACTCATAAATATATGGTTTATCAGAATTATTTAAAATTTCATCAGGGAATGTTTTAAATAATATTAATGTAATACTCGAATAGTTTAATGGATTTAAGTTAAATGAGAATCTGTCATAATCAGATCTAGAATCCTTGATTATATTTTGTTCTGGCATTTCTGGGTTTAGAGGCTTTGCCAAGACTCCGATTCCTACACCAGAAGAAGCTAGCAAAGTTCCTTCAATTTTAGATATTACATAATTAGAATTGACAGGGATTGTTATAATCGCGCTGACCACTCCAAGTTGTGATGACTCATATCTATAAGACCAGTATGTATCAGTTAATCCATCTGTAACATTTTCCAAATCAGAAATTACAGATGGGCTAACGACCTGTGTTCCATTTAGATCAACAGAAAGTGTTACACTAGACGGGCTAATTAATGATGATGTTATCATGTCAAATACACCAGAATTAATTATGGGTATTGTTACATTACCAGCCTTGACATCAACAAAGGCGTCAGTTAAAGTTAGGTCAATATCCTTAGTTGATGTAAAATTTTCTAAGTAAGAATAGAAAAATCCATCAGAATTATTTATAGCAAAAATCAACTCATCGACTTTTGCCTCAAGCTCTCTCCGTTTAGATTTAAGATTTTCTAATCTCTTATTAAGAGCAGTTATTGTCGACATCATCTGGTAATTATTTTCAGTTGTGCAGTCATAAGCTACTTCTAAATTAAATAGAGCTTTAATCATTAACTCATTTAAATCTTCATGATCAAAAACATTCTTTCTAGTAAAAATGTCATAATCCATAGGTATTGGATAACCTAACTTATAGATAGAAAAATAATCATTAAATAATTTTCTAATTTCTATTTCACTAGGTCTAGTTCCAGAGGAATACAATAATTTATTTACATTATTAAGAAACTTTAACTTTTGTACACTCGCTATGTTCATGACCGTTTTACCTTAGCTATTAATTGATATGAATATATATTTGGCGTAAAGTTATACGCACCCTTTTTCTGTGCAACTATTTTAACAGTGATATCTTTAACTTCTTTTGGAATTATGGGGAAAGATAAGTATGACGCTCCAGACAATCTGTACTCATCAAGTATTGATTGGTTAAAAAATACTATTTCAGGGGTGCCGGTAAAATCTAGTTGAACCGGAGAAACCTCTATCCAATTAGAACCTTGATCTGCTGATATGTATGTTTGAATATTAGTTCTTCCAGAATGCACTTCATCTATAGACGCCTGGACATCCAGCATCACTGATTCAACCGGGTAATCAAATTTAAACGGGAAAGATATGACCTGCATTTCATCTATGTATGTTTCCCGATAAACGTCAATATCCCTAATTCCTATGGCCCATCTCTTTGCCTTGTAGAATTCCTCTTCTTGCTCAACTATAACTCTATAAGAAATTTCTTTTTGAATAGGAACAAATGACTGCTGCACAATTGATATATCCTGCAGAGTGCCAAGTTCTTCATCCACATATGGGGTAGCGCCAAAGTATAAGTCAAGTAAATCGTTTAAATCTTCTTGAGCAGCTGATGGTGCATCGTAGTTCTTGGTAATATAGCTGTCTTCGTCTTTTATTATTTCAGAAATAAATTCAGCCTCTTCACCAACAACTTTCCATCTATTGAAATAAACAGTTGAATTAACAGGAGTTGCTGATTCATTTACAAAAGAAGCTGCTATAAAATAAGCATTCAGAGAAGTTGGCTTCTTTTTTAGGGCAACATTAATGTCAGCGACATTTTGCGTAGTAGTTTTATATTTGGTTGGATTGGATAAAGTTGGAATTAATTGATATTTATTATACTTAATTGACTCATATATATCCCTACTTAGAGCGTCTGGGTTAAATCTAGATAGATTAACAAATGGATTATTCACATTTGTAGAACTTGGCTTCCAATAAACATGCTTAATATCAATATTAGAATATGTGGGTTGCCTAAAGGATATCTCTATTTTAGAAACTTGTCTTTCGGGAAAACGTACTGTCGCTTTATTGTAAAAATAATTTTGCGCTAACTCAATATTCAACGGAACTAAAGATGAACCTATAAAAATGGTATTCTTTAAAACATTTTCAGATGATCCATCTTTAGCAAAAACTAAAACTTCTGTAACTTCTACGTACTTAGATGACCCAAAAAATGGAGTTATGTCAATACTATTTGCAATCCTGCCAGAATTTGATGTTAACTTTAACTTAAGAGTTAACGGTTCTGATTCCGGATGAGATGACCAATCTATCGTATTTGACTCGTTCGCATTTGAGCTATTCATTTCTGTTTTTAGGAACTTAAATTCGTTCTCTTGTGCAATGGTCGTTAATGGTGGTCTTGCTGTTGATTTATCAACATTAATATTTTCGTACTCAAAATAGGAAAGAGGGTTATTGTCGACTATGCTTCTTAAGTTATTTAATGTTTTATTGTTTTCAAAAACGTATTTATATTCTGAAGTATTTTCATCATTATTAGCCTTAACCACTTGGTGGCTATTTCCTATGAACCCATTTCCCGATACCACCTCTATTGCATCGGGCACCCATCTTTTAGAGGATTCTATTGCGAATGATGCAATCCCTCCTCTGATTAATGGATTGGATCCTTTTGCTATTTTTGTGTAGTCGATAAGGTCATCATTTTCAAATGAATCACCGATATATATTAAATCATCAGATGGGCTACGAGAATACATTTGCAAAATCTTGCACTTTGATGCTATTCTTTCTGAGTATCTTTTTTCTCCTTCGATTTCTTTGGAAAATAAATTAAATACACTTATTGTTTTGGCATTAAGGTAGTCAATTTGCTTCGATAATACAGAGACATCTTGGGCGTACTCTGCAAAGAATTTGTTAAACTTTTCAGACCTGGGAGGCTCACCTTTAATAAAGGGAGAATAGGAAGCTAAAGGTGCACCTATTTGATTCTTAATTTCATTTAATATATTTATATACTGTTCTGCTATTTCATCTTTTGTAATAAGAGAAGCAGAATTTATTGCGGTAATCAATTGGCCCACTTTGTGAACCATTTGCTGGTATGGCATTGTGCTTGCTGATAATTGTGTCATAATATTCTCTTTATAATGTTAAAGAATTTAGTTTTTCATAATATGGATCATTATTGATAGTTTTCATTTTTATAATTACACTATCTACAGATATTGGGTCAGAAGAATCAATAATATTCTTTCTTATAACCAGTCTAAACCGCAAATTATTTGGTATATATTGATAGTAAACTGTGAACGGCTGATTAATTGGCCTATTGAATACAAGATTTCTGCCACTCTGTATAAAGAGAGTTTCTTCCGTAGAGTAGAAAGATACTTTTTCTGAAGACAAAGAATAATTTGTCAAATTAATAGCCACAGTTCCATCAGAAAGAATAACTGTCACAGGAGAATAGCCTGCGTTATTGCTAACAAAAGTAGTTCCAGTTGATTTATTGTAAATAATTCTAGAATAACTATCTCTATCCACATATGGTGAGTAGCTTAACTTTACTGAAGAATTTATATCTGTTGATCCAAACATTTCTCCAGAACTATTTTCCGAAGAATAATTTGTTAAAGATTGAAGGATAACATTTCTTTTTATAAAGTCAACTTCATCAGGGGCAGAACCAGAAAAATCTAAATCGTAAGAAACTATAAATCTACTATTTATATTAAATACATCCTGCGAAATAGATATAGTATTATCGGCAGTGCTGTAAATGTAGTTTGTGGAAACTCTTGGAATTAAGACACCATCCTTATAAAGCGCTATGGAATCATTCTTGGCCTTAAATCTCAACTGAGCTTTTCTTGTTATATCGTTAGTAAATAATATTTCTGATTGAACAAAAGTATTGCCATGGCTAGAGATAGGTATCCAATCAGATTCACTTGAAGGGATAGGTTTATTTGATAAAGATAGTTCATATGATGCTGGAGCCAATATGTTTCTATCAACATTTGAGACGCCGGCATTGTTGTTAAGGAAATATGGCTTAGCTTTTGCTGCGACAACCTGTCCGTTAACAGGAATTTTTCTACTGACAAAAACAGCTTTATCAGTGTTTTGGTTGAGTGTTTCAATAAATTCTATAGATTTAAGGGAGAAACTATATTCATAACCAAGGTTTGATTCTAGCACAGAAAGCTGAGAGTCTATAGAGGTTAATGGTGGCGCCAAAGCACCGGTGTCATATTGCTGATACCCAGTTGATCTAGCGTTACTGCTGGAACCGAGCATGAAGCCGGAAGAGAATAGTGACGATCCTGCTGTTATTCCTTCAATGTATTTATCTGAATCAAATATTTTATACTTACCAGAAAAAGTATTTAACATTGTATTGATTGCATTTACAAAAATAGGAGTGTTTGTAAAAACATTTTTATCTTCTATAGTTAGATTATTAAATTCTTTTATTTGTTCATCTAAATTATAGATATAGCTATCAAATTCTTGCGGGAATCTGTACGCATAGTAGTCGATATCTGTTTTCTTATTTTTAGAGATACCTTTAACCGTACTTTTTCTTTTAAAGAACCAATAAATAATATCTTGGAACTTACTAAAGCGAGCTTTTCGATCATTAATAACAGCTTTAACAAAAGAATCTAAAGCCTTAGAATTTAATTCTGAATTAATTGGTGATCTACTATTTTTTACATAATCTTGCTGATTAAATATAAATATAATTTTTTTAATAGATTTTTTATTGAATCTTAAATCAAAAACTCTGTTCAATAAAGCCGGACCATTTAAGAGGACAGTGTAATTTTCAGATGGCGCAATATTGTTTGCATCAACGGGAGAGTTATGATAGACAACTGCTTGAAGAAGTCTAAAGTTAGTTGACTGATTTGGCTGGAATCTAATCGTATCAATATTAATAGGCCTTTGTAGATTTATCTCAACTGCGGATATTGCCCCAGAAACATTTGAATAATCATAGTTGAAGTATTTGATATAATCTTTTAGCTGAGCTGATAATATTGCTGGAGCCTTAACGGTTACTGACCATGAATCAAAAAAGTTATCATTGAATAAATTCTCAAAACTTGAATCAGTTGTCACGTAGTTATTGTAGTTGTTTGTAATATTTATTGATTTTATATTTCTAATAATATTTTTTACGTCTTGACCTTTACCAATTTTTAAAGTTCCACTAACTGGATCTATGTACGCGTTGTTTGTCTCGCCAAAAGAAACACCATCTCTATCTGGAATAGGAAATTGTGTGCCATCTGCCCTATAGTCGTTAAAGAAACTGTCAAATTTTTCTATGTAGTTAGCGTTAAATAGATCGTCTTTACCAGAAATAAATTCATAATTATCTATAAATACTTGAAGTTTATCTAAATCTTCTTCAACTTTTTCTATTTCAGAACTAAATACTCCAACAATAGAATTCAGAGCGATGCCCGTAGCATTAGCTGCATTAAAAAGGTTCTGCATTCTTAGGTAGGCATTCCTGAATGCGTCAACCATTGCTTCTTTCGTTAAGAGAGCAAAAGCTGGCACCTTAGCGCCTGAGTAATTGAGGTCAACAGTCATGTTTGACATTTTAGTTACCAGGAAATTTAAGTCAGTTTTTTCAAGCCTCATATCTCTGATTAGAGAGGAGACTGTAGCCCTGGAAGCGGAAGAGTATAAGCTAATTGTTTCTGGTAATGCGTGTATCATTTAAGACCAATCTTCCCCTTCCATGTTTTGCAAATCGAAAACAATTCCGGCTGTTAAGTTATTTCTAATAATATTATATATTTCTTGTGGCGAAGTAAAGTTTTGTTTAACATTTTCAGGCACTCTAATTATAACATATCCACCGTTCATATAGGATGTTCCGCTTGCGGGATAGGTATCCCAATGGGATAGAATTTCAGGAACTTCGTTAATTATATCTGAGTTTTCAATGTCAGCCTTAATTCCGCCTCCTCTTAATCTTAAGTCAAATAATTTAGGTTTAACTTTATTTGGATTATTTGTAACATATATAATAGCTACACACAGGGCAAACGGATCGTAGTCTATTGATGTTTCATCAAATATTGTTGAACTATAGGTAAAATTAACCGGATTGCTGTATTGAAATTCTGTTACTTTTTCATAACTAAATACATTTACATCAGACTGATTAGGTGAATTCTTTTTATAGATATTTTTAGGCGTCAAGTAAACATACATTGGCTCATCAAATTGTATGCTATCAGAGTTTAAAAATGGGTTTAACGGTATAGGCGTACCATTAATGTGTCTAACTAGAGAATTTTTGTTTATTGTAGAATAATCAACTTTTACCAGTGTTGTTTCGCTGGGTATAATTCGTTTTTTGAATTTGATTAATCCATTTTCACAATCTACATCTGATATCAACGAGTCATCGACCTTCACCCAAGGAGAATCAATCGTTGATCTAGTATAAATGTTAACTTCTTGACGGACAATTCCACCTATTGACTGACGGTAATCTGTTTTATGATTCCAACTTAAAATTGGCGTTCTTCTTAATTTAATAGATTTACTGTCTATGATTAAAGGATTTTCGTTAACGACATCATAGTAACCATAACCATATATCTTAGACCAAGAGACATCAGATAAATCCATTGTAGAATATTCTGCCAACATTTCTTGTCCGGAATATATGGATTTCCAATCTGTATATTGAACTGAAGATTTTATTTTAATTTTCTTATTAAAAGAACCATTAGAGATTGGGAGTTCCCATGCATCGAATTTTGACAAATTGGCGCTAATGTTATTTATTTGAACAGCGGATCCACCACCGTGCTTAACGGAATAGATTGGAGTTAAATACTTCAATGGTATTCTTGTTGGAATAAATGTTGTTGAATTATTTTGTCCAACAAACTCGTTATCACCATTCGCTCCATCTGAGTCTAAGGCGCAAATGGCTATGTATATATTTTCAAAATTAGTAAAAGATGACCTCGTATAAAAGTCGACATAACTTAAAGAATGCCCTAATAGCTCTTGGGTACTTAAATCATAGAAACCATATCTAAAACCGTCAGAAGGAAGTTCATTAACTAACGAGAAATAACCGTAAGCTATATCCCTTTCTTCTTGAGAAAATGTTTGAGGATTTGACACTGATGCTGATATTTGCGCTAGTGTTGGCAGCCCTATTGGCTTGCCATTAGAATCGCATAGAAGCAATATTCCATCACCATAATTAATTGAATTTTTTCCTTCAGGAAATATTTGTCCCAGGCGATTCTTTAATCTATAACCAGAAGAAAGGTCTATCTCAGTGGTTCTGGTAAGTGCATCTCCATAAAATGTGCTAGATGTTTCTAGTATAACATTATTTTCTTGCGTTTGCCTTATCGATATTGGTGAACCAGAAACTGTTTGACCTAGACTTGTTGTATCCGATAGAGTTAAATTTTGCAAAGAAAAAGTTCCAGCTACCACATTATTTCTAAAATTAGGAATCTTTATTTCATACTCACCAGTCAACAAGTAGTCAACACTATTAAGATTAACACCAGATTCACTGGTAAAAGTTAATTCTCTTTGATTCACTCCATCTGGAGAATAACTAAGAGATGAAACATATTGAGTTTGCTGAGCCGAAACTCTTTCTACATTGGAAATATTAATCAAGGCCGGAGAAGATGGAGTGACATCGTTTAAGGAAGTAATAAAATTAGCTTTTACGTTAATTCTAATTGGGTCCTCATAATCTACTACCTGTGTTATATCTGGATCTTTTACCAATGCTGCAACATTGATTTCAGAAATGCCAAACCCCTCACCCTGACCTAGGCCGTATATTCCGCCACCAACAAGATTTACCCATACATATCTTACGCTTTCTGCAGATCTTCCGTTCATTGGAATTTCTATATTGGTTGATACCGCAGATAGATCCAGCGCCTCAATGTTTGGATATTCAAATATATTTGTAGAAAAAGATGAATGCCAACCAAAAGAAATGGCCTTATAATTTCTCCATCTAATGTCTTGATCTGGAACTATGATTATTTTTTCAACACTTAGAACTGATTGAGGTATTTCAAAAAATATTACATCAGAAGCCAGACTTGGCCCAGCAACTCCGGTGAATGTTGTTTTTCTATAGGTTTTACCAGAACCAATATCTGGCGCCAAACCCATCTCTTCAACCTTTTGTATATATTTTCTAATATCCTCTGAGGCAAACGTTTTCCAGGATTCAAATAACTGATTATCTGTTGCAATTAAATTAAGCCAATATTTGGCCAAATACCATTTAGTTTCACTGTCAACTTTTCCGTCAATGTATCTTTGATTATTTGCAATCTGAAAAGATCTTACTGCGGAAGCGGTTGATGAACCATAATCTCCATCTACTGCTTTTGTATAGAAACCTGCAGCACCCAGTGTGTACTGTATATATTTAACGTATTCGTGCGTAGCCATAGTATTCCTTAATTAAGATGTTCTTGCTGTTCTCGTCAAAAATTCAGCTGGTATAATAACTCTTGGGCCCAACTTTTCTTTTAGTTGCTGGAGGCTTATCTTGCCAGAGTTAAGTAGCATTTGTACTTTACCGTCTGATTTAGCTTTACCGATGTGAACGCTGTATTCACCTAGGCTATATTTTGATACAATGCCAATATCATAAGATCTTCCTGACATTGATCCATCTTTCAGCCAATATCTCCATTCGGCAATTATAAATGAGTCATATCCTGGACCAGCTAGCTGAATTTTATTCTGATTATGATAATCAAGACTGATCGACTTGAAATCAGAGCTAGATGTCATCTGCGGAATGGTTTGCGCTGCTACTTCAACAGATGTTGGTATTTTGTTTATTCTTTGCTCAATTCTGTCTGGCGACGCATAGATTGTTGGCGGATTTAGCTGATAATAATTTGAAATGTACAAAGAGCTAAGGTAGTCCCCTACCGCACGCGCATCTTCTATGGACAAGAATCTTTCAGTTCCATCACCAGACGAATCCCATCCCTGCTTCCATATTCTTGTTTCGCCATGTATTTCGATGTCGCCCGTATAAGGGAATACGTTAGATGTTTCAGAAGTAGATTGAGCTCTTAATAAATCATAATCATCGATAGCAGATTTTATAGAAGAAGTCTTTAAAGTTCTCAGCGCTGGCTCTGGAACAATAACAGTAGTTCTAGTTCTCTTTATGGTGCCCATTAAATCATATGTTAATTCGCCATTTAACTTAGTTTGGAAAACTGTCGGCTGATCAATTCCTTCATATGAAACAAAAGAAGACTTTAATCTAAACGAATACGAATGAAAACCAGAAGAAGGATTAAATCCACTTAGCAGCTGTCTACTTGAAGAACTATTTATAGGCCTTTCCAGCAAGGCGTATGGTCCCATCCCGGAAATAGGAGTAAGGGATTTTGAGTACTTTATGGTATATGCATACGCTGCAGCATTTGCTGGATGCGCAGTATCTCCGGTTGATTCATTTATCTCATGTAAACTATACGAAGATGGTACATTGATATTTGCCAAATCAGTGTCCGACAATTTGGTTGCGTCTTTAATTAAAACATCAGGATTAGTTACTTCAATGAAAAAATCCACATCATTAACAGATATCTCTGACAAAATTGATACTTGTGTTGCTGGTAATTTTAATGACATTTTTTCTTTAAAATAATTAAATAAACTAGTATTGCTTGACGCTGCGTTCTTGGTCAGTACTCTGGCATATACTGATGTTGAAGGTAATTCCAGTCTGTAACAAAATTAGTTAAAGAAGATATGACGGAAGAAGATTGTTGCGATCTAGCCTTTGAATAAAGGGCATAAGAAATTGTATTGTACAGCAGTTTGAACGGCCCTTCTATAATTGCTGGCAGTACATTTTCTGTTTCAATATTTCCGGCGTGTGTACTTTCATTGTTATCATTAACTGGTATTTCCGATGCTGACAATGAATACACTTTATTGCAGTATTCCATCACAGGAAAGGTTGTAGCTATGACATTGCCCTTAGATAAGTTATCTACAGCTGGAGAATATGATATAGCAGTACCTATAGTTTGTTGGGATCCTGTTGTTGGTCCAACCTTAACAAAACTATTGCCAGAAGTCGTATTGGAAAAATACTTATATGTCTTAGGATTTAAATCTCTTGTATACCTAGACCCAAATATACCATAAGAACCACAGAACAATCTTTGAGCATTGGGGCAATTGCTTAAGTCTAAGAATATAGTGCCAAACTTATTTGTGATGTAATCATTGATCTTTTGCGCCTGAAGTGGAGTAACTGAAAAATCTGGTGACCAAAAAATAATGTCATACTGAGATAAGTCTTGCGTGCTGACGGTATCAATATTTGTAAGCCAGTACGCACTGGTGTTTTTGTTTTGTGTATTGGCTAATGGATTTTGAAAATTAAAGTTAGATAAGTTAAAAGGTGAATTTTGTAATCTATATATTGTGTATGGGTTGATGTTTGAACTGCTAGTTTCGCCAGAGTATAGTATGCAAGAATTTACTGTTCTATTGGAACCAAAGTTTACTTCTGTTAAATTAAGAGCTCTTTTAACCCTGCCTATTATTCTCCAATTGAATACTTCATATGTTCTATAATCCTTAATAGCCTTGCTTGGCACTATGGCTTGATAACCATTTTTGATTACATTAGATTGACCATATGTGTTTACGAATCTGTTGTCCACTTTTTTAATAGAAAAAATATTTGATCCAATATAATTTGGATCTATAACAAACGACTCTTCTGGTAGCTCCTTAAACATTGGGACCGAATTAATATTTTCGGTATACCTGAGCTGATGATTGTGTCTTTTTCCTTTTTCATCTACTTCAAATTTATTATAAATTAACTTTAGACCAACAGGTGTTGTAGTATCTAAGAAGACTAAAATTTTGTATGGAAGTTCGGAATCGTTTATATTATAATCAGTTTTAAATGGTTCCAATAATATTTTATACTTAGGCTTATTGGTGTCTTCGTCTACGTATTCTTTTCCATACTGATCTATAATCTTTATGCCAACTTCCGAAATACGTGCGCTATCAAGATAATCATTTAAGGTTATGACAGAAAAGACAGCTGGCAGTACAGTAAAGTATCTGCTGACATAATAATGATGAGCAAAATTATCACTATCTACTTGCAGAGGATCAACTTTTTGTGAAGATGTAATTTTATCCACAAATACATTGCTAACGCTTATGTTGTTATTTGAAATAATAGATGACCCATCTGGCCTTGTCAAAATGCCAAACTCGTCCGCATACATTAGTTCTGATTGACCAGAAAGTGGGATGCGATTTTCCAATATAGTCCCTGATAAATCAAATATTGTGACATTTTTTTCAGGAGAAATTGGATCTACATTAAACCAAGCTAGAACAGCGGAATCACTTGGGGCATTCTGGCCAATCTTAATTGATTTTTCATTATTGGAATCTGTCAAGTTAACAAATTTTTCCATCATTGTTCCTCATGATCCGGGTGAACTAACTCATAATCAGATATATGGTTTGGTGTTGAGCCAAAAATTCCCATTTGATATTGGTCATACTTTCTTAACGGCACCCATCTTGGCGGACTCCAATTCGGAGTTGCGCTACTATAAACAATAGTATTTGAATCGCTATGCTTATAAACAAAGTTAGGAGTTGCTATGATTTCTGAACCTTGCTGTTTATTTGAAGTATAAATATTGGGTAAGGGTGGGCTTAATTCTTGGTCATACTGAATTGTATCATAGGATTCATACCAATAAATAACATCTCCAGATATAGTAACGTCTTGTCCTGCATTAATTTCTTGATCTGCCAACAAAATGCTTTTAGCGTACTCTTCATTTGAAATATTTACTCTAGCAAACCAGTATCCCGGAGTCGCTGAGTCTTGCGCAGTTGCAATATTGGCTATTTCCAATTTTCCATCCGAAGAAGTATACGTTGTATAGTCTGGTGTTGCTGCAAACAAATCTTTTAGTGTTCTAGCCTTATTCCAGGAAACAGGCAGTACCTTGGGCCAAGGCTGATCATCCCAAACCACCTGTCCCACTATGGAGATACCTTGATCTGAGCCGGCGTTGATTATCAGAGAAGATGGAGCGGCTTTTAATCTTAGGATCTTGGGATCTGATATATTTACACCAAATGGCACTGATGTCACATAACCTTGACTCTGGCTATTTATGCCACCATATGGAGTTGCCGAACCAATTCCAGATACATATAAATTGCTTGACTCGTATACTTCTTCTCCGGTATACGAATATCTAATTATGGCTTTCCCTATTCCATTGTCATTTGTTGTGACATAAGCTGGTGTAGCTGAAACTATATCTCCATAAACATGGAAGGTTTGACCAGGCTTGAAATTATTATTTTCATCGTAAGATATTATAGTTAGATACATCAAGTCATCTTGTGAATTGGATATATTTGCAGGAGACAATAATGTTTTGGCGGAACTAAATGGGTAGTCTGTTTTTGACACATAAATGAATCCTTCATCTATAGGATTGGTAGATGGGACTAAGGATAGATCTATGGAATAGGTATTGTCATTTAGCGAAGACTCATAGGTAATAGAGTAGATTTCACTTGCATTAGGAGTGGAGCTAAAGTAGATATTTGAATTATAGCTATCAGTATTCTCATCGTATACATTTTTATCAACATACCAGGCATTTTTTACATCGTAATTGACGGTGTATTTTCTTCCATAAACCGACGGTGTGGCCTCACTGAAGCAGCTGAGTTCATTTGTAGAGGTTGATAAATTGCTAAATAACTCAACTCCAGTATATGAGTCTTTAACTGAAATGTTTTCAACATTTTCATATGCTAGATAAATGGCATTGCTTACATTGCCATAAATATCTTCTGTATTATTAAATACAATATTACCCGGCGTTGCTGCGTCTTCGAAAAGAATATTTCTATAATTTTCTTCACCAACTGTCACCATTATCGGTGAGCCAGATCTAGGATACTGACTGAGTGGCAGAGAAAAGAATCTTCCTGTAGCAGAATCTGTGACAGGATTAGAGTATATGTAATATTCGTTTTCATCTAAATATAACCAACCCGTATGAAGTGCTGGATTATTTTGAACTACATCTTGGGCATCTCTAGCAATTCTTACATCAATATCAACATTTTCGTTGTCTGCAAATGCGCTAGTCAAACCTAGAATCAAAGAATTTTTGTTATTGACATATGGATCAATATATTGTGTTTCGGATATTAGCTGTGCATCCTTGACAATATAAGTGGTGTCTGAATCTAACCCAAAAGAATCTTTAGATAAAGATATCTTTTTTAGAAAATCATCTGAATTAAAGAATATATTGTTTGCTTCATCTGTACTTTCATAAACATTTTCCAGAGAATCTATGTATCCACTAAATAGCTGAGGAGTAGTTTGAGATGTAAATGAACTGTATTTTGTAAAATAAATCGGATAAAAATTATTACTTGCCGACTCAAAAGTAAAATATGAAGGGGTTGCATTATAGTTTATTGTAGCGGAATCAAAGTATTCCGGCGTAGAAATTTCTACATTTGAAGAATTATATGTTTTATAGCTTATATTTGGAGAGGAAGGAACCAGGTATCTTTCGTTATCGTCTGGATTTATAACTGCGCCACCATAAATATCACTTATCAAAGTGTCGCCATTAAAATAGGTTAAACCAAGAGGTTTAACGTTATCAATATGTATATATTGCGGTGTTGCTTCCGGAGGAATAATCAACCTATTTACCAAACTATCTATTTGCATAGAGTAATTTTGGGTGCCAGATTCAGTTAAATCATTATTATTATTCAAGTAAAAAGAAGAAGTAATTGTTTGTGTATTAAAACTTTCTACTTTTGTCTCATATACTGTCGAACCTATTCTAATGCTAGCGTCTCTGTAAGAGAATTGAGTTGGTGACGCCAACTCTGCAGACTGACCATAAGATGGATTGGCATACCACGTTGTATTTGGAGTAGATCTAGTGAAAGCAACGCGGTAATTTGCTGTAGCCAAAGACTTATCATACGACTGAGTAATATGATTCCATCCTCCATTTGAAAAGACTATTTTAACAGAATCTACATCATCAAAATTAATTGTGTTTACACTAGGAGAACTAGAGGCATTGTAGTAGATATTGTTATATGTCTTATCTCTAAACTGCAAAGAAGATAACGTGTATCCGTCATCATTGAATATTCTAATTAAATTATATTCTGGACTAGCAGGATGATTTTGTGGCAATCTATTTCCAACATAGAAATCATCTCTATCTAGATAGTTTAAATTAACATAGAATGTAGATGGTGTGGCGTAGAAATTGTGCGTAGCCATTGATATTTCATATGTTAAGCCGACTCCATGTAAACACCGGAAATGGATGCATAACCAGAAAAAGATGTTGTAGCTTTTTCTTCTGCTTCCAGTATTAATTTAGCGTCAGCATAGTCGCCAACGCCTGGTTGATAATATTGTGGCGATGCGCTAGTTTCGACATCGTATATTGCAGGGATTGAAGATATTCCTTCTCCGTCTGCTCCGCCGTAATCCCAATAACCTTCTTCCCATCTTACATAGCCAATATTTGATGGGTATCTTTCATTTATGCTTTCAATTAAATCAACAAATGGCTTTAAAGGTTTGCCAGAAGGAGTGAACCATGGAGTTGTTTTTTCCATGTCAGAAATTTCAATAACATCCGGAGTGGCTCCAATATAATTAGAATCTGGCTCAACACCGTAGGCCTTCCAAATGTCTAGCTCTCTTCTTACTGTTCTCTTGAATCCATCTATATGCGCTGCTGGATAGTTTAAAGCTACGTCAAGAATTCTCTTTTTGTATCTGGCATTAGTCTCCAATAGAAGTCTAGGAAGACCTACCTTTGCACCGAACTCATCAAAGTTATTTGGAACATGCAGGGGATACTGATCATATTCAACATCATTGATTGTTAATGATGAAAACTCTCGCATACATATTATTTGCTTATTCGTCTGACTGTAATAATATACATAATCAGTCAATTGAGACTTATAAAAAGAAGCTAGACTATCCATCTGTATTAACGGAACATCATCGCCTAAAACCTTTAGGATATTAACAGGAACATCGTAAGACACATAGGCCCAAGCCAGCATGTTTTCATCTGCGCTTGATATATAGTGGTTGATGTCATATAGGTTTAATTCGTTATCAAAGTTATCAAGAGACTCTTGGACAAGAGCTGTTAAAAATTTTCCAGCGGTAGAGCTGGGGACAAACAAGGACGGAGTTGCTGGATTTTCCGAATCCGCAAACATATCTGTCCATGTTGGGAATCTCTTTAGAATATTTCTTGCATGTTCAGACGCTACAGGGGCAATTGGATCATGTATACCAATTTCCAAATAAAATAAAAGACCTAAATCGCTAGTATCTAAAGTTTCAGTAAATATTTCTAACTCTATTTTTATCCAAGGTTTGCAGTCCCTAACAAAGATGACATTTGAATCAAAAGACAGAATCGACTTTAACCACGGACCATCCTCCGAATCTGATTCATACATCTGAAGATTAAAAGTTGGGACTTCTGTTCCAGGAAGATTGGTGAATAAATGCTTGTAGGCTAGAACGTCTATCTTGGATGTTGTGTCTATGAATCTCAAAAGAGATGGTGTGGCGTCGTCATAAACGATTTCACCGATATCTGTTACGTATGCTGCATTGTCTGATAGCGGCGTTGCAACGTCGCCGTTATAAGATGGGGAAGTGAGCTCAAGTCCAACATAGGTATTATCACCTATTGTATTGAGGCCATACCTTGATCTGACATAAGAATAATTGGTGAAAGAGCTATTTTTGTATAGGTTTATAGCACTACTTGTCCATGTGTTGCCAGACTTATTGAAGTCCCCACTTTTTAAAAGTAACAAATACTGCTTCATCAATTATCCTTAAATATTAATTTGTAAATTAATAATTTGTTCCACCCATTATAACAGAACTAATGTTTATTGCGCCTGCTACTGGATATTTTTTAACTGTATCTAACGAAAAATCAACGAGTGGCATATTTGAGCCGTCCGCAAGCATTGCGCTTATATAGCAGCTGCGAATATAATCTGATGATAATTTAATTTGTCTTTCAATCTCTGACATAGAAACCATATCGCCTACAGTAAGCGAATTCAAGTATCTCTTCACAAAGAGCGATGCTTGGTTTCTGACTCCGCTAGCCAGATTTTCGCTCAAGCCCATCGGCAAAGTAATGGTAGCCTCTATGTTGATGCTAACTCTTTCTGCAATTCTGACATTAAATCTAACACCAATTGGCTTTACTGCACTTACAGCAACCATGACTCTTTGAGGGAGATTAGACATATCGGTAGCTGTTTCTGGTACGATTATTACGTCACAGGAGCCAACGCCATACGTGCCCTCTCTAATTCTAACGTCCCTGACCCCTCTGACCGCTAGAGCAGCAAATCTTACAGACTCAACTGTACCAGGCGCCTTAGCCTTTATGGAAGCTATGATTCTTCTTCTAAAATTAGTGTCTGACTCTGCGCTTGTATTGGAATATACTTCTTTGGGGTTTGAGCAAAATATAATTACTCCTGCGGGAGAAAATGCGTTATGTTTAGTAAGCGTACTTACGGGCGCCACATAGGCGTTGTCCGTAAAGTTAGGGTCAACTCTTCCGTAAGCTCTGGTAGATCCTCTGCCTATAATTACATCTCCAGCTAGCTTATAAGTATATTGTTTTGTAATAAAATTAGACACATCATTATATACTAAAGTCCCTGATGGTATAGTGACATCGGAACTATGTGGCTTGTCTATAAAAAACTGAATATTAAAAGATTCACGATCTTGACTTGAATAATCGCTAATATTTCTTCTAGTTATGCCATATAAATCGCCTATTAAGTCAAGGTTACGACCTGATGCTGTCATTAGATCACCTTGGGTAAGGTTGAATCTTAATGCCTCATAAAGATCAGAAACTTCACTAGTGAAAGCTTCCGCAAACGCTCTAGCTATAGAGCCCGGGTAGACTGCAGATATGCCTGCGTTTTTTTGTAAGCCGTTTAAAACATTAACTAATATATCAGCTTTATTTTTTATTCCATATATTGGCATTATTATACTCCTAAAGTTTGACTAACAGAAAGAATTATTGGCTCATTAATATCAGATATTATATGAATATCAAATCTAATCACATCTCTGCTAGTTGGTACTGCCTTAATTTGAATACCCCTACCCTTAAAAAGGCCTTCCTTTTGAATGCCAGCCATTATCAATGCCTTACCAAACTCAGCCGTTTCTTTTGTTTGTGGTAAGCCATAAAGCCTAGATAAGTCAACGCCAAGCTGAGGATATATATAGAAGTCTCCAGGCTCAGTCATTATTCTTAAGTAAATTTGCTGGACATCTTCATGCATAGAGGAGGGTGCTAGGGCAATGTCTTTATTGCCATCTAACATAAAGTCTCCATTTAGCGTTAAATACAAATCACTCATTTGTTTCCTTTAAGGCGAGGCTATGTGCCTCCTCAAAACTGTTTCCACTTTTCATTAGTTCGACCATTAGCAATATGTGTTCTTTTGAGTGATCAGTTTGATATATTTCAAGCAGCCCTATTTGCTCATCGGTCAACCCAGTCAAATCATACTCTGACTCATATGTTTGCTGAACTTGCTCTTGCTTACTAGCAAAACCAAACTCACCTATTATAGTAATGGGAGTTTGAGTTTCTTGATCCGCATACTCTTCTATGCCATTTAAATAGTAAGCTATACCATTTGTAGCTGAATGAATATTTTTATGATTAATTTTAACAAGAGTTGGCTCTATATAGGAAGATGCGCAGTAGTTAAAGTTGTAGCTGTTCCATCTTAAACCATCTTCTTTTGTAAAAAATCTAACAGAATCTCCAAATAAAGAAATTGATTTAGATTTTGCGCTTATAACAATACCTATGCCCGGTGCTGCAAATATCTCTATGTCGCCACGGTCATTAAGTCTAATAAAACTTGACAGATCGGGGTGCGTTAAGCCAACTTCTCTTTCTGAAAATTCTTTTCTTTTTCTAATCTCAGCGCCTATTGGAATAGTTGGCTGCTGATAATTATCTCTTTCGATTGACTCTTTACTCATGAGCAGACCATAAAATTGGGTATTCCAGTGTTAACAGTATTGTAATATCTATAGCTGCCCATATTTCCCGCATCGTTGTAGAAATTTATAATATATGGCTTAGCTTCATTGTTGTCGCGAAATCCCACTAGGCACCTGTTTCCTGGTGTTGGGGCGACAGATTGAACACCATTGGTTACTGGACAAACTACGTTTTTTATAACATTACCAATATTCTGGGAGTACTGGTCTTCAAGTATTACAACGGCTGTGTTTTGACGCTTATCATAAGATGCAATGACTCCGGGCCTACTTCTGGCCTTTTGCATTTCCGTTACATCTATTTGGTCTTGTATTTTTTTGTCAAATTTAGGGTAATTAACTGGCATTTTTTCTCCTAGCTATCTCCGTTTGCATAATTTCTTGGAAAAACTTCTCCATTCATCCATCTTTCTATATATTTAGCTGAGGAATTAGCAACTATTGGCAAGAAGACGGATGGATCAGTCGCATATACATTCCTTAACCATGTCTTAAGATCTGCTGCTGTTTTTCCTGTTCTATCAGAATAAATATCTGCTGCGTCCTGAAACTTTACGCCACCATTCATCCAGCCATAATCTTTGTACCCGTCTCCCCATACCTGGAACTGATACCCATCAAGCTTTGGATCACCAAAGGCTGGAAGCTTACCAGTACGCGCAGTATAAGCCATCCACGCTTGATTTCTAGGTATCCAAACCCTTCTATCAACTAGTGGCCTCATTTCTTCTATTACTTTATTTTTAACTCCCCCATTATAAAATAAAGAAAGGTAGTATTTATCATTTATCATTTTATTATAAGTATCTTGAGTTGGGACTGTTTCTCCAGGATAAACCAAACTCCAGTTTGCTGAAGCAATAAGCCACCCCTGCATTTGCGTTTTGCCAGTTGCATTTGTTAACTCATATGTCTTAGTTCCGTGAGCCAATCCATCATATCTTCCATACTTTTTGTTAGTTTCAGAATATCTTTTGTAGCCACCCGCACCCATATTGATCTGCAAAAATCCTAAAGAAATAAAATCGTCATCACCAATATAAAACCCTGTAGGTCTGCAATTACTCTCTCTAACCGCAACGGCAGCGAGACAGGCTGCTAGTTCCGGCGAGCACCAGGTTTGAGTTAACACATCATACACTCCTTCTAGTCCAAGACTAAAATCCCATTGGCCATAATAGTTTGCATCTAACATATCTGCAGGGCTAGATCCAGAACCACCATATCCGCCACCTCGCATCTGTTTTTCAATCTGTCTTTCCAGGCTGTCTGCACTACCGCTTAGGTTTGACGGACGAGATGTTACGTTTGTTGCTGAAATAGTCATAGCTCCACCTGGGCCAACATATTTTCCGGCTCTCATTCCACTAAAACTTAAATGTATATGATCCCTGTGGTTAGAGTCCGCATGGAAGTTCAAGTACTGTAAGTATGGCCTATTTAATTTAATAGCTGCAGTAACTGGCTCTAGACCATCTATAATTCCCAAGTCTAATTTATCACTAACAACAATTGAATCTGGGATTAAATATTGTGGAACCTCTGATAACGCCTCTATTAAGATATCCAGGGCAGAGCCGTATACAGGAACGTGATTTGGAGTGCCGTTAGTTGTCTCAACATTAAAGGATTCTTCATTTATTCTTCCGACTTCTCGTATATCTATAGCTCTACCAAAAGTGTGATCTCCTGGGGTAAATTTATCTGGCTTAATGTATTGAGGTTGATTAGGGTCTCTTCCTGCGCCAAATCCACCTGCTATATAATAGTTCTTTTCGTGCAGAAGTATTAACAATTCTATTAGAGCTGCGGATAGAAAGGCATTTGATATTCCGAGTGTGGGCGATTGTAGTATGAGATCGTCGCTCAGAATTCTTTGACTACTATCTACCTTAGAATCAGGAAAATGAGTCGAGGAACCGTTATAAACATCTCTCGGATCAGCTGCCCACTCATTTGGAATATCAAATCTAAATCCGCCCATAGAGCTATCGTCACTTATTTGTGACTCATATTTAGATCTTAATAAAGTCAACCTTTCCTGATACCATCCCTTTTCCTCTAATGTAAGTTCCGCTATTAAGGCTACATCTCTTCTTCCCGCACTCTGCATCTCGCCTATTCCCGGAGAGCCAGAACCGCCAGAACCCCTATTGTTATCAGATGGATCATCATCCTGTGATGAAGAGATCATTGTGTTTCTTATAATTTGCAAGGAATTTTCCACAAAAGTATTTCCAATGTTTTTTCCAACCATACTTTTTGACAAAATTTTATTCCATGCGGCGGCTCCTGTTAAGGTTGCATTATTTGAGCCAGTTGGATTACCTTCTCCGTCAACACTAAAATCTGTTGCTTCCGGATTAGGTATTGAGATTGTGGCATTTTCAGGAGTAGTAGCAGATGCAGCTGCAGCTCCGCCTGTAATTAGCCCATTTAAAGATCCAGATATGCTTGCATTCATCGCTGCTATTGGATACTTTTTACTTCTATTAAGAAGGTCTCCTGCCATAACTCCAGTCACATCAAATGAACTTAAGGTCCTACCCGTAGCGGGAGGAGCTAATGAAGCACTGGTATTGAGGACTGGCGATTTTCCGCCAGGATAAAAATCACCATGTATTGTTTTTGCAAAAGAGGCACTATCAGAAAGGGATTGCGCATTTATACTAAAAGACATAATTTATCCTTAACTACCGATTCTTCTAGGAATCAAAGCCGATTCCTCTGCACTAATCACCGCATCGCCTTCTATTTGTAGCTGCTTTGCGTATACTGTAGCGAGATTATTTGTTACTAGTTCCCAGTTCAAGGTAACTGCATGTCCGTCTTCATAATACTCGTCCCAGAATATAGTAGGCCACTCTCTTGTCTTATTGTAAGTAGCTTCTAGAACTTTATATTGAACTAAATCATTATATAGTTTATTTGTCTGCTGATTTGTTAATCCATATCTAACACTCGTATCAAGCAAGACGGATATTGGAGCAGTATAAACTAACCCTAATACGGACAATGCGCTCAATATAGATTCTTTTTTCACGAAAAGGGGAGAATCTTGATATATTGAATTAAAGAAAGAATCCTTAATTTTTTGCTCGGCTCCAGCACCAGTTTGGTTCCCTATAAAGCAGCTTTCTACAAAGTCCTTTGCCGACTGAACTATCGACTCTGGCTGGTAATACCATACTGTTCCAAGAGTTCTCTTTGAGTCTGTAACATCTTTGGTATAATTAGCTACAGTATTTTGTTCAGCGCCAGCTTCAAAATCTGACTCAGATATAACAGAGCTGGACGCAGCGTTACTTATTCTTATTCTTAAAACAACCAATCTATTTTCCAATTTAGACTGAACAAATATTTTGGCTTTACCTCCAGGAGTAGTAATTGATGTCATTGTTGTTGAAGGGGTCGAAGAATCGCTATAACTTACTCCTAGATCACCATCATTTGAGGTAACGGTAAATGTATTTGTTTCGCCTGAGTTTATGCCATCAAATCTTACGGTAAATGTTGCACCAGAGATAACATCTTCTACATCAAACGTGTCACCATCTTTGAATTTAGTTATCTTAGCGATAACGCTAAATAATGATGGCTGTAAATCAGTTCTATCTGGCCCCAAGCCACTCAACTGCAACACCCTTGCATGAACAAGAGCATTTTCATAGTCTATGTATCTAACTAGATCTGTTATCTGCTTTTCTTGCCAGCCAAGACTCTTAAGGAGATCATCACTTCTAACAAAAACATTTCCTTCTGGAGTTCTAACCTTAGTTCTTGCGCCGAGAAGTCCAGGTAGCAATACTTTAGAGTGGTGCTTGCCAACGACCATTCCCTGATTGTAGGATAAGCCTGCATCCATTGGTTGACCATTTTTATTTAGGTATTGGACATAGCAGCCGTGTTGATCTAGCACATTATCCCTAATCCATTTCCATCCCTTCCATGCCAATTGGCCAACTATCGGTACCGACAAAGCAATTCCGAAACCGGCTGCACCAGTTGCTCCAGCTCCCGCCGCCGCAGCGGCAACGCCTACGCCACCAGTTAGCGCCGTTGTCATTCCCTGAAAAACTGTTCTACTCGCAGAAGAACCATATTGTTGAATGACAGTTTCTGCTCTTTTTGGAAGAGTCGTAGCAGTTTGATTTGCCATTACATCTTTAACTAAAGCCGTAGATCCGTGAGTAAACTGCAGACCGCCAATCATTTGTGGGCCTAAAGCGTCTGATAGTCCATCTATAGATATATTTCCTCCTACATTTATTCCAGTATTTGAGGCCATTATATTATCCATGTAGAAACGTGTATCATTTCTAAGATTTTGCACAGTGAACCAAGAGTTGATCCAAGAAGTCAAGAACCATCTAGCGGGATCATTTACGGTCACAAGCGCATTCGGAGTAATTGATGTAATGTATCCCATTTCGGGAGTAAAATGATGGACAACTTGCTCTACCTCAAAAATTCCATACATTCTTTCGTAAACATCTGACAAATAAACCAAGTCATGCGGACGAATATCTGCATTACCTATAACTATGAGCTCTCCACCATATATATCTTTGATGGATTCCTTCAAGTGAGCTAAGGCTATTCTTTTTGCGGAAAGTTCATCAGGTGTTCCTTGAACATTCTTCGCAATTCCTCTAATCGTTTCCATTGGATGCATGATTGGATGAAGTACGCCCAAGAAACCTGATCCTACAAAATTATCATAATACAAACCTGTTTCAACAGTTTTTTCAGTTTGACGCTCTGCTGGAGCACCTTTATCTAAAGCTACTGTAATTGGATATTTACCATCTGAAACTGCGGTAACTACGGTTGACACGCCATTCAAATTCTCTTGAATCTGATTTGATATAATATGAGAAAATGAACTTAGATAATGGATTCTTTGGAAGGGCTGTCTGATTTCCAATACGGGTTCGCCATATTCGCGAGTAAACGGATTATCAACAGCCCTTAATAAGGTGCCCTCTCTTCCTAATGAATAATAAATAGAGTCATTCAGAACTTTGTTTAAAATATGTGCTTGCTTACTAAAATTGCCAACCTCTGAGATGGCATAACCCATTTGCATCATGGAAAGCTTGAACATTCCAAGAAGACCAGAAAGACCGTCACCTATTGCGGTCATAATTGGTCCGATATTTCTATCGTAGAAATTACCAATATCTTCAAGTGTTCCAGAAATAAATGTCGTAGCACCAGTTCCCTCAGATTTTGTTGAAACTAATAATTGAAGGAACTTATTGTCATCCTTAGCGTACTGGCTATATGGATTTATGAAAGCCTCAAATATCCTATCGATAGGTTTGAATGACCACTGACCGTCAGATCCTCCGCCTCCACTCGTAATTAAACCTCTTTTACGGTTAGGCTTCAAAACCAACCATGCTCTGCCATAGGCTGAGTTCCAAAGCTTTTGCCTAAATAAACCAACCATTAAAAGGAAAAGCTGTTTTGGAGTTTTAATTTTTTCATTTAGAGCAATGGCTTCTTCTGGTTTTTTGGAATTATCTAACGCGTATTCAAGAATTGTATTAATTACTGGAGAGTCAAAAAAGTTTTCTCTAATACCATTAAGTGCATCAGCAATTGTTGAGTTAAAGTATTGAATGATTCCGGCGTCTGACTCGTTTTCTGCGGCTATTAAATCTATATAATTTTTTCTTATAAACTCTACTGCTTTTCTTCTTTCAATTGCATTAGTTATAGGAACGCCTTGCCCACCTAGTTGTGGATTGTTTGGAATATTAAAATAGTCAGCGCCCAGCAGGATTGCTAATTCATCGACAGCTGTATTTTCGGTATCAGCCAGTCCAGCAATTGGAATGTTCGAATCCTCAAAGTTTTTAAAACTATCCTCAATAGAAGATCCTAATATTCTAGAAAACTCTTCTGGGAAAGGATCAATGGACTCTGGATCCATTCCGTAAACTTTTGCAAATATTCCCTTAACGCTATCGTATGTGTGATATCCAAATCTAAATTGATCCCATATGTCATTTGCTTCACTAAGATTTCTTCCATCACCAGCTATGACCGAAACATTAGGGTCAAAATTCTCATCATAATAAGATCTAGCTTCTACTCCAACAGAATCCAATGGATCATACACACTTAAGAATGCAGCTCTTCCTTTGGCGGAATCTACATCTCCAGTTGTTGATAATTCTTCATCCAAAATAGAATACAAATACTGTCTAGACAAAGAGCTATCACCAATCATGTCGGCAACTTCGCCATCAAGAACAGACTGATCAATATTTGAAACATCACTAAAGCTAGATATTTCTAACAAAGTATTAAAATAACCAGAGAATGGTTTATCTCTTCCATCTGGTACGGCTAACGCATTACCGCCAAAATCAAATCTACTAGAAGAGATCTCAGCATTTACTGGAACCCATTCTGAGAATATATTTGGTGGATCCACTAAATCTTTATCATAAATTACAAATCTTGAACTAATACCTCCACCTAGTTCATTTCTAAGATCTTGAGCATTAGCTTTCCTTGCTGTTAATTCAGCAAGTTGGCCATCTTCTGTCATTGTATAATTTCCAAATCCAAGAATCATGCTATCAGCCATTGAGGGGCCGTCTTTTGCTTTAAACTTTTTGATAGGAGCTGCAGAGGAAGATACAACGCCTACAGGAACATCATCTGGAACAAAGGCAAAGAGACACTCTACTGGTTGCGGGTTTATAGATAAGCCACTTTCGTTTTCGTAATTTAGCTCATCTTCGTTGCCAAAAATAGATACACCTAATCTGTTAGCTATCTTACTTCCTATAATGCCGGCACCGCTGGTAAAGCTTAAAACTTTACCGGCGTAACCTATCAAATTATTTTTAAAATCACCAACAGCCTGTACTGCGCTTAGTGTAGTGTTAATCCATGACGGAAGCTGATCTAATATACTTGTTTCCTCTTCATCAGCTGACAATTTAAAACTTAGGTCTTTAGATACAAAGTTGCCCAAATACCAGGCGGCGTCGGGTGAAACAACAGCTGCTGTGTCATCATCATCTTCGCCCCAAAGGAAGTATGCCGGAGCGCATACAACAGCTCTATTAGTTCTAGGGCTAACTACTAAGACTTTTCTATTTTTATAATCTTGTGCTGTTCCATACAAATCTGTAAAATTATATTTTTCTTTAAACTTTTGTATGGCCTCGTCAGAAACATTGATATCATCACTACCAGGATTATATGGCCATCTCATCGCTATGTAGAATTGTTCTGCTTCAGCAGCTGTTTGTTGAGAAGCCGGTAGGTCACCAGGTGAACCCCATTCTTCATATGATATTTGGTTTGCCAATTCATACTCGAAAGAATAATCATCTGCATTTCTTTGCGCTTCAGAAGAAGTTACAGAATACTGAGAAAGAGCAGCTTGATCAAGAGATATGCTAGGTCTATTTGCGTAAACTGATGGTAAGGGCATTCTTACATATGTTGAGGTTGCTCCGCCAATAAATGACAAACCATCCACATCAACCATATTGTCTATAAAAGTTGAGAAGCCTAAAGGACGATCTAATTCTAATATTCCAGAAGACGGCACTAGCGTTAGTTCATTATTTAAAATGAATTTGCTTTCATACTGAAGTAGGGTGAACATATTTGCCATAAATGTTGCACCACCGAAAGATCGTCTGTCTTCTGCCATAGCCTCATTGACAAATCCCTCAAATTCTTCGGCGTCCATGGGCACTTCGCCTTCGTTTGCCAAAAACTTTCTTCCAGATTTTCCAATATCCTTGAAGTGACTTGCAGCGTTCTCGAAGACCCCACCGTCTCTAACGGTATATGATGTCGTGTCTAATATTACTGTTTCATTTATAGTATAGAATGGGTACCTAAATCTTGGTGGAAGATTGTCTAATTGGGCGTGATTATCGCCTGCCTGAGCTATTGTTGTTGTGGGATCTCCAACAGGAAGGTGGAAACCAACTCTTGTTAATCCAACAACCGTTGGTAGTTTTGCAACTATTTTAGTTGAACCATCTTGCTGTGTTTCAGAAAATGTTGCAGCTAACGGTGAGTTAAAGTTAATTATTTTTTCTTTCAAAAATGCCGTAGGCTTATAGACACCTTCGGAATTCAACTGATCACTCGCAAGACTGGCCATTGTATCAGAAAGTTCATTAGACCTCTTGAACGCCTCATAGTCAGCCAATGTGTTACTGGATTTGTTGATGTTATTCATGATATTTTCGATGTCTTCGTCCGGCGAACGATACTTTGGATAGCCTGGCAAACTTAATTCAGATCCCCTCTCTGTACTAGGAAATCCTGTAGTTACAGGAACAACTCCAGAAGTATAAAGCCAGTGCGGTTTACCATAAAAAATTGTAGATCTATCTTCAAATGGTCTAATTGCAACAATATAGTTTGGAAGCAATCGGGCACAAACTTGGAAAAGATCCCAAACAGTTCTCATGTATGTTTGCGCTCTAAATGAAACCTCATCAAAACCAGGTAGGTCGTCGTCAGCATTTGGTGCGATAATTCCCATTAACCTAAAGAAGTTTGTTCCGCCTCTTCCTCTGAGAATTCCAAAAAGACCTCCCCCAGAAATTCCTGCTCCAGCAGCAAAACTTACTCCAGGTATCAATCCGATAGAACCAGCTAAGCCACCCATAAGTATATTTTTTGTAGCGTTAGCTCTACCTTCAGCAGCTACGAGCTTGTTGCCAGCTGTCATTGTTCCTATGGCCGTCCTCGCTGAAACAGACTCATTTTGAGCTTCAACTATAAGTCGATTCCATGATCTATCGACACCTCTTTCAAGGTACCCTTGTCCCTTTAATTTCTTGTCATCCTGTTCCACAAGAGAGGACGCAGTAAGCCACCCATCATCTATATCTCCACCAAGGAATTGGGCAAAACCTGTTCCATTTCCAGGATAAATATTTCTCTTAAATATTTCCAAGTCTACTTCGGCACAGAAGTTTGACATGAGTTGCCCCATGCTTGTCATAATTCTTCCATCTCCGAAAAATGTACTAACAGGGTTGTTTGTGAAAACATTTGTAGCTAATTTAAATGATGCGGCATTAGCAGCACCACCTACATCGCCTTGTCCAAGGTTAGAGTAAACACTAGCGACTACATTTCTAATTCCATCAGCTCTTGCTCTTTCAGATTCGCTTAATGGTTCATATAACGTTGAACCAAAATGACGAATTCCAAATCTATTTTCAGAAAAAACAGTTCCATTTGTGGCTCTAGCAAAAGCTTCTCTAAATCTTGACGCACCCATAGAAAGAAGTCTCACCATAAGATCTCTAGGCTCAGAAAGATACATTCCTGTATCTATGCCACCATCTATTTTTCCAGTGTCACCTTTTTTGTTTGTAGAGTTAACTATTGCGCCAAGCTCAATAGCGTCAGACTGCGCAGTAACTGTTACGATTTCTCCTTGCTCAACATTTGTTATGACGCCATTGAAAACTGTTTGTAGAGAATTTGGATTTGCTCCATATCCGACTCTTAGATGAACACGAACACCAGGCTTTAGTCTAATATTGTTAATGTCAATTACATAATCGTTTCTCATTCCAGAAACAATATTTTTAGCTATATTTAAAGTTCTATCCAAGATAGATTCAATGCCTTGAGTAAAATCTATTGGTGCATCGCTTGGTTGATTGTCTCTAGAATTAAATATTTCTGTAGAAGGACGAGTAGTCAACTTTGAATACATGTTGGACACTCTAAATATTAACGTGTCCCCTAGAAGATCTTCTGAAGATACAACAGAAAAATCTACTATAGATTGCATTCCATAAAAATTGTCAAACAGCTTAACTCCGGCAAAAAAGCCACCTTCGTCAATTAGCCACAACATATAAGTAGGAAATGCTCTAATCATTCTTCCAGAAATGTCTCGATACTGGACATCATTCATCATCTTCTGTATGTGGCCACCAAAAGATCCATCATAAGCTTTTTGATATTTATCCAGAGATTGTACGCCCTCAACTCCAGTAAGCGTATTTGTGCAACCCCTATCTGGAGTTTGTGTATCTTCTATATGATTTTCTGCTAGTCTCTTATTCCCGTTGTCATCTATATGAACATTTGAACCATCGACTGTTAGATAGAATCTTCCATTATCTTTATTGATATAACCAAAATGGGTCCCCAATGCAGACTGCATCATTGCAGGTACTTCTGATTCTGATCCAGATTCTTGCGGATTTGTTGCCGGAATCATATATATCACTTTATGGAAATCTACTTCATCTGGATTAAAGCTAACTTCTGTTTCGTTTGCCAAGTGTGAATCTGATAAAACTTCTTTAATTAAATTTAAAGTTTCTGCGCTTGTATATTTTAGATTACCAACAGAATAGCCTGCTCCAACAATTTCTTCAAATACTGGACTATCCTCTGTGGATTGTGCTGCAATAAAGATGTAGTCAGTTAATAATCCTTGTTTTTCTGAAGTTTCAAATTCAGAAGTTTGAGTTTGTATAACTTCTTGAAATAAAGAAACAAAATTATGAACACTTATACCGCTACTGTTAACGTAGCTAATAATTTCATTTATTAATGTCTGATTGTTGCTAGCTCTTTGAGCTGCGGCAAATGGTTCGCTTCCAACATCCCTATAGGCGTAGCGTCTAAGGAAATCTGTAATTCTATTTTTAACTTGATTTTTTCTGATCTCTATAGCGCGAGCATCCCCGAGCTTTGCCCAATCATCACTGTAATCAAATTTGAATTCTTTTGTTATATCGGGTTGATAAATGAAGTTATTAATAACATCTTTATCGAACATTTCAAAGCTTCTAAAATAAAAATCTGGATCTAAGTTTCCAACGACTTCATCATTTTTATCGCGAACCTCCAGTGGCATATCGGGATATGCATTAAACGCTCCCCACAACTGCTTAATTCTTAAAAATGGATTTCTCTTTGAACCAAAATGTTCAATAAAATCACTTTGCTGTTTTGATGAAAGCTTTTCTCTTTGCTGCTGGAATATATCAAAGTCGACAAGGCTCAATTGCACATTGTATACGTGCGGATAATTAGGTATAGTATCTACTTTAAAATTCAAAGGAATAACATATTTAATTCCGCACAATGCAGTAATAATATTTTTCATCCCCAAGAAACCAATAACACCAGTTGAGTGCTCAAGTCTGGCTAAAGAGTTAATGTGATCAAAGATTGCTCTAATCTTATAAAGCTCTCTTTCGCCAAAAACAGTCATTGATATATTAACATAAGAATCTTTTCCGCCTATATATTGATAGGTCGGCTCATCCTGCATTTGAACCTGTAGCTTTGCAAGATTGTTGCCAAGACTTATGCTAACGCCGTTGACTATAGCTTTTTTAGGATCTAAATCAACCCGATTCATGGGAACTTCCCATTCCTGGAAGTGGTAATCTCCCTCTCTTAAACGCTTAGCCTCCATAAGATTCTGCACATAACCGTCTGAAAAGAAACGATTATACAAGGAAAGCATGAATGCATCAGTTACTTGCTGTCGCACCTTTTCTTCGTCAGGAACAGCTATTTCGACACCTAAAACTTTTCTTCTTTCAACTTCTTCAATGACTAAAGTATCTATGATATTGCCTGATTGAAAAACAGAATTCCATATACTTCTTTTAATGAAGTTTAAGCTAACATTATCATTTTCATCATTAAAAACTGGATCATTTAAAATGTATGATCCCTCTGTTGGATATTGCGAGAAGTAATCTGCATCGTAAGGCATCTCATCTGGACTAAGGTATTTTAGTAGCCATTCCTTTTCTTCAGCGCTTAATTTAATTAAGTTGCTGGAAATAAAGGATTGCATCTTATACCTATAGATACCAGCCCTGTAGTCAGATTGACTAACTCCAGCGGTCATAATGTCTACTGCTTGACGAACAAATGTTGCCGTAGAAGAAGCAAATGTTGGCTCCAAAGAAAGAGACTTAACTTGGTTTATATCTTTAATTGCTGGCGTATTAGGAGAAATCTCGATTCCAAATTTTGCTAATAAGCCATTCCATAGGCCATAACTTTGTTGATCTAGAATTTTTTCTTGTTCACTTCTAAAAGAAGTAGTGTCTGGCAAGAACATTTTTGTCTGAGTTTCAGCTGGAGTATAAAAAGTTAAGTTACTTCCATCTCTCCACTGAGAAACTATATTTGTATACAAAACATCATTCTCATAAGTATTAAGTAATTCAACTGTATCATCAGTCAAAGAAGAGTCAACAATTGCCGATTCGCTTGTCACTGAAGAACCATAAGGGCTAGTCTGATATATGTAATCCCCACTGCGAATCAAGCCAGTATTATCTTCGCTCTCTTCAGAATTTCTATTATCTGAAGTCTTCAACAAGAAAGACTCATTGGCATACTTGTGCATTGCGCCAGCAGCCTTGCCCATATACTGCCTATATTTACCCCAGTGAATGGCTTGGTTAAAATCTTTAACCATAGGTAGAAATGGCTTATGATTGTAGCTAAGTAACTCAAGATCAACCATTAAAGAAAAAGGATAATTAGGCACTGTTGAAATAGACATAGAAGATAGGGCTACAGCGGTAATTCCATGAACAGAATTTATATAATCATTTTTTATCGGGAGTATAGGTGAATATTTAAAAGCTGCAATTAGACCTCGCAAAGAAGAAAGAAACTTATCTATTTTTTCTTCTGAATCACCACTACTCTTAAAGTCTATTTTAAAATTTTCTTTCAAATTTATTGACGAGGCATCACTTATGTGCATGCCCCATATTTCTTGATAGTTTGGAAAAAATAGTCTTAGAGAAATTGAAGTCTCTTTATATCCTGCATTATATTTGGGTGTATTTCTTTGCCTGATTGCTCCACCAGTAAGTGATCCAGTTTTGAAAGCCGAATTAACTGTAACAGAAATAGGCGGAACATAAAAGTTTGCTGCGCCTAAACGAAGATGAAATATATCGGGCTTTTTAGGAGGTATATTTGCTCTAAATGGAAAATCTTCTATAGCCTTACGAATTCTTGCCGAAGTATTCCCACCATTAATTCTGAACGCCATTGTGAATATTGGTTCACCATTTGGCGCTACACCAAAAGCTTTCTCTAACTCTTCAATCGCGTCTTCTTCTCTATTGAGAGTATCTTCTCTTCCCCCACCTTTACCGGCATTAGAATAGTCGCCAGTGACAGCTAGTGCATCGAAAACGAAAGTCATTAACCCTGGAAGGTAATGATTAATAATAGAAAAAGATATTGGATCTGCTTGCAGACTGTAAACTACTTGACTCAAAAGAGTTAACCATTGGGTATCTACAGCTGGATCTACATGGTAATCCAATGACTTTTGGGTCATGTAAACATTTTGAAGCCTTTTTTTGCCAAATTCACTTATTTCATAAGCAAATGATGCAAGATACAGTAGCCCTGTTGACTCTAGCCTCTTATATAAATTAATTAAGAGAGCGCCATCGTCAACAAGAGAAGATAATGTTCCGCCAGAAGTAAATACCCTACTGGTTGCTTCAATTCTTTTTTGATAATTGTCTGTATCGGATTTAAAATCCTCTGCTCCACCTGGATCATCAAAATTTTTTAAATCTGGAATAACATCTGGTCTTGTTATCGAGAAGAACCTTTCGATTGCCTCAAGTGGATTACCTGTAATGTCATCAATACTGCCAGTCAAGCCAAGCGGGCCAATCATCATCATATTCATAAAAGCCTTTTGGCTATAGTCATATGACAATGGATCAGAAGAGTTTAGATTCTGTTCTCCTTCATTTTCTGACTGCTCAACATTAGACATAATTCACCTTAGACAAACGCCATATTATTTTTAATAATTTTAGATAATCTTTCACTTGAAGAATCCTTCATCGTAGAAGAACTATAGTTATCTATTATACTACTTTTTGTTTCTTTTGTAAAAGAATTAAAGTTAAAATTGCCACCTAATTTTGTATTAATATTTTTAGAATATCTAGCTTTCTGATGCCTTTTTCCGCTATATCCACTTTCATTCATGATGATATGAGCTGGAGAAGAATTTTCTAAACCTTCAAAAGAACCTCGGACCTTATCTGACTGACCTGTTGCCTGAATTTTTTGACGAGACTCAGACACTACATTTTTAGAAGGACTTTTACTAGAAGATATCTTTGCAGCATACTTGTTTGCTGTAATGCTTCTGTGAGATGTGTCTTTTGGCTGTTTTGCAGCGGAGGCTAAAGTTTTATTTTGATCTTTAACACTTAATATCATTTAATTAACCTTAAAATGAACTAGCGAGCTGCTGATATGGATCAGACGTTACACTGGGAATCCTGTTATACATAGTACTGTTAACTGATCCATTAGTAACTCCTGAAGCTGCTTGCTGAAATCTTTCTACCTCTTCCCTGGAACCATATAGAGAAACTTTATAACTCATTCCAGAAGAATAGCCCCCTCCGGCAACTTGGGGCATGGATATATTTGGGGTAGGATACCCTTCTTCGTACGCTGATCCACCTGGAAGCAATGGTGGACCAGCTGCATCTTCTGCTGTTCTATCTTTTTTGTTCTGATATAAAAAGCTTCCAGCTATTAACAAGCCAGCTCCAATGGCAGCTTTTTTGACAGATGGCTTAGAGAACTGTTCAGTTAAATAATCCATGTCTAAACGTTTAAATTTTGATGGATTTACATTTGAAGGAGATTGATCCCCCAGCTCTCTTAAAACATCTCGCACTATACCAGTTGGTCTATCTTTAGGGCCGACTACTTTATCTGCAGATATTTGCCCGTTCAAAAAGTCATCTACTGCTGGATCTAAAATCTGCGTTTCGTACAAGGCTCTAGACCTTATCGCATTTGCTATGGTTGCAATATTTTGATCTGTAGTATCCATTACCCCTTCATTGAGGGCTGCCCTTAATTGGGTAGCATCAATGTTGATGCCACTAGCAGAAAAAACGCTAGTAATATCACCATATTGTGATAAATCCAAAAGAGTACCTCCAACAATATCTCCTAGTAGTAGATCTCTCATTGAAGAAGTGGTGGCAAAAAAATTGTCCACCATAGACTGAACCTGTAAGTTAGAAGTAGCTTTCATATAAGCTGCTTTTTGCCTTTTAGCTATATTTACTCTAGCAAAGAAGTTTGCAAATTCTTCATTAGAATTTTCGGTTAGATCCTGTAGTCCTTCAAAAACATATGGGCTCATCCCCCTATCTAAAGCCTCTAATTGAAGCGCATTAAGTAAATTAAATCCGGTCAACGGCCTTTGCGATCTAACCTCATTAATGCCACTAAGTAAATTATCACCCAATTCAGTTTTTAGTATTTCCGCTCTTAGCCTAGCGCCTTCAAAACCTATCGACAATTCTTCTCTTCTAGCAGCACTGATAAAATTACCCTCTTCTATCCCAGAGTTAAGAATTTTTTGAGCCTCTCTATATGCGGTAGTTGAATCATTTAACTCTTTAAAAATTTCTTTATTTGCATCCAATATAGCCCTTGCTGACTCTCTAGCCTCCGTAGCATTTTTGCCCATGCCAGCAGTTAAAGTATCTCTTAGTTCATTTAGGTTATCGGAAAATCTTTTCCTTGTTGCGTTTAAATAGTCAAATGCTTCTTTTGCCACAGAAATTGTCTCAGATAAGTTTCCCCTTCCAATAATACCAGTTTGCGTCAACGCATCTATTAACTGGCGCTTACCAGGTGCGTCTCCCTTATTGAAAAGCGCTTTTATGGTACTTAGATCTTCTTCTATTCCTATACCTTCTGCAATCCTTTCTTCAGCACCAGCTATGTAAGACTCTGCAAAGGATCTTAAGTCTTCTGTATTAAGTTTGCCAAAATCTATTAAGGCCTTATCAAGAGTAAAGGTTTTTCCTTCTCTATTTTGCAGGTAACCAAACATTTTTCCATATCTACTAACGCTGTCTGCCCCATGCTCTTCTAGGTCAAAGTTATTTCCATACATTCTCTTAAAAATATCCATACCATATCGTAGGTCTGCTGCTGTTTCGGCTTCAGCTTTTAACGTTAGTCTTCCAGAGGTAAATGTCTGAGTCATGTCAACAGCAGTTTCTGATGCGGGGAGACCAATAACATAACCCTTACTGCGCAAAGCGTCGTTTATTGCTTGATTGGATCCAAATGCTTTTTCGAATTGATTCAAGCCATCTGCAATTACGGTGGCTCTGTTGACGTGTCTACCAAGATTATTTCCATTTTCAGTGGCTGCTTTTTCCATTGCTTCCAAATAATATTTGTTCATTGCAATAGCTCTTTTGTCTTTATCTAAACCAAATCCATCCAGTGTTTTATAAAAGTCTTTTGAAGCTTTAGATAAATTTGTTTGAGCCTCTTCCAGCGCAGCTACTTGTGAAGGATCGTCGTACAATGAACCAGGTATAGCTCTACCAGCATATGCTGGTTCTTTTAGTTGCTCAATTTGATTCCTAATGGCCCCTAGTTGAGTTTTTTGCTGATCTGTCATCAAATGCTCTAAGGCTGTAAAGACGTCATTTTCAAGATTTAGAGTCATTACTTCAGTTTTTAACTTTTGAAAACCTAAAGAAGCTAAACCTGGATCAACTCCAGCAAAATCAACAAGCCTTGATCCTGCAAAAAAATTGACTGTACTTTCGCCTTGCTTTAATACGCCGAGAGCTTCAAAATATGATCTATTAAAAGTTCTAGCTTTGCCACCATACAGTCTATCTCTAACATCTATTATTGTTTCTTCCAACTGATCTAATATACCTGACTCATCAATTCGAGTCATGTCTTCAGCTGTAAGTTTGCCTGTTAAATTTTCTTTTAATATATTCAATCGCTGTAATGCCGGAGAGCCACCAGAACCCTGAAGGTATGCCAACTTTTCTTCTTCGTCTAAAATCATTTGATCCAATGTCTTAAGGAAGTCTTTATTATGACCAAATAATTCTCTATAGCTTTCTACGTCTCTAAATTCAACAAATCCTACCATTTCTCCTGCGCCCGTAGGCTGACGAGCCATTGCCATGGCCAAACGCCTTTTACCGTTAGACATATATGTACCAAGTACTGGTAGACCCTTGTCGTCAAGGTCGAACCCACCAAGTGCATGGTGAAATCTTATTACGTCTCTTTCGGTCATCAATAAATTGTGATTAGAAAATCTTACCCTAGTAGTATTTATACTAAATCCTTCATCCATGGCTATATTAGAATCGGCCATATCTAGGAACATTCTTCCACCAGAAATTCCAACCTGAGTTGACTCTGCATTTAAGGCAAATCTGTAAACATCGGGCATTACTGGTAGGGGAATTCCTTTCTTTAGTTTAAAAAATTCTTTCTGAGCAAAGTCTAAAATTCTATTCATGGCCCTAGGATGCTGATCCAACGGAACTCCACTCTTGTGTATTGCCAATATTTCTTGAGCCAACGTCCTGTGCATAAGCTGTGAATATTGTTGAGTTTCTAATAGATCGCTAGACATTTCATTAGCAGCTCTTTGCAAAGACTGGAAGAAGGTGCTACTTTCGTCAATTCTATTTGCCTTCAACATTGCGTTTAATTCTTTTTGTACTTGCTGTGAATATTCTCTGCCCAACTTTTGCGATTGCGTTGAACCGAATACTGCAGAGTGAAATGCATCAAGCATCGGGTCTGCGTAGACTGCACCCTTGGACTCCCCAGTTCCGCTTATATTTAGTATATCTCTAACTCCAGATATTCTTGTTTCCCTCTTTGTTGTGGCTTTAGGTGCAACAATTGAATACTTGGTATACCTTCCGGTAAATTCAACATCCATTGCTGCGCCTTTTAGGGAAAATATTCTTGCAGGCCTAGTTGCATCACCCTGATCAAATACGACGTTGCCACGAACAGTTATTTGAGATAAACCTTTTGATTCATCTAATTGGCTCATCGATTTTTGAATTTCTCTTTTCTTTAAAAGAATATCTTCTTTTTCTAGTCTATCTTTAGCTTGTGCGTAACGCTTATCTAGCTCATCTAATTCAGCTTGATAGCCTCTTTGAATAGCTTTAGTATACGGAGTATTGATCAACATTGAGCCATCTGATCCTTTTTCAATTTCATCCAGAAGAATATCAATTATACTGAATTTTTGATCTATTGCTTTAAGAGCAGCTTCGCTGCCTCCTGCTTTTTTCTCAAGAGTTTCTTTTAACGAGCCTAATTTTTTCTTTAGAACATCTGTACCATATTTGCCTACCGTAATATCAACATCTCCACTGTCTATCGCATCTTGCATTGCGATCTTGAGGTAGCTTGTAACGTCTGCATATATTTGACTTTCTTTTCCAGCCAACTTTTTTGAAGGACCGCTTTGGCCTTGGATAACTTCATCTAATATTGTTTTGTAAAACTCTTTAGATCTATCAGTTCCTTTGATCATCCAGGAATCTTTTATTCTTTGTGCAGCATCTGCGGCTTTTTCGGCATTTTTCATTGTAGAAACATTTTTTAATGTATCTACATCTAGAGCCAATCCTAATGCTTCATAAACCGGATCAGTATTAAGAATTGAGTCAGCAAATGACATCCCTGGCTTACCTACTTCATCAAGGACCCTTCTCATTGCGTCGCCAGCAATAGAAATTTCTCTTGGTGACAACACTCCGCGCAATCTCTTGTCCAACTTTTGAATCAAGGAGGCGAGTTTTTTGTTACCAGATCTCATTGCTTCTTCTAAAACATCTGGGTCTATGATGGAAACATTCGCTGATTGCATTACCTCTAAAGTTTGCTCCAGATTTAAAACCTGTCTTTTTCCTGCAATTGTTGCAACAAGATTCATTGCTACACCCCCCTCATCAGTAGGCAGGAGTAGACCATATCCTTTTTCTTTTTGCGTTTTAAAGAAAGCCTTTAGCGCCTCATTGCCCTGCTGGGAATCCATTTGCCCTTTATGAATAGCAATGTTCATTTCTAAACCTTCTATTCCAAATAGATTTTGTGCAATAGCATTTCTTTCTATATCCTTCAAAACTTCCGCATAGCCTCTATAAACAACTGGAACATCTTGTTTAGATATTCTATAAACTTCTGTTATCTGTAGAGAAGAAAAATACTGAATAGCATCATCAACGGTATCAAAAACTTTTCTGCCAATTGCAGGATCCGGATCATCATAAGCTGATCTATACTTTAAAATATTATCAGAAGGATCAACAAATGGTTCTATTAGCTTTTTCTGTCCAGTAGGAATTTTACCTAAAATTCTTCTGGCGGCTCTAACTTGTTTTTCTGGAGAAAGAGGAGACAAATAGGAGGCTAAATAATCGTTAATAGATTCATATTCCGGAATCTGTTCTCGTCTCCCTTGTAAAAAGGATGCTATTTTTCCCATCATATTTATCTAACTCCTGCACTTATGTCAACTTGTTGACCACCAAATGGATTCATCACAGGCGTTACGGAACCAGTAACCCCCATGCCATTCATTAAAGATCGCAATCTATATGCTACGTCTGCATTGGAGTCCGAAGAGTAACCGAACCGAGGATAGCTTGGATTAGCAAGATTTGCTTCTCTTATCTGTTGTGGATAGTAACCCATTTGAGACATTTCAAGACCCATGTGTTGGCCTATTTTAATTTTAACAGAATCCATATTAGTATTGGGATGCCACCCTTCCCAGCCTTCATCTGGCAGCTCGTGTCTGCTGAAATAGTCTGTTAATTCTGGGCGCTTTTCCACCTGCATACCCCATGCAGCTTCGTATATTCTTCTTTCTAATCTGCCAGCTGTTGAAAGTATTCTTTCTCTATCTTGCTCTGGAGCATTTATCATTGCCTTAAAGTGTTCTCTTTTTCTTTTAGGAATAGCAAGAGAAAGAGATTCAACATCTGTTCCATATTTTCCAGTGCCAATATCCTGTATGGGCGCACCATACATTGTTCTTTTTGCTGCAGAACTAAATTGGAAAGCTGCCGCTGCATCACCAGATGCTTCAGCCATATTGGCTAGTCTTGTATTTTTGACATAAGTTAAAATATCAGAATACTCTTCAAGAGCTAGTTCTTTCTTTCTTTCGGTTGGAATAAATCTATCCCCAGTTATTGCCTCCTGAAGATTTGCCCCGGCGGAAGCTGCTAGTCCAGTCACTGCACCCAAGCCAGACATAACCAACTTACCTGGCTGAGTCCTGCCAGCAAAAAGGCCTGCAGCAGCCAAGCTTGCAGAAGCAGCTATTGGATTGCGGTCTGCTGCTTTATTTATCATTGGCTCCACAAAGCTTTCAAAAGGCCTTTGCCATTCTGGGAAAGTTGCGCCATAAACATTGTTTCTTTCCCAATCCTCAACCGCAGTTTGTTTATTAATAAACTTTCTATTTATAAAAGTATCTCTATGCGCAATATATTCTGCTGCACGAGATATATTATGAATTAAAGGATTTGTTCCAGCCTCTGCTGCTGTTTTACCAACATGACTATATTCGGAGAAGTTTTCTTTTTGCTGTATAGAGGCTACTCTATTTCTAATGTTATCTGCCTCTAATTTTTCCGAAGGGTCGTTAAGATAACTATCTATTTTTTTATCTAAATATCTATATTGTTTAGAGTAGGGCGCAACATCTCCTAAGATCTTAAATTGATCTAATAAACCATATCTTCCAGTTTCATCAGAACGAAGTTGATTTAGCCTTTCGTATGCCACTCCTGGCAAACGCAATTCTCCTTCTTGGACTTTAGTGAACGGATCTCCTCTAGTAAAGTCTAAGTAATATTCTGGGCCTGGTAAAAATGGATACTGTTGTCCCATTGTATTTTGTATAGGATTAAGATAATCAACTCCAGTTCTTTCTTTTGGTATAAATCTTCTAGTTATTTCAGAAAATTCTATTGAACCAAAGTTCCTTCCACCCAACATCGGAACGTCACCAAGTCCTCCAAGGTTATAGTCCCAAAACTGTCTACTCATTCCGTAAGCTTTAGATGCAGACTGAAGAACTGCCCTTTGGGGCTCAAAGTCACCCTGACCATAACCAAAGGATTCCCTAAATGCTGCGCCAGCAAAACCATATATACCCAAGGCTTCCTGTGTTCTATAGCCAAATTCTTGTATCTGAACCTGTGGATTACCAACAGAAATTGGCGATCCTGCACCAACTATTCTTGGTGGCATCATACCAGGAGTTTTCGGCGGACCATATGCCATTTGGGCATACTGACTATTTATCTGCCCTATGTTTTGCATCGTTGAATATTTAGCTGTATTCAAAGCTCCAGCTCTACCTGCTAGCTCGGCGTTTGATGATGCCTGCATACCCGGACCAGGTCCGCCAGAAGACATGCCCATAGACATAATTGGTCCTGCTCCCTGCATAGCTCCGCCAATTGACGCTTGACCAAACTGTTGCTGCGGAGCCTGCCCAGGAAGCATAGGCATTGAAATTTGTCGCAAATAAGCGCTAGCATCATATGCGCCAGATTGTCCTGCCGGAGCATAATTTGATAATGCTTGAGAAACCTCTTGCTCATGCATTTTTATTTGTGGCTTTAGTACTCTTCCAACAGTAGCATTTAAGGCGGGAGTCAGCGGACCAAATGGACCAGAAAAATATTCTCCAGTAATAGGATACGGTCTATCTTCATAGTGTTTTCTTTCGAAACGATAAGGATCTAAAGGACGCAATGGTGATATATCAGTATAGAATAAAGCTCTTTCAATAGGCGAACCATAGGTGTCAGATGTAAACATGGCGCCAGTTTCAATCTTGCGATAAATACTGGGCCTATAATACATTATCTTTCCGCCCATAAAGGGTGTATTGCCCAAGGGCCAAAAACGACCCTGTCTTATGGGAACCTCTCCTTCAAAAAGCTGCTCTCTCTTTTCTTCGTAGCTCATACCGCCGGGCATAGCTCCAGCTCCTAGGGCGTGAATTTCTCCAACAGCTTTTGCGGCAGCTCCGACAAAAAATGGAGAATAAACTCTTTCTCCTCTTGCATCTTTTTCGTTGACCATCCCGCCAATTGTTCTGTCAGCAGTCATAAAGGCCATGCCACCAGCATAAAGTGGCAAAACCCTCTTGCCTACCATGCCCCTAGCAAACAAGTCTAATGGCGAACCATACTGATTAACGTCTAGCTGTAAGCCTACTGTTCCAAAGTATTTGTTTAATCTTTCAACACCATGAGAAACTGCGGCTGATAAATTTGAATAACTCTCTGGACTACTGTACGTATTAATACCAGCAACGCTCTTGAGGGCGCCTATTGGATTTCTAGAAAATACGCTACCAAAAGTAGGAACTAGTAAAACGTCAGCACCGGGGCCAGTTGCGGAACCAAGTGGGTCTGTTGCTAGATGAGATATTTTGAAAGAAGCTGTACTTAATGATGGATATAATAATTTTTTAAATAAACCAAGTCTTCCTATTTCCCCAACTCGTTCAATGGAACCACTAATAAATGGTTGCGCCAATTCTGGAGCAGACTCTAAAGATTCAATAACGTTTGCTAACGCTCTTCTTTGAACTTCAATCTCTTTTAAGAAAGATCTATTTGCTCTTACCGAGTTAAGGTTAGTTAGTGCACCAAAGGCCGCAGCTTGTGCTTCAGCTAGTTCACCAGCTGGTATTTCTTTTGCCATGCTTGTCAGTGCTTGGTTTATTTTAATAAAATTTTGACCAAATGTTTGTCTAGTGCTATTTGAAACTAATTCATTTCTTTGAATTAGAAACTTAAACATTTCATTTGTTAATTCATCTTCTCTTGAAATAATTGTTGGACTAACAGAACGAATTTGAGAACCAGACAACAGATCTGCTTCCTCTAATACTTTATTGATCCTGGATCCGCTTTGATATAGCGCAACAGGATCGATGCCCTGTCTTCTAAGAATATTTGCATCTCTGTCTACGCCTCTAAGCAGGACGTTAGCAAAATCTATTTTTTCCTGAACATTTTGAAGATCGGTAATTTTTTGTCCATGATAAGTAGCTAATGCTGGGTCAGCTTCTTCAATTCGCTTCATTGCACGACGAGAAAAGCCAGCTGCACGAGTTCTTCTTCTGAATCCTTCAAAAGCTTCTAATAAGGCTTTTTCTGAAACCATTTCTTCGCCAGAGGCAACATCGATTACATTAATTTTTTCTACAGTTCCATCAGCGCTTTTTACTATATTTCTTTTTGCTGTACCAGCTTTGGTAGGGATTTCCTTGCCAGTCATCACTTGTGCAAGGAATCTTGGATTTTCTGGATCAATATTTCTTCTAGAGAATCTAGACAAGAAGCCAAATACAGAGTTTGGCTGATCATAGTTAATATCAAAAAATTCTCTAAACCTAAATTCTCTTTCTGGCGTCATTCCAAATCTTGATAGGCCAGAAAAGAATCTGCTTCTAAATGTACCTTCTTGATAACTTAAAGAGTTTAATGACTCAGCATCTCTTTCCGCTGCAGCGTTTCTTGCTGCCCTCGTTAACAATTGCGAGCTATTCTTAGCTAAAGGTCTAAATGTACCATCTAAAGTCCTAGAAGTATATTGCTGGGCCATGACATTATAATTAAATGCCATAACATTACCTTTTGTTCTTCCTCCGCTGTAGAACAAATAGAAATCAGCCGACTTATCAGCGCCCTGTAAAAATGGCTGAGAAACTCTACCTTGAATAAACTGGAACGGAGCCCTTCCGGACATTTCATTAAAAGATTGCTTAGCCGCCAAATCTGCCGGATTAAATCCAAGAACTGGTATTCTTAAATCGTTAGCTAAAAAGTTTCCAACATTTCTTGCAGACTGTCTTATTCCAGAAACATCTAAAATACTACCAGTCTTAGTTATAAATACATCTGGAAGAACAGAAACGCTAGCAGCGGTTGTCGTTGGATCAGCCCTTACCATGCTGGAAGACATTTGATTTATAACGCGCTTGGTCTCATCGTCTACATTTGCAAAAACTCCGCGTTGATTTGCTTCATCAACAGTGATTCTTCTTAATCCAAGAAGGTTAAAACCACTAGCAAAAACTCCCGAACTTATTTGTTTTTCTCTAACAAGAAAACTTCTTAATTGACCGGCATCTTTTATGTTAAGGCCGACCTTACCTAAAGACTCCCCTAATTCTCCTCTTGTTAAATCTCTGCCATCAGCTGTCTTTAGCCTCATGCCTAATCTTTGAGCTGATCTTTTAACTAAGAAATCTTTTTGTGCGTAAGAAAGATTATCTAAATCTAGGAAATCTTCAAAATCTGCTTTTTTAGTTTTTAAGACTTTTCCAGCTACCTTAACCATTCCTTGTTCCTGGAATGCCTTATAAGCTTTGTTTGCCTTTCCTTTTAATGCTGCCTGGAATTGTGCGCCAGTGAAAAGTCTGTTAGCGTCGATAATAGAATCTTTTAGTACATCAGAATTTCCGACTTTTTGTACGAACTCATCGGCCCTAGTTTTTGCAAGAGTGCCCTTGAATCTATTTATGATTTCATCAAATGGCTCATCTCCATCGAGTAGTATTTTGGTTTCGCCTATAGTTACTCTTCTAGAGGGCTCCATTGCAGTTTTGCTAACGTCAATGTCGTCAACAAATTTTGCTATTGTTCTTGCAAACTCATCTCTATCTGAAGTTGCAGTTCTTTCCATTAAGGATTTATATAAAACTTTTTTATACTCAGTTTGTTCTATTCCCTTATAAAACTCTGATGCATAGAAGTTATCTGATCCAGCCGGACCACCAAATGTTCTAGCAATCTTGCTAGCCATAGTCGTCATTCTATTAGAGGAGTTCGCCTGAAGGTTGCCGACTATTCCCTTTAGTTCTGTTCTAAAAGCATTTGGATTAGCTGCGCCATATCTCTGCACAGCTGCATCAAAATCAATAGCTCTCGTTATTACATCGTAGCCGTAGCCAACTTTACGGAATTGATTTATACCCTGCCTTACGGCACTTCCAACACCTCTTAGTCCCGGAAATAAATCTAAATACCCAGAATTGCCACTGGCGTCATTGCCAAACGCATACTGCGTTGCTACGTTTCTAGCTCTTTTTAATTTTGAGCCCTTAGAATCCTCATAGATCTGTTTTGCTCTTAAGTTTCTTGTTCGCGAAAGAATTGCATTAATGTCAACTCTTTGCTGACTATACTCTGTGGTTGCAGCTTTAATTGCTCCACTAGTTTGAGCAGAAACCTTTAAACCCTTTTGAGTTATGTCTGCCAGGTCATGACCAACCTCTGACAACATGTCGGCTAGATTGACAAATGCCCTTGAAGATCTTGTTTTTAAATCAGTTGTACCGGTAGACCTAGCTAGGTCTGACATAGAATATCTAAAATTAGATAAGGATGACCTTGCGTTGCCAATGGCAGCGCCACCAACCTCCATTGGAATCATCATGGTAACTAGGTTAATGGTAGAGTCCTTAACGAAGTCCGTAACTACGTCTACAGGATTGTACCATTTGACCTTAGAATCGTCTCTACCGCCAAAAATTGGATCAACTATAGCTTTCTGGCCAACATACATTGCTGGCAGCTCATAGGGCATTCTACGGGCCATAGAGACCAAACGGGACTGAGCTTCTTCTCGGAAGCCCCATATTCCCGCAGTCTCGTATTCTATACCCTTACCACTTTTGCTGATTTCTCCAGCAGTCCAGTGATAGCCTCTATCTGTATGCTTAATGACGCCGGTAGTTAATTTACCTTCTGCGGTTTCAAAAACAAGTCTTGAATAAGGATCTATTTGATCAGGAGTATTCCCATCTATCATTCGGCTAACGCCAGAAAGTTCGTCGAATTCTCTTCTGATTTTAGGAAATACATTAACAATATTTGAAGCAAATCTGCTTGCTCCACTATCCGCTCTGTCTTGAACTGTTTTGGCTAGCTTTAGACCACCTTGTTTTGTTATCTTAGACAAAACAAAAGCTGAAGCCATGGTAGTGGCTGCCGTAGATACAAATCTTAAAACAGGGTGATTATTTAAGGCCTTTGAGATAAAAGACGAATTAGGGGCATCGCCCCTTTCTTCGTCTATCATTGTAGGAACATCTCTGGATGTTACGCTATAACCTAAGTTATGAATAGGCCCTGGATCTCTAATCAACTTTGTTTCCTACCTATTTCATACCCCACAGCTTTTGAGCGATAGGATCTTCATATTGAGCCTCTCCATCTTTCTTAGAAAGATTATGCCTAGCTGCAGAAATTTTTCTCTTTTGCTCTTCCTCTTCAGGATCAATTAACTGAATCTTTAGATCAGTAGATTCCATGCCATTGGCATTCTGTTTTATCTCAATAATCTTTTCAGATAAAGCTACTTTTTCTGCTAATTCAGAAAATGTCATATCCTCCAAGTCTTCTGGAGCATATGATGTTATAGTAGCCAAAACAAAGGCTTTCATTAAATTCTTAACATCATTTGCTTCAACTCTTTTTTCTTCAAGAATTCTTTTAGCAATCGATGCGCTAAAGAAACCGGAAATATCAAGTATTTCCGAAGAGAGATTAGCAACTATACCGGGAGGTATTGTCATAGTGTCAAAACCCTCTGGGTATATGACAGCATATTCGAGTATGATGTCTTCTATATCAGAGGAGTCAATATCTTCTAACGTTTTTAGATAAAGAATTTTATCATATTCTTTAAAAGTTAATTCTCTAAAAACAACAGTTTGATTTTTTATATCAACACTATAAATGTTGCCGTATTTATTTTTTAAAGAAAAAATAATATCAGCTGTTAACATTTTATAACTGTCTTACCTCTAGGGCTACGAAACCGGAAGCTTCTAGTACTTCTTGGGATATTAATGATGGCAGTCCGGCCATAAAGCCAACGGAGTTATTTTTATCAAATCTAGGATAAAGCATGCATAATTCTGCTATAGTTTCTTCGTTCCATAGATTTGCCTCTGCAGTAGAGAGCTGCCCGGATTGTACTAGCTGCTCCATTTTTTTGACGATCTGCTTATATTCTGCTCTATTTAATACTCTCCAGACGACATGCTTATCGTATGTAATTGAAGTTACATAAATGTCGCCATATTGCTTTTTCCACTCTTTAACAAGACCGGCCTTGGGACCATTTTTCCAAATTTCTTCTTCATCCGGCACTTCTTCTATGTCAGTATACTGCTTGTCTTCGTTGTCGTCGGCAATGTCGTCTAGGAATTGCTGATCATCCTCAAGCTCAACATCAATAGCATTAGGATCATCTGATCCAGTCAATGTGAAGTTAATTTCTTGAGCGCTTGTAGTGTCTTCAATCTCTAGATTTTGCAAAACAACTTTTCTTTTACTATCCATGATATCTCCTTAAACTAATCATTGTACATTATATCATAATCATATTATAGGGGCTAAACCACCTAACGTTTGACCCCAATTTGTTACATAATTTAAATTCTCCGCAATTGCCAAAGGAGCCAATGGACCAGAAGACACATTTGCAGCAGATGCTCTCTTTATGAAGGTCGTATCTACTTCTGTAAAATAATGGTCTCTTGCCATAAATTGATATGTCTCCACAACTGGCTGCCCACCGGGCGCATAGACTGTCGACATGTTAATTAAATTGACTTCTTGAACAACAATTTTCATTGGAGAACTTAAAGAAGTAGACTTTACAACTCTTTGATTAACATCTGACAACATTGTCCTAGACAAATTATCTAGGGAGCCATTAAATTCTACATCATTTGTATCTGTTTGAAACAGATTTTTTGGCGACAAAGCCACCTCTTCCATACCGTAAACTATAACAAAGTTAAATGGCGGATGAGCACTAAAAATATTCTTATCGGAATCTAAAACGTTTTTAGCAAAAGGGTCCTCTGTGATTCTATCTAATTGGCCCATTTCCCAATATTTATTCATTAAAGCTTCGTCTTCTTCTGTTTCTAACTGACTTCTTAAATTAGACAATATTCTTCCAGGAGCTCTTTTGTCTGTTGCCAATTCAGATCTCGTTATTGCAGCTTTCTCTAAAAGATCTGTCATTCTTCTGGGATATCTTGTATATAGGGCAATTTCTCCAGTTATAATTCTGGTGCCATACATTATTGCATCGTAATTGTATGACCAGAAACCATACAGTGGTTGCTTTTCCTGGCGCACATTAAAAGCAAAAGTTGCTATATCTAATTCATCATCAGGATGGAACAAGCCATCAATAAAGATTCTAATATCTTCTCCGCTGAAATAATAATCATAATAATTACTAAATCTTTTATCGGTATTAGTTCCGCCACTCCAAGTTAAATCAAGCTTTTCGTTTACGGGATTAAATTCTTTTCTAGCGTTATTTGAAAATACCCCAGGAAAAACCTGAGCTATTGGTGCAGGCATAGCGTTACCTTTCTATAGGTGCAATCTTCCAGGCTGAATAACCTGGGCTGGAACTGTGGGTTTATTATATTTTGTATTATAATAAGCTGTTTCTTCAGCTTGACTTTGTAGCTGAGCAAGATCCGTTATAATCAAATCGCCAAAAACATTTGTACTAATTTGATCCCTAGCCTTCATTTCATCTGTATAAGAAGTATCTCTTGATACAGTGCTGTCATTTGGCATTCTTACTAGTGGTTGTATTCCTCTAGCCATGTAAGTGTAGGTCTGCTCTGTAATTAAGTCGTCTACAGACAGGGTTTGGCCTTCGTCAACTATTGTTACTCCAAATATTTTCATTTTTGAACCGAGACCGTATTCATTGAAAAATGTAATAACAATATCAAATGGCGGCAACATGTCCGCTAGAGGGGCAAAGTATCCAGTTTTTCTTGCCAGATATTGCTTAAACTCTTTTATTCTATAAAAAGCGTATTCGTTAAATACTGTAAAGATGAGGCTGCCAGCTATAGTTCTTCCACCCTTAATAAAGCCCCGAACATTAACGTGACCAAGGGTTCTTACTGGGGAATTTTCTCTGTGGACAGAATATGATATAGTCTGTAACTCTCCTAGATTTATAGAATCGCCTTGAGACTCAACATTTCCATCTGGACCGATAATCGGCAAAACGATTGTCGCAACAGCGTCTGCCCCAGAGTATGACATTGTTGATAGATATTTTTCCCAGTCATAAAGGTCATTACCACTTTGCTGAACTGCTTCTTCTTGTTTACTTTTTCTAAAAGTAAATGTCTTAATTTCTGCCATTAAAATCTCCAAAAAATAAATAAGTGCATGGAAGATAACTCCCATGCACCTATTCTTACGACACTAAAGACTATCAGGGTCTGATAATTGTTGTGTTCAATCCCTCGGGTGTTATTCCTACCAAATTGGTTGGATCAACAAGAGTGTCATTTCTGATTGTGTACATAGGACCAAGTTCACGAGCAACATAAGTCATGGTTTCTTCGATGACAATGTCGTCCATGGAAGCGCCAGAACCTTCGTTAAGAAGTTCTACGCCGAATATTGATCTAACAGCTGCCTGACCATACTCGTTGGCAAATGTTACGGTAATGTCAAAAGGTGGAATCTGGTCAGCGTAGAAAGGAACCTTTTTTACAACGCCAGTCTTCTGTTCGTTGACATCAGCAATACCTCTTCTGTGACCATTGTCGCCAGGAAGTGTATTGTGGCTTCTGGTGTAGAAGTCCATTGGTCTATTTTGCGAATAGTTCTGATCTAACATCTTATATAGAGCTGGGCGATCAAATACTGTGAAGATCAATGAACCAGCTATACCTCTTTTGCCTCTTGAGAAAGAGCGAGGATTGGGTGATCCCATGGTGTAGATTGGAGCCTTTTCTCTAGTGACGGAGAAGGTGATACCCGAAAGCGCACCTATTTCCACTCCACCAAATGTAGCTACAATGTCTGCACCTGAGAATGTGGTATAAGTATTGAGATACTTATTTACTGATGTATATTCCTCTGCGGCCATTTTGTTTTACCCTCCTAATCGGTAATTATTATAGATTAATGGCTACTCTGACTTCGATCTCTTTGAGTTCGAAGGCAGGTGTTAAAATGAGGTCTACAATCGCCTTGTTTTCATTTGGTATGTACGAGACTGTAAAGTCACTACCAAGCAAGGCTCCTACAATTTGCATTCCTCTCAAGCCAGAAGTGATTGCTGTCTCCATCGCATTTCTTGTTTGAATGTTTGATGGTTCGCCAACAAATCTCTGGCAGGCTTGTCTTACAACTGATGTGGCGTCGTCTACAATTCTCTTTGTTGAGAGACGGGTGTAGTCTGATGTTGCCCAACCAAATGTTAAACCTTCTCCGAATACTGGAATCTTATTAAAGTTAATGACAACAGTATTAACACCCTTAGTAGCGAGAGCAGTCTGCTGAGTTCTAGAAGGGGCATAACGAACAGCCTCTACATTGTAGAGAGCCTTATTTACTAGTGAACTATATGAAGGAAGCAAGCTTAAAGCGCCAGCAACATGAGCGGCTCCGTTAGCGTAACCAAACTCTGTTGTTCCAGACTGATAGTTTACGGGCTTGATTTCCGCAGCGACTACAACCACATATGGGCCAACTTCTTTGAAGGAAGCGCTAGCATTTCTGTCGGGAAGATTTGTCAGTGCCAAATGTGTAGAAACTTGACCAGGAGTCATAGTTTCTGTTGTTGAAACGTATGGCTTGACTCCCATGATTGCGATGCAAGGGTTGATGTTTTCAGAAATATCCTTCACCTTTGCAGCTACCTGATAGGCCCAGTTGCTTGATGGGGTTGACGTATTATCTGCAACAAAGCCAATTTTTGCGTCATCGCTAGGCGTAGCTGGGCTCTGCCAATCGTCTGGGTGAGCGCCTCTTCCCCAAGGAATAATAATGTCGGGAATAGCAGCTTCTGCTGCAATAAAGGCAGCGTCGAAAACCGAGCCACCATAACTTACGCTAGTTACAGTTCCAGTAGATACAGGGCTATCCGGATCAGTGTCCCACTTTGTATCAGAAGGAAGTGGTACAATATAAATTCTTCCAGCTCCAGCCAAAACTAGCTCTAGATATGCACGGTGAGCGTCTGATCCATCTCCAAAAGCGGTGATTACATCAGCCTCGTTAGTTACTCTTACAACGTCAAGATCTGCTACTGAACCAGTATTGTTAGCCGTGCTACGACGTGCTATCGCTACTATTCTAGGACCAACAGGTGTATCCTGACGCGACACACTGTAGAAGCGATCTCTAATTAATGTTTTTACTCCAGGTATAGCCATATTGGTTTCAATCCTCCAAATAATAAACTTTTTTGAATCTTCAGTTATAGTAACACATAACTTATAAAAACAACTACAAAGTTAAACTGGCAGGATTTTTCTATACACCATTTCAGACGTTAGGAGTTGCAGTCTGGAATAGATCGATAATATTCCCAGTTGTACCCTCGTAATTAGGGGTAGCCAACTGATCTCTAAGTAACTGCTTCTCATATGCCATCCAGGTTCTAGCGTCAACTACAATCTGCTCAATTCTTCTATTAGACATTGCAAAAGTCTTTTCCGTAGTTAACATATATGTAACAGTTCTCTTATGAACGTCTTTTCCTTCACGATTAATCTCGGAATCAGACAAACGCCTAGAATAGACCAATTCAGATGCTCCGGCGGATTTGAAAATTGATGTATATTCCAACATGAAATCTTCAAATGCCTCAATTACCTGATCACATAGAACTGCTGCATCTAGGTCATCTCTAGTTGTTGCTCCATTGGAACCCTGAAAGGTGCCAACTTTAGACATTACAGTAAAGCCAACAATATTCTGAAAACGTTGGCCATAAATAGTCACTGTGTTAGATAGCACATTTTGTCTCATTCTTGGCTTTGGCTCTGTTGTATGAGCCTTTCTTAACTCTAAGTGATATCCTATAATTGCAGGAAACTCATCTAGGCCAACATAGGTTGAAGACGGGGCAGAAGAGAGATCTCCAGAAGTAACGTCGGTTCCACCATTATCTTTATAAGTTACAGAAGTTTCTCTATTTACACTTAGTGGCAATATTGGTATTGCTGGATAGCTTTCTTCCCAAAGTTTTTTAACTAAACCAATGAAATCTAGATAGCTTAGATTGCCAGAATATACTTCCTCTACACCATCTTGATCTAATCTTCTATATCCAGGGGCTTGAAGCTGAGGATAACCGTATCTAAGGTTTTCTGAAAAACTAGGAAAATCTCTATTAATGTATGCCATATCAAGCTCCTGGACCAGCTGCTAAAGAAAAGTTAATCTTTTTAATAGCAAAATATGATATTAATTCAATATCAAAAATTAATTTTTCCTTTGTTGTATCAGAAAATCTTGCATTAAAAGAATAATCTAGTATAGCTTTATTAGTTTTTAAATATTGTAAATATTTTTTAGTATCATCTATAATACTGTCAAATGCTAGCAAATCATGACCAGAAGCTGCTATTCCCTTAATTTCGCTAACAACTGCAGCAACTAGTCTCATTTGAAAGAGCTTGCTAAACACAGATTCCTCATGGGCCATAGTGTACTCATTGGTAACATATATCTCAAAAGGAACAGCTCTTCTGGTTTTTCTTCCCCTATAGACAGTGTTCACTCCTATAGCTTCTAATCTCTCATAATCTGAATATGTTAAATCTGTCCCAAATAAAGATAGCGCTCCTGGCACTCTAGTACGAATAATTGCCTTAGCTTGCTGATTCGCTGCGATCATGCCAGCGTATGCTGCTGCGGCACTGGAGGTATAGCTAATTTTAATTTGTGGATGCTGGAAAACTAATTCGCCATAAATCGGAACCACGTATCTACCTTTATCAGACGCTATTTGGCCATCTAGATAAGTAGTGAATTTATTAGTAAATAATGGATTAGCTTCCAAAATAGATATGTCCGAAGACTTTACTCCATCAGATCTTGAACCAATAACTCCCATCTGAATAAAGCCAGTAGAATTATGAAAAGAAGAACAGTAATTAGCCAATTGAGTAACAAAATCTACTCCACCAGTATTCATAATACTAGCTTCTAATGGAACTACAATATCAACAAAATCTAAATCAATTATATCTGCGTATGCTTGCTCTAGGCGGTCATAGTATCTTTCGTAGAAAGTGCTTTGAGTACCTGGCGTAGCGTCGTTAATAGAGAATACTGTTGTGGATAAGTTTCTTTGAGCGTAGCTATCCACATATTCCGACATTGGAGCGACAGCGCAAATCATAATATCTCTAGCCCCACATGAATAGGCGTCTAAGACTCCTCTCAAAAGAGGGCTATTTGTATTGGCGCCCATCAAATCAACTGCATGTTGAATCGAATTAATTCTAATAGGATAGTTTAATCTCATGCCGTCAGCGTGACCAAGCAATAATATTGTGCTTGTGTTTCTTCTATCTAACTGCTGATAGGTTGGCTTATAGTTGACGACAGATGATTTTGGTGAAGTTATTGTTACCGAAGAAACAGATGTTACAGAATTTTTTACCTGAAAAGTCGCTGTAGCGTTTATGTTTTGCGCAGTACTGCTTGTTCTGGCTATTATTGTATAAACATATTCATATAAATTTTCTGGAACTTTATATGTAAAGGTATACTCGCCAACTGCTGATCTGACTATTGAATTATCATTTTCATTTCCATTATCTAGAAGAAGGGAGAATGGACCATCAATTACGGGGCCAGAACCAGTGTCGCCTCTTAATACATAAACTACAACATCTACTGGAGTAGAAAGATTTGCTGGATCATAGATAGATCCATCATAGTCTGTAAAAATAAATTTAAATTGTGCCGTCTGACCTTTTGATAAAACTATCATTTTACTTCTCTCTTGTAGCGCCCACGACCCAATAGTCTATCTTACCCATGCGTCCCCTCATTGCAGTAACAGCGTCTACTGTAAACATGGTGTAATTTTTATTTACTTTTAAAGAAAAATTTTCGTATATTCTGTCGCCCTCTTTTGGGTTAATGTGGTCTTCAAAATAATAGACTGCATCGTATTTTGTAAACAAACCATCTTGGGCCTCTGTAGTGGATAGCGAATTGCTTACTCCAGATTGACCAACTTGTCGAGTTGTAACTCTTTCGAATTTGCTTGAATGATTACCATTTGATAATATTCTTTGTATATAAACATCATGGCCCCATTCTCGAAGAACTTTTTTAAAACTTCTTTTTATATCAATCATACTTCTTGAAACCTCTTCTTGGCATGGGGTCATCTTGAGGTGGGACGCTTCTTCCTGGGCCGTACAATTCTCTATCCGACAAGTAAACTATTTTGCCAGTTTCCACTTCTGGAATCTTGCCCGAAGTCACTGGGAGCCCTCCGCTGGGCAGATTCTTCATTTGGAATCCCTTTGGGCCCACTTTTCCAGCTAATATTTCCTTTCTTAAAGAAGCAGCTATTTGACACCATGTCGTTGCGTTATCTCTGGTTACCTTGGCTCTTGGCACTGATCTATTAGTTAGCGAAAAATCACCCAAACGAACAGAAACCTCATCATCTCCACCAAATCCATAAGTCCTACTAAGCTCACATGCTGCTGATGCCTTAATGTATTCCAATACAGTAAAAGATAAACCAGAGCCATCCTCTTCGTCCAGGAGATTATATAAAGCCTTAACTTCATTAGAGTAATTATGCACTATTTCGCCTATCTCCAATAACGAAGCGTCTGGGAAATACGGAATTAACTCTTCCGGATCTAAGTATAGCGGAGTAACATCTGGTGCAAAAATAATTGTTTCATCAGATTTGAGGGTTATTGTTGGCTGATATTCTGTGACTGTTGAGCTAACATACAATTTTTGCTCAACAACAACCGAGTTGCCACTACTTAAAGTTCCGGTAAATTTAACAGAATACGTATCTGCAGAAGATGCCGTAAAATCATATATATAAACAGAAGAAGAACTAGCAGTAGCATTACCAGATTCAACTATGCTGCCTGCTGAATTTTTTATAACAACAGTTACAGGTGGAACTGGAGATAGGTCAACTTCATTACCTGAAGTGTCTATATCTTTAAACTTAACCGTTATTCTGACTGTATCATTTATTACAATTCTGTCTGTAGACATAAAACCCCTTATTTATTTATACGTTAGATATAATAGTAACGTCTATTGTTCCAGCAGAATTTTTATCAAAAACTATAGTATCTGCAGTTGCAAATGCATAGGATTCATTTTTATCTACGGATATAGCTACATAACCAGAACTATCTGGATTAATTCCTTGCGAACCAGATATTGCATATGCGTCTGCGTTAATTTTATCAAATTCTATTGATCCGTATCCATTAAATGCAGAAAAATCTATTGATGAAGAAGTTTCTGAATTTTCTATAACACCCGTTGGTATTATTACCGAAGGAGAAGGAACAAAAACTAATGTACTTGTTATAGAAGGTGGCTTTAATACAATTACTTTTAATAAATTTAAATTACCAAATGTAGGAGTTAGACCAAAGGCCTGCGGAGATACTACATATAATCCATTATACTGATAATGTTCTTGATTATATGTTATATCACCATCATATTTCATTCATATTCCTTTAACGTCAGAATGTCCCACCATCTATTGTGATTCCATCAATTGATCCACCTGTAATTGAAACGTTGTTTGAGTTTTGTGTAGCAATTGTCCCTAATCCTAGAGTTGTTCTTGCAGCAGATGCGTCTGCATCATCGACTAGTGATCTACCAAATGAAGTAAATGTAGCAAGTGCGGCTGTACCAGAACCAGTAAAGTATGGAAGTCTATCTGCTGCTGATGTTAGTCCAGCTATGGCAGCCAGTTCGGCGTCATATGCCTGAACGTTTGTTCCAATAGCAAGACCTAATGCAGTTCTTGCATCTGATGCATTAGTTGAGCCAGTTCCACCATTGGCTATCGCTATAGTTGTACCATTCCATGTGCCTGTCGTAATTGTCCCTAAGGTAGTAATACTCGACTGTCCGGCATAAGTTGAAGCAATATCTATTGCGTCTGAAGTTACAGATATTCTGTCAGAAGTTCCACCAACAGCAATGACGCCATTGCTAAAAGTTAAACCATTTCCAGCTATTGTGCTATTTACCTGTAATTCATCTGACGTAATTAATAAGCCACTGTTTGTAGCTAAATTGATATTAAAAGTAGAACCATCTAATACTAATCCGGTTCCAGCAAGATATGTTCCTGCACCAGAGAATTGAATCCAGTTAACTGCGTCTGTTCCAACTGTATTAACTTCGTCTGCAGTTACCCAGCCAGTATTGGCATAATTGTCTCCACTATCAACGAATACGAAGTCGCCACCAGCAATTTCTGCTGCTGTATCAAAGTCAGTAGCTCTTGTTAGTACTGTGCCACCAGTAGCCCATCTATAAATACCGTTGTGTGCTGCGGTTGCCTGATTCTTAACTAGAATTCTGTCACCATTTTGGAGATTGTAATTATCTAATGCTGTTAAAGCAGTTCCTAAAGTAAGGGTAGCTCCAACGCCATCTGTTCCATTATCATATGTAACAGTTCCGCCAGTTATGCTGGCCAAAGTAGCTCCAGTAGCAGCCTTAACAGTAGCGTGAATATGTAAACCTTGGGTTGCAGAATCAACATAAGCTTTAGTGGCGGCATCTTGGGGATTTTCTGGATTTGCAAGATTTTCTATTCTTGCACTATTAACAGAAACGTGACCTGTTCCATTTGGGTCCAATGAAATTCCACCATTAGTATCAGTTGCGGAAATTGTATTCCCATCAATGCGAATATTGTCAATATCTACCTGCTGCAGGCCAGCAAGCGTATTGCTGGTTGAACCTAAGGATACGGATGTTGATCCAATTGTTATAGATGAATTAACTAACTGAGAATTACTTACTCCGCTAGGCTTAATACTTACGGCGCCAGAACTAACAGAAAAGCTATCGGAACTAAAAGATGCGATTCCCTTATTTGATGTCGTTGCATCTTCTCCAGATATTGTAATAGTGTTATTTGTTACAGCTGTATCAATTCCTTCTCCGCCACTAAAAGTCAATGTATCAGTTGCTAAAGCTACTGAATCTGCTGTTCCAGAATCTGCGCCGACAGTTAATGATGTAGAGATTGACTCATAGCTAGCTGCTGTTAATCTACCCTGTGCGTCGACTGTGAATGTTGGAATTTGAGTTGCAGAACCATATGCTCCTGCTGTTACAGTCGTATTATCTAGATTTATGGTTACAGTGTTTGTTGATGAAGCGACCGAAGAAAGGCCTGTTCCACCTGCAATTGTTACAGTTTCATTATCATCAATTGTTTGGCTAGTTCCAGAATCTCCAGCCAGAGTAAAAGTATATGATGCAGCTGTTATTGCCGAATCTACATAAGCTGTTGTAGCAACTGCCGTGCTATTGTCTCCTGCTGATTTAGTTGTAGCGCTTGCAGATGAACCAAGTGCAACTGTGCCAGAAAATGTTTTATTTCCAGTAATAGTTTGAGTTCCGGCAAGTCCGACAAATGCGCCTTTGCCACCGATTGCTTCAACTGTAGTGGCGCTTCCGCCTGCGCCCCCAACGCCTTTACCGTAATAAAGAACATCATCAACTTCATTAAAAGCTAGTTCTGCGTTCTCCAAACTACTCGGTGCACCAGATGCTCCGGAAGCCCTTCTTTTGATTCTAATTGTATTAGCCATTGTTAAAAGTTTCCTCCATCAACAAGATTTTCTTCATCATAATTTACCCAAGCTGAGCCGTTATAACGCAGAACATCACCTGGATTTGCTGATGTTATAGTAACATCAGTTAAACCATTTAAAACCGATTGGGCAGCTATAGCTGATTCTGCTGAAATTATTCTATCTTTAACCGTTAAATGCACTCCTGCCGGACTTAAGCCTAGGACAGTTTCTATTGCTTCGACCGCATCATTTAAATCCGTATGCTGCTGGTGGTGTGGTACTGTAACAGAATTTAACTTATCTGTAGCAGTGGGGTTTACAAAGTTATCTAATGTTCCGGGATATGAAGTAGCCATAAATATCCTTTATAGTCCAAATATTTTATAAATATCATTACTCCAATTTATTGTAATTGAAATAATATCTGTAGTAGCGGTTACTGGTAAGCCAGTTGCCGTATCGATGTATGCAATTAGTCTAGAAGTAGAAGCGGTACCAGTATCTCTATATATAACCAAATAAGAAAAACCAGAATTGCCGTAATCTTCTATTGTTATGTTTTCTGCATCGAATATACCAAGGGAGGTAGATTTGCCAGTCAAAACATTTGAATACGCTGCAATGGCAGCACCTGATATGTCTGATAAAAATTCATGGGTGTTTAAGTTTACAGAATAAGTGCTCTTAACTAAAGCTACCTTAATATTATTATCAGTTAGATCTAAAAGACCTTCTAATAACGCCTCTTTAGCTTTAGCGTAAAGTGCGTTAGCCATCACGGACCAACTTCTGAAGAAACAATTACCCTATATTTATATCCAGACTCAAAATATGTTTTACCATCTGTAGCATAAACTGGCGTTGCGTCATCAGATGGAAAATCTACATAGACATCTGCTCTCCATGAGTGCATTGATACCTGTGCGTCAACGGATTCCCATCTAGAAGGTGTTTTTTGTATCTTCTTTCTTTGAGCCTTAAAATACTTTGAAGTTAAAAAGTTTGATGCGGGACGGGAACTAAAGTTTATGGTAACTCTTCCATTGTTTTCGTCATTATTTAAATAGAAACTGCCGGTTGAAGGATCTGTTGAAATAATATAAAAGTCTGGATTTTTTGCTAATATTTGATAACCAGTTTCTATATCAACTCGAACCGACTTGTCTTCAATGAGAACTTCATTAAGAACAGTTCCCTGAGTTTCCTGCAGAACTGATGGAGTAGCTGAATTTGTTTGGCTAGTAAAACTGATTTGCTCTTGCGGTACAGTGAGACCAGAGGAATCAACTAAATTAGAAACTTTTACAATATAATCTGAATTAGAAGAAAGTACAACATTCCAATAAAGAGTTAAAGTTCTGCTGATTTGATTATAATCTGTTATTGTATTTATTGTTCTAAAAGGAGAACTAATTTGAACTGGCGTTGCAGTGTCTGTAAAAAGGGTAAAATTTGCATTAACTAATGATGCTATTTTTATTGTTCTACCAAATTTAATATTAACTGTATTAACAGTTACGGTAGCGTTGTCTATTAGATACAAGCTCACTCAACACACTCCATCAATGAAATCTATTTTAATAGTAATAAACAAAACAGAATAAAAGCAGAGGGGGTGGCGGATTTCTCCACCACCCCCAAGCTTTAGGGTAATTTGTAACTATAACGACCCTAAGGTTTGTTTATCAGGTTGCCTCGTTAGTAACCATGATTTCATAGTTACGGCTGAGTCTGACGTTCTTGGCTACGGTAATACCCTCGCCATCGCCAAGCATTACGATGTCGTAACGCTCCTTCATCTTAAGTGAACGAAGATCACGGCTAGGATCGTCAAACTGATCGGTGCTCATGTCATCCTTGACCAAAAGTGTTCCCACTTCGTTACGGTCAATGAGGAATAGGTCTGACTTAGCTGCTGTTGCGCCACTCTTAGCGGTGAAGCTTACGAATGGTGAAACAAGAACATTTAGACCCATTGGGGCTGTTGCGTTAAGGGCGCCGTCAGCTGACTGAGGACGATATCCCCAGCTTGTGCCAACTCCTGAAGCTGCACCACCGGCGTGGAAGATGGAATCCTTAAGGAATACCGACCACATGAGGGGGTGGAGAATGAAGTCTGTTGGTACATGATTTTCAGCCATAAGTACAGCAGCCATGTCTACAATGTCGTCCCAGGTGATTGTCTTATTGGCAACGCCATTAATGTCAAGACCTGTTGTGTCATCATATGAACCGCTATCGTTATCAAAAACGATAGTAGCTGCATCCTTGAAGCGACTAAGAGCGATTTGCTCTTTTAGGCGAGCCATAGCGCGACCGGCTGCGCGAACATGTAGACCGACAATGTCCCAAAGTGAGTCAGCGATAACTTCCTCGGTGAAAGCTAGCTTTACACCTTTCTTTGAAACCTTGCCCTCTACCTGCTTTGCGAAGGCGAGTGCTTGCTCTGGATATTCTTGGCCTTCTGGAATCTCAGCCGCTTGGATAGCATTGACTGCTGGGAACTCCAAAGAACGCCCCTTACCGAGACGAACTGTGGAAAGCAGGGGGGTCACAAGAAGCTGTGGCTCAGCTGCTTCTCTTAGCGTACGAGAGAGAACCTTGGGGAAAAGGGCTGCTGCATCTGGTGAAGCAAAAGCCTCCTTAATGGTTACTCTGTTGTCTGCATCGATATACCCGTCCTCAGTCAGTGCAGTCTCCCAAGCTGGGAGACCAGAGAGGAGCTCTTGGATTGTCTTACTCATCTTAGGAATATTCCTCCTGTGTTGTTGTTTTTATTAGAGTGTCAAATTGACGCGGAATGCACCAATGACATTGTATACGTCCAAGTTAGCACGAATACCGAGCTTGCCACTGTAGCTTCCGCTACGGGTAAGTTCGTATACTGTCTTTAGTGCACCTGGATCTGATGGAAGCTGCATGTAGCTGAGGAGGCCATCGTCAAAGTTTGTAGCAAACTTTTCGACTTCGACAACCTTACCTACCTGCAAGTAGCTGTAAACAGCGCTGCTATTATAGAAATCGGCAGCTGCTGCGGCTACTGGGCGTCCCATGAAGTCGGAACGGATTAGTGAACCGACTGTTACGTCGTCATTAATGCCAGCAACCATTGGATACTCTACATAGCCGTGAGTGATAAAGCCAGCACCTTGCGATGTGCCCTTGTCAAATGGTCTGTAGAGATCATATTGTGCGCAACCAATCGGAATTGACCGAGCTGCTACAGTAACTGTATCAGATGATCCACTCGTTGATGTTGGCGTAGCGCCATCTAGTGGGTCCCAAGAAGGCATTACGTCGCCCCAGCTCTTGCTTGAAGATGTTCCGTTAGCTGGAACAATACGAGCATCACCGTTGGCGTCGGCAACCACTGAAAGAATAGTACCCTTTGGAATGACGATCTCAAAGCGATCATCTTCACTGTCCAAATACCATGTTGGCAAGCCGGGGTGGGGCAGTAAGTATGCACTGGGGGCTACACCCTCAGAAACAACGAAGCGACCAGCACCTGTCTTGCTATGAACCTTGCGGAACTTTGCTAAACTCATTTTTTATCTCCTTAATTATTAAAGTTTACGTCTACCCATAAGGGCATCTACTAGAACTTGCTCAAAAGAATCTACAGGAGAACCAGGCTTGCTGATTTCCTCTTCTTTGTCAAGAGTCAATACATTATCTTCGGATTCAGTTACCTCTGCTTCAGAAGTAACCTCAGGCATGCCAGCAAAATTAGAAAGTCTCTTATTTACTTTTACTGGAGTCTTAGCTAAATCTCTGAGAGTATCAGCCAATGAAGAAGCTGTGCGAGTAGCATGCTCTTCAATAAGCTTTTCGCGATCATCAACAGACTCTAAGCCCAAGCCGACCTTAGTATCAACAACTCTTTCAACTAGAGTTCTATGCAGAGCGCTTTTGAGCTTTGCATTTTCTTCTTCAAGAAGCTTAATTCTTGCCTTAAGTGTGTCAGCATCTTGCTCAACGCCCTCTTTGTTATCGCTGAGCTCACTGGCCTCTTCGGCATCTTCTTGACTCTCATCAGTCTTTTCGACCGATGACTCTTCTGGCTTTTCAGCATTTTCGGAATCTACAGTTTGTACATCCGCCTCTTCTGAATCGTCAGCTGAGTTCTCTTCTTCCGAGCCCGTTTCTACAGACTCTTCTGAAACCTCTTCAGTCTTTTCTTCTGAAGCCTCTTCGACAACCTTTTCGTCAGTTGTAGCTGAAGGCTCTTCGGAAGAAGAAGCTGCTATATTAGAGAGATCCTCGCTTAGCCCTTCGGCTACAGCTAGAATATCTTCTTCTTTATTAACATCTTTCATGCTATGAGTCTCCTCAGAATTATTTTTTTCAGAATCTTCATTGGATAGTAATGAATTAGCATTACTTATATAACTTTCACTTTCCTGAAGGCTGAGATTTCGGTTTTTCCATCTTGTATTTTTGTGGATCTCACTCCGGATTTTTGATCTGCCGGCTGATTTACAAAAGAGTATTCCTTGAAGGAAATATCCTGCATATCAATGTATGCTAGCTTGCCCTTGTAAACCTTGCCCTTTTTAAACTTAGGCATACGGGGACGACCTGAGTCATCTTCTCTCGCTAGATCTTCACCAGAAATACTACAAACAGCCTTTGTAGCCCTTCCTCCAACCGAACCCGTCAAGTATCTCTTATCGATAACCTTTTGGGCTGCAACAGGATCAGTGATTGCAATTTGCAATCTAACAAAAGCGCTTCCATCTGACTCTTTGTCCATCTTGGCAGCCATTACCCTGCCAATAGGCTCTGTATTTAAGTCATGATTAAGAATAATTGGCTTTGGATAAGGCTCAACCCATGATTGGAGTGCCTTCTCCAACTCTATGGCTGAATAATGATTATAATTAGAAGTCAAGCCCTCGTGTATTGCGGCGACCTCTATAATCAAGCCGTGCCTGGAGTTAAATGATTCTGAAAAATCTATATCTGATTTTGAAAAATCAGGAAGCTGTAATGTAAAGTTTTCTACAAAATCAAAAGACATGTATTCCCCTATTTATTAATATCTATTTTAATAGTAAGTTTGTTTTTATAACATTGAACAATTTTATATAAATATATCACACTTTAGTATAGTTTTCAAATATTAGCGCTGATCTTTCATCCCCGTGCTTCAAAAATGACCCATACATTAACTCAGACATTATGTGTGGAGCATAGATGTATGAAGCGCAGAATAAATTATAACCAGCCTCTTTACACTCCCATGACCAACCTACATCCTCACCTTGCTCATGGACACTGTAATCTATATTTGAATATACTTTCTTGTTCATCATTTTTGCAGCCATGATTACGTCAGACTTAAAATAAGTTCCAAGAGAATACTTTTCCTGTCTAAATGCTTTTCTAGTCATACCCTCTCTCCATGTCATCACACTCGGATACATTGTGCCGAAAGGAGTCATGAACATGAGAGGATTAACTGCGTCAGCACCGGACTTAATATGTGCAATTAACAGCTCTAAAGTATTTGGATTTGTTAATAATATATCAGAATCTAAGCTAAAGTAGTATTCTGGAGAAACATCTCTAACAGTAGAGAGCAAAGAGTTTCTTAAGGAAACCATATTTTGATACTTAGACAATGTCCACTGTCTTCCATTGTTTTCATGCTGAAAGTGTGGTATATCTTTTCTTATCTTTATATTGAAATAAGGTATCCTATTATCGTATTTTTTCCATGCCTCTAAAGATTGGATTGTTTCAGTATCATCTGGAGAAACCTCAAAAACAAAACCAATATCTTCAATAGGAAGAGACTGATTAACGATACAGCGAATCCAATGAGGTAATATCCAAGATCTCTTGTACATTGGACATCCTATTAGAAGTTTCATTTAGAAGCTTTAATTTCCTCAGACTTTGTCGCTACAGCTTCATCAGACTTTGATTGATCCTTTTCAGCTTTTACCGAAGACTCTAACTTTGTAGGAGTCTGGCTTTCAATGACTACTTCGCTAGCGGCCAATATTTCCTCAGGCTCATCTTCAACCGAATTAACCTTTTCCTCTAGGGCAAAAAGTCTTTCTGTTAGCTCCGATACAATTTCAAGAACTACCTGAAGAGCAAGTCTAGACTGACCATTGTCTACTGTTTTTTCTAAGGCGCGAATTGAATCATTTGTTGCTAAATAAGAAATTAGCTGTTCATTCTTTAGTGTCAGATCTGTCGACATTATCAATTTCCTTTTCCTCTTTTGTATAGACTATAGTATACTCTGATTCAAGGGCATTTTCAACTAATGTCAACCATGCATTGTCTGATCTTCTGATATTTGGTGAAGTATTTCTACCTTGCTGATTTGCTGGACGTGTTGCATTTCCGACGCCACGTCTTTGATTTGGTAAGTTTCTTTGACCTTTTTGTGCCGGAGCTTGTTTATCGCCATCTATAACAGCATCTTTAGGAGCCGACTTTGTCATTGTTAGTTCTGCTTGGTTTTTTGCTAAATCTATTTGAACTTTACCCTGTATGGCAGCAAACATTTCATCTTCTTCATAATCAGGATTAATGCCAAGTTCTAGTCTTGCTTCTTTGATTGAAATAATATTATTAACATACTTTTGTATAACATGCGTTTCTTTTTTAACTTGAGTATCAACGTCTATTTCGTTAAACTTGAAATAGCATCTGTCAGAAGAACCTTCTTCCAAGGGATTAGTTACGGGGTCAAATCCGCCTTCAAGTAAAAGTTCATTAAAAATATGAACCCTAATCATTTCTGCCATTATCTTCTGATACTGCTTAACTTTATCATACAAAGCAGTGTCTAGACGATCAGTCACTGATCTGTTTCCACCATTCATCATCATACCTAGGTGATGAGGGGCAACCCCAAGCCCAACTGCAACTCTTTCCTTAAAGTGCTCCAGGTATTGTGAAGCTTCAAGTGCACTATTGTTGGCACCGATAACTTCAATATTGTGTCTGTAAGGAAGAATTAGGCCACCCTCTGCTCTTAAGGATTCTATCTCAGATGCTGCGTTAGAGATTTCCTGAGGCTCTGCTGGCTGGTCTGCGGTGCCTATGGTGTATTTATATAATGGAAAAAGCTCTCTATGAACAAGGTTCTGGATATCTTCTTCAATCTGACGAAGGGCAACAACATCATCTAGAACAGAACTTAGAAACGGAGTACCGAAAGCTCGACCTGACTTTTTATCCAAATACATATGAATAACACGATCAGCTGACCATACCGGATCTCGTTCTGATGGCATGTAGGTCAGAGGGTCTGTAGCCTGCTGATAAGATCTTGGTCTATTAAACTTATCTCTTAGAATTCTAACTTGTTCCGTAGGAATTAAATAATAACCCACTACAGGCTGCGGTGCATTTACTCCTGATATTGGAGTTGGAAAATATTCCGATATGTCACCTCTAGCCTTAACTATAAAAACATTCGCATACTTTACAATATGTTCAGTAATTTCGATTAAAAAATCTAAGAACGGCCTTTTCATGGCCATTTCCATGTAATCTATTCTTTGATATAGATAAGATACAGCTTCCGGATTTTCTCCGACTATTGACCAGCTTTCTTTCCAGAACAATTCTTTATATTTATTTATTGCCTGTTTAACGTAAGAATCTGTATCTGCAGCTTGCATAATACGATCAAAGTCATAGGGAGAAGGTTCAAATGTAGCTCTATTGTTATAATAGTATGTATTGCCCTGAAAACCAAGTGCAAGGGCAGCGACTTTCATCGCTTTGCTTACAGATTTAATTTCTTCTGGTTTAAGAGCTTTTGCTACAATATTATTCTTTTTATCAACTTGCCGAAAAGGCAAAAAATCGAGAACTGCCATTTATCTTCTCCAATATAAAAGCTATCATAATAGTAGCCTTATGGATTTTTTTTTATAAGTTACTGACCAGATTGCTGCGATCTAGCAAACGCGTTATTTAGAATAAGCGTTTTGACAGACTCCATCCAAAACACTGTTTCAGCTTCATTGAAATCGCTCTTATACTGCAAATTTGCATCTGAGATCTTAATCTCGATGGTGAATTCCTTTTTTGCTTCAACTGCTTCATTTACATCAATTACATCTGACATTTTATTTACCTCACTCAAATTCATCTGTTTTTGTTTTTGTTGTTTTTACTGTTTTTTGTTGTGCGGTTAATTGCTCAATCTGAGCAGATAACTGCTTAATGGTGGCTTCCTTAATAACAATCTCTGTCATCATTTGGGCCATTCGCTCATTAAAGGTTTGAACTAATATATTAATATCAAGATCATTGTTCATTTTTTCTCCTTAAATAGGAGTCTATTATATCACTTATTTTCTAAACTCTCTACTCTAGAGGAAAGTTCTTTAACGGCATTAATAAGTAGCGGGGTAATTAGCGCGTAATTCACGCTTTGTAGTTGCCCTTTTGACAAATCTCCAGATACCAGCCATGGTGCAACTAATTCAACTTCATCTGCTATTAAACCAATAATTGTAACTTCATCATGGATTCCATCTACAATTGGTTTTCCATCTTCAAAACTTGAAACTTTTAAAGGATTATAAGATACTGTATTTAAATTATTAATGATTGATAATCCAGTATTTGTAGATGCAATGTTCCCCTTTAATCTTCTGTCCGATGTCGTTCCTAATACGATAGAGTTAGCATTATCTACGTGACCCATTATGGAACCAAAAGCACTAATCCATGTCATGCCCATTTGATTCGCTGTTCCTCCCCAGCCAGTTAGTCCATTATATGAAATACCATTTCCGTTTACTGACATAGTTCCTAATGCCATATTTGCATATGCAGTATCATTAGCTCTTCTGATATAAAGGGTTGCGTCATTGTCAGCTGTCCTAAGTTGTATATGAGTGTTATAACACCGCAAAGCAAAGTTACATTGATTAACACCTGTAACAGATAGGTGAGAATACTTAGCAAGAGTAGATTCTTGATTACCTTGTATAACAGTTCCATAAGATCCATAAATATATGTTCCAGGATCTAAATCTGGCCTAAGGCCAACTCTAACTTCACCACTACTTGAATACCCCCTCATTCTAATTGTTCCATCGGAAACTATAGAATTACTATATATTGTACTACCTGAAAAATTGATGTTACTAACGTCATTGCCGTTATAATATAATGTTATATCATTAGTATTGATATGAACCCTATTTCCAGTTGAAGCTGTTGTGAGAGTTGAACCACTAATAGTTGCACCAGTTATCGTTCCTCCAGAGATTGTTCCGCTAGCAGTTATTGTCCCACTAAATGTTCCGGAAGTTGCATTGATAGCTCCAGTCACAGAAAGGCTAGCTCCATCCCATGTCAATTTATTGCCTGCGGAATTGCCTATGGAAAACTTGTATGCTGCCCCTGAATACCCTAAGAAAAATCCCGTTCCAGTGTCATAAGCTGTTTGTCCTCCTTTAATATTTCCTCCAGAACTCAACGTTATTCCTCCGCCAGTTATTGTTGTTCCAGCAATTAATCCAGTTTGCGTTTGGTTTTGGGGACTTAAATTAGAAACATTACCTAAGCTTTGATTCCATGCACTTGAGCCATAAATGTAAGATCTATTATCGCCACTAGTTGAGTTATACCAAATTGAAAATTCTGGTATTTGACCTGCCACAACTTCTGCTCCAACAGAATAAATTGGATTAAATGTTCCAGTGGCGGAACTAGTGACAGTAAATGTATATGTTGTTACCGCGGTAACATATTGATTTTTTAAATTATACTGACTTGGAACAACGTTATTTAATGATACTATTTTACCGACAGATAAACCATGAGCTGTTGTCCCAGTAGTATATGTAACCGATGTTCCATTTCCTGATATTGCTGAAATTAATTTTGCGGTAAATGGACTAGGAATAGATGGTTGTGTGGCCCCATAAAAAATTGATCCAGGTGCAGAACCGTCTATAAATTGCAACGTTCCACGTATTGTTGCATTATTAAACTCTGCGCGTCCGTCTCCAGAAATAATCCAACCAGCTGTTCCACTAGTCCATGTGTCTGTCGTATTATTATAAGAACCGTTATAATCTGAAGATCTTAAAATAGCTTTATTATCAGGACTGGTGATTGTTGTTGCAGTTCCGGGTTGAGTTAATATTATTTCATGTGCGCCAATTGTCCCGGCAGTTATTTTTCCTGCCGTCAATGAACCTATGAACTCTTCGTCAATCAGTGGAGTATCGCCAGATGCAACTATAGATGTCCATCCGCTAATATTGCCAGCTGTATCAATTGTCCTTACTCTTCCATAATACTTAACGGGATTAGTTGTGGAAGAGGTACTTGTTGTTGTGCTGTTATCATCTACTGAAACGACAAAAACATTTGTTTGAACATATCCAGTTCTATGTGGTGTTTCGCCAGAAATAACTTGATACTGTGCGCTGATTAGTTCTACTTGATCTTGTTTATATAATTCATACTCATATTTTGCGGCATCTTCGTCAATACTGTCTGTATACTTAAATAATACATTTAAGAATGACGCTGCTAAAACTAAATTTGTTGGAGCACCTGGAATAGTCGAATCTGTTGGAGTGGAAAATCTTACAGAATCAGTGTAAGGAGAAACGACATTAACATCATTGTTCTTGCTTCTAACCGTAACGATATATTCTTTATTTGGTTTTAGATTTTCTATATTTACAGGTATAATAGCCATTATCTAACTCCACCAATCTTTGCAAAACTATTATCTGTTTGATTTATTATTTCACTTCCAACTTTAAGGTAAACATTATAACTAAAAGAGTAAGAAGATATTTTAATATTATTACCTCTAGAGGATATGTTTTTGTCATACAATAACTCTAGCTCGGCTACATAATCTCTTTCTTGGAAATCATTTTTAGAAAATAAATTAATATTATCTATTTGACTAGAGGAGAAACAGTCGATAGTCTGCCAATCTAGATCTATGACTGCTGAACTTTCGCCATTTTGTAAAGCTGTAAACTTAATTCTAAACTTTCCATAATTAATACCCTTAGAACCATACAGTGTAAACTTTGGTCCAGAAAAATTCATATAAAGCTTTGATCCAGGCTTATTCGATAGCCCATTATCCCAATCTGTCATAGAGTTAATGAATGAAAAGTTATAACTTGAAGATGAATTTAAATCTACTAGATATTGATCTGTGTCAACATTAGAATAAAATCCATAATAAGGATTAGAATATGTTACTGTCATTCTGGTTCACCTTCTTGCTCTAATAAAGGCTCAATCTGCACCCAGGACATTGTTTCTTCATTCCATGTATAAGATTTATTATCATTAGGATATGAAATTGGAGGTGTCCATTTTTGATTAACTAATTGCCAAGATGGAAATGGTTGCCGTACAAGAATCCAGGAAATTGATTTTTCATCCCATATGTACTGATTTATAGTATCGGGAATGTCTATTGGGGGTTTCCAAAGTCCGGTTTCTGGATTTATTATAAATGAAGGATTATCTTGTGGTTTTGGTGGCACAAACGCATCTATATCTTCATTGTATGAATATCCGATACCAGCATAGTTTTTTCGAAGTGGTTGCTTGCCCTGTAAATGAATACCAGCATATGTATTAATGGATGTTTTTATCCATCGTCCACCAATATTATCAACCAGCCATTGATAACCTTCGTCATCATGATTATTATCACCAACAAGTACACTAATTACAATATTATTTTCATCTATTTGTGCCCAATGACTCATGTTACCCACCTTACGTAAACTGCACCAGCATAACCAGTATAACCTGGACCATAAGTAGCATCGTTTGCTCCCGATCCACCTGCACCACCAGAACCAGGGTAAGAATATGACCCTTGCCTTGAGTTCCAGTTTCCGCCACCGCCACCATATCCAAATGTAATATTCATCAAAAATGTTGAAGCTCCTGCAGAACCGCCTGTATAATAGTTTGGAGGAGAGCCACCATTTCCTCCGGCTCCTGCTCCTCCACCACCAGCTGCTATTGTATTATCGTAAAATGGGCCTGCTGCACCAGAGTAACTAGAATTACTTGCGCCATTTCCACCGTCTGCTAGATAACTATAATATGGACCCCATGGACTATAACCGCCAGATCTTGCAGACCCGCTACCCCCACCAGAAGGACCAGACGCTGTTCTAACATCTGAGCCAGAAACTACTGTAAAACTTGATGAACCACCAGATGATCCAGATGATCCTACCGCAGTATATGGAGAATAGCTTTCATATGGGGTTTGCACATAGCTTCTATCTCCACCAGCTCCGCCAGCCCCAACAGCAACAGCATAGGTGCCTACAGTCATATTAGAAAGTGTCTGATTTACTATATTTCCAGCAGCTCCGCCACCACCAGGGGCCCAAACATCACCAGTGCCGTACCAATCTAGTGAATGCGCACCTCCGCCACCACCTGATCCACCAGAAATAACTAATATTTCAACATTTTTTTTACCGGTTAATATTTGAAAATTTCCATTTGAAGTAAAATATCTACCTGTATAACCCGATCCAGCAGAATATGAAGTTCCACCTGATACAGTAAATGGAATTGTAATGCTCCAAGTAAACTCTTTAGTGATATTGCCCTGAGAGTTTTCCGCTTTAACAGTAAAGGTATAAGAAAAAGATGAATCGTTAACCGGAGTTGTATATGTTCCAGATATTTCACCTGTTGAAGTATTCAAAGAAAAACCTGTAGGTAGAGATCCACTACTAATAGAATATACTGCTGCAGGATACCCTGACGCAATAACCGAATTACTATATGCTGTATTGTATGTTGGAGTTGTCAGTGTTTCGTCAGTCCATGCTGGAGCGGCATTTACGTTAAAGTTGAAACTTTTGCTTATGCTGCCAATTGTATTAGTGGCTGCTATAGTAAAAGCACTGGTGCCAGCAGATGATGGAGTACCTGTTATCACTCCAGTTGAAGAATTTAAAGAAAGTCCACTTGGTAAAGACCCAGATGTAACAGAAAATGTTGCACTAGGATATGCAGCTACTGTTATGCCGTCAGAGTATGCTGTAGATAAAGTTGCGTCTGCTAAAGTTTCATCAATCCATGTTGGAGCCTTATTTATTGAACCGCTAAAAGATTGAGTAACATTGCCTGTCTCATTTTCGGCTTCAATTACAAACGAATACGCACCATAATAGGTTGCAGTTCCTGTAACTGCGCCATTTGAAGAATTCAAATTTATCCCACTTGGAAGTGAGCCCGAAATTATACTATAAACTGGTGAACCTGTGGCATTAACACTATCTGAATAAGCAGTATTATATTCAATGTTAGCAATTGTATTATCTGTCCAAGCTGGAGTAACATATAAATCATCTGTAAATAATTGGGTGACATTACCTGCAGCATTCTCTGCTTTGACTGTAAAGCTATATGAACCAGCTGTTGATGATGTTCCGGTTATTGCCCCAGTAGAACTATCCAAGGTAATGCCTGATGGTAGTGCGCCAGCAGAAACAGAATATGTAATAGCTGGGTAGCCAGAAGCAGTAACTCCATCACTATAAGCTTGACCATAAATCATATTGGCAATTGAACTATCAGTCCAAGCTGGAGCTTCATAGATTGTTCCACTAAAAGCTTTTTCAACATATCCCCAAGAGTTTGTTGCACGAATTGTAAAACTATAAGACCCACTTGCAGCTGTAGTTCCAGTAATGGCACCTGTCGAAGTGTTTAGTGAAATACTTGAAGGAAGTGAGCCAGAGTAAACTGAATATGTTATTGGACTAGTTCCAGTAGCTGAAACTCCATCACTATATGCCGAAGCTTTTGTGACAATTCCGAGTGTTTGATCAGACCAAGATGGTGGTGTTTGCACTGTTCCAGAAAAAGACTGAGTAACTGATCCAATGTCATTTTCTGCTTTAATTACAAAAGAGTATGGACCACTATCTATACTTAAACCACTAACTAGGCCAGTTGTTGAATTTAGTGTTACTCCAGATGGTAAAGCTCCAGAAGAAATTGAATAGGTTACAGCTGGATAAGCGTCTGCCCAAACCAAATTTGAATAGGATGTATTATAATCAATATTGGACAAGGTAGAATCTACCCATTCTGGGTATTCGTAAACTGTTCCAGAAAATGATGCTTCATTGTAATATTTTCCATCATCAGTTGTAGCTCGAACTGTAAAAGAATATGTTCCCGTCGAAGTAACTGTTCCGGTCATTTGACCAGTAGATGAATTAATGGAAATTCCTGTTGGTAATGATCCAGAAGAAATAGAATAAACTGTTCCAATAGCAGAAACGCTATCAGAATAAAAATCACCATAAATAAATGGACTTAATTCGATTGATTCCCAAACTGGGGCCAAATTGACTTGGTAATCATCAGTGCCCGCATTATCGACTTCATTTATTTTTCTTAAGTTTGGTGTTGCATAATATATGAAATATGAACCCTGTATTTCTGTCGCAACAGGATGTTCTTCTGCCGTTTGGAAATAAATATAGTCACCCTCTATAACTGTTTTAACCGGAGTGAGTACTGTTCCTTTTTCATACACCACAATATAGGAATTAGCATCTTGTAAAGTTTGCAGCGTAGAACTTTTATATGTATTAATATTCAAATCTTTTATATTTGCAAATAACCAGAAACCAACACTAAGAGTATCCCTTGGCGTGAACTTTGCGATTCCCCTTTTACAATATGGGTATGAATAATTATAATTAGGTGTTGCAGAATTAATAATTTCATCTGACTTAAAATATTTAAACCATGCCATATTAATTTACTTCCGTATAAATAATTTCATATTCATAATTATCTATTATATCATCAGTTACTTCTATATTTATAACCGCATCGCATCTAGGCAGGCCATTAACAATGTCTACATTAAATTGACCAACGCTAACAGACACAGGTTTTTTAGCAGCATCTTGTGCATAATCTGAGCTTCTAGCTAAACCGTAATCAATATCAAGTGAAGATATTTTTCTGGATCCATCCGCACCAGTATGAGCGTGATCACTGAGATCTACGCCGTCTATAGTAATGCCTTCTGCGACTTGTATATCACCAATAATTTGTCCACCGTCTCTTAAAAGATATTGAGGATGATCATTCTCGTCCAATCCAGATAAAAGCTGGTGATCAGATTTAAGCGTATCTTTTCTAGTTAAACTAATCATTGCTCCACTAAAAATCTGAGCATAAACGTCATTAGTAACATTTAATAAAACGTTAGGTTTTGGTAAACCTTTTATGGAAAGCTGAGATATATAGTTCGCATATTTTCTTTTCTCATGAATTAGCTGCATTAGGGCGTCTGTCTTGCCCATAACAATATGATGCCTATCAACAACATCAGCCATAATAGAGGTAAAGTTTCCTTTTAAAAGCGCTGAAGCTATTAACATTTCCTCGGTTAAAAATGGAAATCTCTTTTTGAAAGAAGTTGTTTGATAGTCCAAATCAAAAGGACTTCCTATTTCAGAGGAAAACTTTAAACCTGGAGCTAAATATCTTGTATAAAAAATTAGAGAATTTTCTTCCAAATCTCTCTTAAGAGATTGTAATATATCCTCTATTTCAGAATCTACAGCGTTTAATTTAATCGCAAAAAAAGCTTGGAATTTAGCGGCATGTTCTTTTGAGATTTTATCCAATTCGGTTGAAGGAATCGCTCCTGGTTTGGATATGATTGTTTTTGCAATCCTGCTCGAATAATGTTTTGCCGTTTTGCACCATGCGTCGTAGTGTGCTGCGACTTTTTGCTGTAGTTCATTTTCATAAACCTCCCTAAAATCTTGATTTAAAGATAACTGTATTGAATATACTTCTCTTTGAAGAGACTTTAATAATTTTCTGAATTGCAAAAAATACGAAAAGGTAGAGTGTGCTATTGCATAATAAAATTCTTCCAAAAACTTTCTTGAAGTAGTTGAATTAATTTTTTCTGCAAAGTTTATTTCTTCAAAATTAATGTGACCAGGAATTGGGATTCTGACTTTAACCATTTCATCTTTTCTATCCTTATAGGCATCGCTGCTTGGGGGTGGAAATGGCAGAATTGTTACTATGCCATCAGATTCCTGTAAGTCTTTTTCAGATATGTCAATTCCATTTGACTGTGGTAAATTTTGAACTGAATTTATTTTCAATGAATCTATAACGCGATTATTGTAAACAGAAACAGCTTGAGGTTGTGTTGTATATAAATTTTTATGTAATTCATCCCAAAGATTTTGATGCGCAACCAAAAGATCATTATTGATATTCGGATTTATATAAACCTTCTTCATTAGGTTTTCAATATCATTAATTGTATCAGTTATAAGAATTTGAGCAGATTCTGCTTCTCTTTTAACAAAATCTATAGGTATTGAATATGCCTGTTTTATGCTTGTATCCGCATTTCTGTTATATGCATTTCTGCCTACGGCTTTGTAAGCGGTTGCGCCAGTGGGATTTGTGAATAAAGAATCTTGGAATTTGTAGTCTCCATAAATATTATTAGAAACTTCAGAATACTGCTCTTGAGAATTTACGCCTATATCACTCATTAAAACATCCTTCTAACTCTTTTTGTAGAAGTAGATCTACGAAAACCTTTCGACGGATTCAATGCGTCAGCCCGTCCTGTAATCACAATTTTATTTTTTTCATCATCTTCTTTATCTATTTTTTTAGTATCTGGAACAAAAAAATGATTAGAAAAACTTTCAGTATTTGTTGCATAATGCGCTTGTGAAAACTCGCCATAATTTTGAGTAATAGCTAAAAGCGCTAACATCAAAGCATCATGAGCATGGTCCATTGCTGATCCGGCTGCCTCAAAAACGGGTCGACCAGTTTGCGTTGTTCTAACCACAACGTAAGATATTAATTGCATATATAGTTCTTCATCAGAATCTGGAATCATTAGTTTTTCTTTTTCTAAAAATTGACGAAGATTATCAACCATAAATGGTTTCATTTCTTTTTTGATCATCAACTTCGTATAAGGATCTCTGACATCTATACTCTCGCCAAATGCAACTCCTTTTATTTTTTCTTTTAAGCCAGATCTAGGATTTTCGACTCCATACTTTTTTAACAGCTCTACCTGCACTTCGCCGTATCCGCGGTCAACATAAATATGTTTAGGATTAAATCTTTCATTTAGTTCAATAATTCTATCAACTGCTTTAGTTAAAGTATATTCAGATCTAGCTATCTCTTCTCTATAACAGATTTTTGTTTTACCTCTAAATCTAGATTCTTCATAATTATCAGAGCATACTTCGACAACCACAATATTTGTTCCAGCACCATATTTGTCCCAGTCAACGCCTATAGTATGGAAAGATCTGGCTGAAGTTATTTCAGGTATATAATCCCATGCTGGCGAAATAAAAGCTCTGTCAACAAATTTTCTAGGATATACACCTTCTGAGTCTTCGCCCCAGTCGGCTTCAATTTCGTGTCGATATCCACTTGGCGAATATTGTTCCCGGAACTCTTCTTCTTGCTCCTTAGAAAAATATGGGTTGCAATATGAGGGAAACCAAAATTCGGTAAACCTAGGCGATCTACACCATTCCCAAAATCTTTCTCTACGGCCAGTTGGCGTAGAAGCGCCGATCATAACTTTATCTGGCTGATCTTCTGCGGTTTTCTGCAACATGGCGTACAGAGCGTCAAGGTCATCTGCATGCATGTAGTCCATTTCATCAAGAATAATAAGATGAGCTTCCTGACCACGAGCAACGTCAGACTTGCCTCCGCTTTTCATTCCAGAGGTAAAGAATCTAATAGTTGAACCGTTGGAGAATTGAATCATAAACTGAGGGCTTGTGACTTTTCTTGTTATAGAATTCATCACTACTTCATTCTTAGAAGCAATTCTTAATATTTCCTGATAAATCAGTTCAACTTGAGTTTTCATTGGCGCAATAACTAATGATCTACCATCTTTGTGCGTATAGCTGTAGTGCAACAGCTGCACTGCCAAGCTGAATGTCTTACCTAAACGACGACCAGCTCTTAATACTTTTCTTAAAGATGGATCACGCAATATGAGAATTTGATATACACGCAAATTTGCTTCTAGAAATTGTTTTGCCCAAACAACTGGATCCTTAGAAACATGCAGCTGTCTTTGATGCTCCGCACTAATTCCATCTGCCAATAAATCCAAATCGACTTCAAATGGCTCATCAATTAAAAGGGCTAATTCCCTATTCGTCATTCTTCTTTCCAAAACAGGAGTTCCATCATTCCAAGCTAAATGAGATAGTTTATTTTCAAATACCCATTCAATTCTATTAACCTGCTTAATTAACTCAGGATCTTGAATTCGAATAATATCAAGCAAATCTTCTCTAGAGAGTTTTTCTAAAGCGTTTCTAAATTCTTGTGTTTTTGTAAATATACTCATAATCATCCATAATGCGCAGCCATCATTGCGCCTTCTGTCCCAAGCATACTTCTAGCATTAAGTCTAGAGTTTTGTATTGCCTGAACCCCTCTAGCTCTTGATGTAGCAGCCGCTTCAGTATCCCTATATCCCATTCCAAATGTAGGTTTAGCTATTGATCCTTGTAAAGATTTATTGGCATCTCTCGTAAAATTAATTCCACTCTTAACTAACTCTCCACCCATTTTAGCAAGATCGTATGCTAAAGATGCAGCTGCAACAACTTGAAGTCCAGGAATAGCCAGTGCTGCACCTCTCATTGCCAGCATTCCAGCTGCGCCTTTACCGCCTAATTTTAGGGCTGTCTTTGCTCCAACTTGGGAAAAGAATTTTCCTCCACCAGTAGATCGCAGGAATGCTACTGCTTCATCAGCACCCTTTAAAACTTGTCCACTTGCTAACTTTACCCCATCGTCTCCAAATGATTTAACTGCGCTAGCAAAAGCGCTTTCTGCGGCCCGAGCACCTTGTGCTGCTCTACCGCTTAAGCCACTAGTACCGCCAAACCCTAGCGCTCCTCTAGAGTATCCTGCCATAAAGCCTGTAGCTGCACCTGTTAATGCAGAGGCTTGTAAGTTACCCCTAACTCCCATCGCTCCAACTTGACCATAAGATGCGCCAACTATTTGATTACTCAAAGTTGCCACCCCACCAGAAGACCCTAATGTCGGTGCTACAAATTTTGAAGCCAACGCTGGATTATTCATTCTCAGCATTGAGGCAGTTGCATTGTCTACTCTTGATAATTTTGCTGCTGCCCTAGAGGAACCTTTCATGGCTCTTCTTTCTAAGGCGTCTGTTTTAACTCCAGCTGATATTCCAGAAAGAAGGCCTGGACCAAAAGCTTTTTCGCCCTCCATTAAATCAGCGCTCATAATTTTAGATGCTAAACGTTCACCGTATTTATTGTTCAACATTTTATAACCACCAAACATTGAATATGCGCCAGCTTTTTCTGTAGCAAAAATGCTTTGAGAGTGTGCTCTAAAAAAAGCTCTAGGATTTGCTGTTATATTGTTAACTCTGGATGATCTTAAAAATGGCGTTTTTCCAGCTGCGCGGGCACTTGCAGTTCTTGATGCTGAACCAACAAAATGAGAATTTGACGCACCGGACAGTTGTCCGCCGACCATGATTCTATGTTTAGAGGCTCTTTTTGCTAGTCTTTTTTGTCGTCTTGCGCTTAATACTTTTTGCGGATCTCCAAGATCATCCATAAATCCACCATACATCATGGTGTTTGAACCTCTCATTGAACCAAATGCTATGGATGTACTGAATCCTGGCAAATGCTCCATCATTCTAAATCCGAGTGGAGTATCTGGAGTATCTATAAATGTTGATTCATTAAGGGGTCCAATTTCACCCATGTCACCTGTATACATCATGGACATAATTAGTAACCTCTTCTTGAGTTATGCATTCCGAGAACTATATCTCCGCTAGCATTTAGCGCGCTTTGTGTAGACCTGGTGGAAGAATACGGAGAGTTTTGAAAGAATTCTCTATTATTATTCATGTATGCTCCGACACCAAGAGCAGGCAAAAGGATCCCAAGGTTTGCGCCAACAACACCGCCAACTAGTCCGCCACCAACTTTTCCTATTTTAGAACCAGTTTTTCCAAAACCAGAACCAAGGAACGCTCCTGCTGCTGCCCCCATGGTTCCAGTAACTGGGCCTGTAGCTGTTCTAGCTGCAACTATTGAGGCTGCAAATGTATCAGAATTTATTGGCGGGTTTGCAGCAAAGTAATCTCCGGGCGCACTAGCTTGCAGCAAACCGCCACCAACTCCACCCATCAAACTGCCAGCTAAAAATCTTGCATCCAAATCTCTTCCAGTAAAGTATCTATCTGCTTCGGTATCGTCAAATGCAGCTTCAAAGGCTGCGTCTTTTATTGGCTGTCCAATGGAAGATCCAAATCCAACTGCACCAGCGCCAATGGCTACTCCAGCTATGCCAGCCTTACTTGAAGCGACTTTACTCAAAGCTCCACCTAATCCAGATGCTGCCCCACGAACAGCCCTTCCACTTCGACCCTGAGAAAAGGCTTCAGCTGTTCCTTCTAACTTTGGAATAAATTCTTCGTCCAATCTTTTTCCAACTGATTCAGACACATCATCAAATGTTTGCTTTGCTCTGCCACGAATTCCTGCGGTCGCAGTAGATGCTCTTGCTCGACTGCTTTGAGCGACTGGCCTCACTGTATCATCAATATATGATTTAACTCTTTTTCCCAAAGAAGACAAATTAACTGGCATTATTACTGTCCTCCATAAAGGTGATTGTATTTGTTATTTCCCATTTTTGTGTGTCCAATTTTATTTCTATCTAAATTACCAACAACTCCAGCTGTTACCAGTGGATCCCTTCTTGAGGAAGGTAAAGATGTTATAGATGATGTGTAGGCGTTTATAACGTTATTTTGATTATATGTTTCTACAGGCTGCTGCTCAAGCGTTTCGTTGTATAAATCTCTTTCATCTTTCTTCTTGGTTAAATAGTAACCACCAATCATGGCTGCTGCACCCAATGCGATTAACCCAGCGTGGGGCTTAATATTGTTATATACTTCAACGCTTTTTGAAATATCCTGTTTTCTAGTTCCAGCTTTAATATTTTGCATAGCGGTTTTTAATAAATCGCTATCACCAGATAACCTTTCGGCAACGTCGTTAGCTCCCTTTACTGATGCCTTAGCGATTGCATGCATATTCCTGGTAAAAGTAGTTCCACTTGGAGTGGTGGCTCTTGCCGTGGTTTCGTCAAAGAAAAATGCTCTAAGCACACCGGTAGAATCATCTATTATATTGCCAAGCATTTTGTTGCCAGTATCTCTAGTGAGATCTACGCCCATAGATCCAGCATTCTGAACCAGTTTTGCTATTGGGCTATATGCTCCTGTGTCTTGCATGTAGCCTGCAACGATGCCTCTTTTAGCTAATCCTTCTAATTCTAGAATTGCAGACTCTCTAGCTTCTGGCGTTTTGCCGGAAAAAAGAGTTTTTAAGTTTTCTATTTCACTTCTTAAACGGTCGCCTGGTTCTTTGATAATATTTTTATAATTATCTGTTTCAATAAAATCTTCATATAACTTTTCTGCTATTCTCCTTGATGTAAGGCCAGAATCATCCCTACCCTCTTGCCATGTTAAGTTTAGTATATTATGCACCACATCTTGACCAGTATCAGGACTGGATATAGTTTTATTAACATAGCTTAAAGACATATTAACTTTGCCTTGAGCTATAGCCTCGCCCATGTTAGCAGCGCCTGAATCTGATGCTAATTCAATTGACTTAAAATATTCATATGGCAGTATTAGCTTTTTTCCTAGCGATTTCTGTGTCTGGGATTCCATGATTCTTAGAGTATCTTGGAATTGGAAGTGAGTTATACCAAATTGAGAAACGACATCCCCTATTTCTTGAGATGCTGCGTAACGCATAGAGCTTCTTAAGATTGCACTTTCCTTATCTGGCAGAGGGTTAACTTGTGGATCCAAAGAGCCCATTCTACCTCTAGCCACGCCAGCGGTTGCTCTTGACATTAAATCTCCAAATGCAAGTTCGGTTGGACTAAAAATTGCATTAGCCATTCCCAATCCAGACATTGTCTGGCCATGAGAAACATATTCTGCCAATATTTCAGATGCAGATCGTGCATTCATATTGAATCCCATTGAAAATGTGGGCTTAGGATTCATTAATGATGCTACCTGCTGCATTGCGCTTCTAATTTTTCCGCCTGCAGGATCGCCAATTACCCTTGGATTATCTGCAAAGTTTTCATAGAAATTACCAACATTATGAATATAAGAATCTACATCTACAGATCCAATATTTGTTGGCATCCCTATTTGATCTATGAGATGTTGTGCTATTAGGATATTGGAGTTCTCTCTTCTTGTTAAGCCAAGACTCATTATTTGTTTTTCAAAAGGATTAATTCTTAGCGCAGAGGCATTTAAGTTGACAACTTGTTCATAACTACTATCTTGAGCTTTAGTTATAACGTCTCTTAAATATGTTTTAGCTTGCGCATTATCTAGTTCTATTGGATTTCCTGCTCCAGTAAAAATCCTATATGATCCTTTATCATACTTTATGAAGCCAGACTGAACCTCTTGTTCTGCGCCGAGTTCATCCAATGCTTTACCAAGGCTCTCTATGCCAAAAGAAGCTTTTGCCTGTTCTGCTGTAATCATTACTCTTGCGCCGGTCAAACCCTCATCTGTTTGAATATACCTAAGGGCTGCTTGAGATAATTGTTGTGGATCAGATATGTTTGCTTCTGGAACAATAGCCGAAGATTTTAATGCTGTTAATCTTGCAATATTAATTGCTTCTTCAGATATCTTTTTGCCTTGAACTGTTGAATGCTGTTTACGAAAATCCAATTTACCTTGATGAATATATTTTAACATGTAGTCCTGCAACATTGTGTCGGTCTCAGCGACGTGTGAACCGCCAAATATTTTTTCAAAGACAGCTGGAGCATGATCTTCAGCGGCTACTAAGTCTAATAGATTTGTATTCATAATAAAGTTTTCCATAGCAGCGTATGTTGCTTTTCCGCCACGAGAAATATCAGCTAATGTTTCCTCTGCAAAAAAGCTTTTAATAAACTGCTGACCCCTTGCTATAGAGTCTAATTGTGGATCCATATTCTCTTGTAATATGTTCCTCATATATTGACGACCAATTTCAAGTGTGTCTACCATAAAGGTCGGATTGTTATTTACTCTATCTAAGAATTTATCAACAACTGTATTTAAAGCTTTATTTTGACCATACCCTTTCATTGATCTAGTGGTATCAAGAAGGGTATTGATGTCATAACCAATATTGTGTCCAGTAAGGAAATCTACATTGTTTTCATCAGAAAGATAACCAAATAGCTTTGTCATCTTTTCCATGAATTCATCTTCATTTCCAATAATATTTCCTGTTTCAGCGAAACCTTCTTGTTTAGCTATGAAATCAGTTAACGTCATGCTTTCACTTGCCAATACTCCAGATAATCTTGGAGAGCGAAACATAAAATCTATATCCTCAAAACCAGGAGCCGATATCTGTCCAGCTGCAGCATCTAGGCCAGTTCTTTGTATTAGGGATAGAGATCTAGCCTGAGAACCAAACATTAAACCTGTAGATTCAATGTCTATGGTTGCTATCTTTGATGTTTGAGTAAAAAGCGTCCCATTAGAAAGAGCAGACATTTGCGCCATATTTCTCTGTATTTGAGAAGAGGACATAATGTTTTGCGTATTAAATGTCATGTCAGATATAGATTCCGACATTGGGTCAACGTTGAATATCATTTTATTTAGAACTGTAAAAACAGGATGCTCCATTTTCTGATCTATATCAAAGAGCACACCAAGCCTGACATCGTTTGCTCCTTCCGGGAGCATGATACTTGGGAAGCCAACATTAGAGATTAGCTTATCTAACTGAAGAACATTTTGTCTATATTGCCCCATTAAAGTTCTTTTGGCTTGAAAATTAAAATAAGAGAAATCAATCTTGCCCATTTTACGAATATGATCTACATCAACAACATTTGCCATTCCAGGTTTTAGATTTTCTGGCTCAGCCAGCATTCTGTAATACTGGTCTTCAAATTGCTTTTGCTGCTGCATGAAGTCATCTGCGGATCCGTAAATTGCGGATGCCATCTGGTCATTTAGCATGAACTCGCCAATTCCAGCAGATCTACCCGTGTTCTTTCTCAGAAGACCATGTGTTGTAGCACTAACTAATCTAGATAATCTTTGAAAAAGTTCTTCGGACATTAATCAATATCTTTCGGCAAATCTATCTCAATATAATCATCTTTATCATAAATGCCCAACTTTTGCTTGAGAACTTTCTCTCTTTGATTCTCTAAAGATTGAACTTTATAAAGTATGTCAGATATTGCTTGCGCACTATCGAGCTGCGCTTGACCAACCTTTGCTTTAGCCTCTCTAGTTGCAAGGAGTTGATTTCTTAAATCTTTTCTACGCTTATGTAATCTGTCCTCTAAATCTACAGCTAAGTGTAACTCTTTCTTCAATATTGGCTGACCATCATTGTCTACACCTATAATATTTTCTTGAATAAAATGTTCTTTAGCCAAAAGTTTTGTTTTACGAATATACTGCACTTCTTGATCTACAAGATCTCTGACCATTGAAACCTCTACCAAGTTGTCGGGATGAACGTCAAGTTGCTCCATATACTCTTTAGTGAACTGAGCTACTATAGACATTTCTATAGGGCAGGGCTTTCCTCTTGGAGCAAGGTTTTCTTTCAGCAAGGGGCATGTGTCTGCGAATGTGCATTTATGCGCTTCACAATTCATCGGAATAGACGAGAACATTGACGTTCTGGTTTTTTGTGGCCGGACTAATTCAACGGCCTTTTCTTTTTCTTCATCTGTCCATGTTTCAGGAAAGAACAAATCTGGTCGCAGGGATTCAAAATCTTTTAAAAATTTTCCCTTGTCACTCTTTTCTATGTTGCTCATTTAAATCAATCCACTCACTATCATAAGAACTATCGGAATGAAACCTCTCTATTGTAACACTTTTGCAACGTGAACAATATGTGTCTCTTACTAAATATTGTTTTGCAAAGTCAAAATATTCAGTTACAGTTTGGACCATGCCATTACATCTCGGACAATTCATCTAGAGCCTTCATTAAACCCTTCTGTAGTTTACTGGCTACTTCTGCATTCTGGATTGCGTTATAGAAAATGCCTACTTCTCTGATTTCATCTGATGTTAAATAGGGAGATATCTTGTATCTTGACCCTTTGCATATTTCGCAATAAAAATCTTTTTCTTCATTAAAGCACGAGCACTTTTCGATTATGTCAAAGAACTCAAAAGAGTCAGCTATTTCAAACCATTTAGATTTAAAGAGCTTTTTGGTTTGTTCTTTAAACGCACGAAGTTTCTGAGGATCATTAGAAAGTAGTGTCCCCATATCTAAAGACTGTTTCATTAAATCATTTATTGTTTTATACAGAAAATTTGCTAACTGAAAATCACCATTAACATCTGTAAACTTCTTCCAATCATTCATCATAATTCCTAACTATCGTTTTTAATATTTATATATTGACTGTCTTCCTGACGAAGCGCCTTCCCCTCTTCTATTCATTGCCACGCCAGCTGCAACACCTAATCCTAATCCCATTCCTAATAGTGTCTTTCTAGAGAACCGTGGATTTTTTGGACCAGGAATATTATTAGCTCCCGGCATTTTGCCACCAAGGTTCGGTGGCTTCATTCCGCCACCTCCGCCTGTACTTCTAACTAGAGCGCCACCTCCAGAGCCTGGACCTATTGCTAGTGGTCCTCTATTTGCAGTGCCTATTGCAGTCCTTCCACCTCTCAAGGGTGGAGCGCTAGCTCTTGTCATTCCTCCAGCTGGACCTATAGCAGCTATCGGCCTAGGTGAACTTGCTCCCATTCTTGCAGGCAAATTGCCAGTTGAGGCTGGCATACCGAGGCGCGCCAAAGCTGCTTGCGCTGCACTTCGTTCTCCACCAACGCCCTCTCTAGCAAGCCTTTGCATAGCTGCAAGTTTTCTTGGATTCATGGCCATTTTTATACCTCGTTATTAGGTGATATTTTTTTCTTTATTGGTTTTTGAAAATCAAAAGTAAAACTATCATCAAGATAGTCAATATAAAATATAGTACCTTTTGGTATGCTGCTATTAACAATTGTTTTAGCTAATGGCGTTTCTATAACATCTCTTCTTATCTGAGAGATACCTCTTGCTCCTTTTACTGTATCTATACCCTTGTCTATCAGGGCGTTTATAACATTGTCAGTGTATGCTATTGACAAGCCTTTTCTGGATAATTTATCTGCTATAAGATTCATTTCCATTTGTGCTATTTTTTGGCAATTTTCATAATTTAAATGATTAAAAATAACAATTTTATCTAATCTATTTATAAGTTCTGGTTTAAAGTATTTATTAATTGCTTCATTAGCATTTTTCTGCACAACTGATCTTGCTGGAACTTCTCTGGTTTCTCTTTTAAAAACAACGTTACGGGTAAAGCCGGCGCCGGTAGAAATCATATGATCAACTGTTTTATCATTTCCTAGATTGGTAGTTAAAATAATAATACAATTTCTGAAGTTGACAGTTTCACCCTTAGAGTCTGTAACCATTCCTTCGTCAAATATTCTTAAAAATGTATTCCAGATATCAGCGTGCGCTTTTTCTACTTCGTCAATCAAAACGACTGTGTTTGGGTTTTTCTTAATTTGATTAGTAAGCTGGCCACCATCATCATGGCCTATGTATCCTGGTGGTGAACCCAGAAGCTTTTGGTTTTCATGCTTATGCTGATACTCTCCACAGTCTATTCTGACCATGGATGATTCGCTGTCAAAAAGATATTTATGTAGAGCGTTAGCTAAATGAGTTTTTCCAACACCTGAGCTTCCGGCAAATAAGAAAACACCTAGTGGTCTATTGGGATCATTTAGATCTGCCTGAGACCTAAAAAGGGCTGAAACAACTTCATCAATTGCCTCGTCCTGCCCTATCACATTGTCTTTAAGATATTGCTCTAGCCCTAGGAACTTTTGCTTGTTCAGTTTCTTCACCTTAGATGGTGTAGGTGTAGATTTTGTTTTCGCTTCTGCCTGACGTAGAAATTTTTTAATTTGATCAATATTATAATCTTTACCTGGTCCATCGGAAAACTTGGCTGGATTTGTTGAGTAAGCTATGTTTAGCCAGTATTCAACATCCAAACTTGGGTTCAACATAACGCAGCCAGCGTAAACAGCTTCTAGTGCTCGTTCTGCTGCTTCTCTAGACATTGAGGCTAAGGCGGCAGCAACATCTGTTGTTAAATTATAAACAATGAATTGTAATATCTTTTTTCTTAAATCTTTTGCGCTCTTATTTTTTTTAACAAACTCTTCTAGATCTTTTACTGGTAAAACTTTAAATTTAACATTAGTGCCGAGTTCGGGTATGAATATTTGATAGATGTTCATCGACTACCTCTTTCATGGGCACGTTCTCTTATATAGAGTATATTATTATATATTACCATATAAGTATATAGGTATATAGTAACTATATATGTATATAGTAAGGGGGGAAGGGGGGAAGGGGGGATCATGGCTAGCTTATCACAGTGTGTCAAGTTCAATCAACACAAAGCGCAAAATGTTGTTAGTTTCTTTCTGGGGAAAAATCTTCTATAGAAGGATGAGCTTCTAGGCATGGCCCGGAAAAGGCCCAATACTTAATTAAGTCAACCGGTGTGTCAAAACGGTTCTTCAGAAGATACAATGCTAGGTGTAGTTGTTCGTCAACTCTAATTTTCTTTTCCATATAACTCCTAATCGATAATGTAAAAACTATGGTATATTATACCATCAGTCCTGGACATTTGGTTGGGGACGTCTAGCTTTTCGTGGTATAATCTATGTGTCATCAAGCTGAGGATTGGTAGGATTTAATGACAGAAGAAACAACGTCCGTTGAAAATGAAAACGCTTCGGGCATCAAGAAAACTCTCAAAGAAGACTCAAAAGCTTTAGAGCTAGCAATTGCGCAACTGCAGAAGCAGTATGGTTCTGGCGCAGTCATCAAACTTGGTTCAACAAACGTTAAGCCATGGTCATCGATTCCAACAGGGGCACTAACACTTGACCACGCTTTAGGCATTGGAGGATTGCCTCGTGGTAGAGTTGTAGAGATATTTGGGCCAGAGTCCTCAGGTAAGTCTACGCTTGCTCTGACAGCTGTCGCCAAGGCCCAGCAAATGGGCCTCACGTGCGCATACATCGACGCTGAGCATGCTCTTGACCCTGTGTACATGCAGGCCGTTGGAATCGATTTAGATAACCTTCTGCTTGCACAGCCTGACTATGGCGAGCAAGGGTTTGACATTGCTGATAGATTGCTGAGAACTGGCGACATAGGTCTCATTGTTATTGACTCTGTCGCCGCTCTTGTTCCCAAAGCAGAGCTTGATGGAGAGATGGAACAAATGCAGATGGGACTACAGGCACGCATGATGGCTAAGGCTATGCGTAAGCTTACTGGTTTAGCTTCTCAGCATGATACTTTGATTATTTTCATTAATCAGCTAAGAAACAAGATTGGTGTAATGTTCGGCAATCCGGAGACAACTCCTGGTGGTTTTGCATTGAAGTATGCAGCTTCTGTTCGCATTGATGTGCGCAAGAAGGAAGATCTGAAAGATAAGCACGGCGATCCTACTGGTATCAAAGTCAAAGCTAAGATCATTAAGAATAAGATGGCTCCGCCAATGAAAGTCGTTGAATTCGATATTGTTTACGCACGTGGCATTGATGAGTTTGGATGTATTTTTGATCTAGGAATTGATAAGGGAATTCTTACTCAAAAAGGCGCATGGGTTTACTATAACGGTGAAAACTTTTCTCAAGGTAGAGATAATGCTATTGAGAAGTTGAAGGATTCTCCAGAGATAGTGAGTGCGATCAAAGGCTAGCAATGAAGTTTGAACCTATAACTTGTTCAGAATGTTCTTATCCTCCCAATTTTATTATTTCCTCGGGAAATGACAACGGTCAGAAAATTTTTTTTATAAAATGTAGAGACTGTGGTGATTGTTGGGAGGAAGCTGATGACTCAGATGATGAGTGAGGCTGATTTGCAGGTCGCTGCGTATTTAAGGGTTTTGTTGTTGTTTAGTTCTGTTCGTGATATTGTAGGCTGATTTACGGTACTATATTCCATAACTAAGGGTGGTGTTATGGATTTTGTTCGTAGAATACTTGATTTCTTTAAAGACAAGGTTAATGCTGACCCTGCTGAGTTTTATTCGTTCGCCCATTTTCTGGAAGATAACCAGTCTGAGTATGTTGTGACTGTTCAGGGTGAACCTGATGGTTATTTGGTTTTCTGTATTTTTTCTCATGATGAGTGGGCTATGGTTATGGATATTTGTGAATTGACATGTCGTGATGTTTGCGATGTTGTTCGTGAGCTTGCCGATGACAATGTGATTATGAATGTTGTTATTGATCCTAGAGATATGAGCTGACCATGGCCAGTAACCCTAAGTTGGATGAGCTGAATAAGCTTGGCCTGCAGTATTTTGATAACTGGAAAGATTTTGCTGCTGCTGTAGCTAATGCTTCGCCGGGTCAAGTTATTGGTGGCGTCAATAAAAAAGGTAAGATTGTTTTTCATCAGGGTGGTATTGGTGAAATAAATATTAAACAGGCTAAAGCGGAGCTGAGTTCGCTGAAGAGTGCTTCTGCGCCTTCTCAGGCGCCTTCTGGTAATATTGTTAATAACGTAGCTACTGGGAAAAAGTTTGATGCTAAGAATTTTCGACTTGGCCCTCGAGTCAAGTATACTCCGGGTTTACATGAGCAAGCACAAATGGCTGCTCAGGGTTACACTTGGAATGGAACCGCCTGGGTTAAAGACGTAGCAGCGCAAACTGCTGCCAGCCAACCATCTGCCGGTGCTGCTGCTCCTAGTGTTCAACAAAACATTCCTGATCCTCAACAGGTGAATCCGTCGACTAAAACTATCGATGATGCTTTGAAATCTCCGAAAAGTAAAAGTACAAAAAAAGATACTACTTTAAAAACTGGTAAAAAAACTCCTCCTTCTATCAATCGTAGTGAAGCTTTAATTAAACTTGTAAATAATCCTGAAGCTGAACAGGAGATGATAGATATTGTTGCTCGATCCGTTGGAACAAGAAGGGGTAGATCTATTTTCAATAACCAAGTAAAGTCAGCTAGAGGAACTTTAGGTAAACCTGATCCTGGACCCAAATCCTCACAAGGGTACATTGATGCTATAAACAGTAGAGACTTTTTTATAGATGAGGGCATATACAATAGAAGAAATTTGTTGCGTCAAAGGATCGCTGAACAAAATCCTGGTATCAGTAAAAGTAAGATGAGAAAACTTTTAGGTAAAGAAATGTCAGCTTTTAGCGATGAAGCCTTTTTTAACATTGGTGTAGAAGCTAACAGGAAAATTGTTGAAGACGCTTATATTGAAAACGAAATATTCTATGAACAAAACAGATTACTTAATATGAGCCCAGAACAAAGACTTAATGTTTTTCAAGGTGCAAAACAAAGAACTATACGCGGAAAAAGAGTTTCCATCAACAACATTTCTGATAGACAAGTTTTAGATCTATCCCAAAGATATTTGAAACAATATGAAAGACTAGAAGTTGGAGACAGCAGAATCGCTGGTGCTCTCACAAAAGCTGGTGAAAGGCTACGTGGCGGTATCGCATACGGTGACCTAACATATCATCCCGGATATGCTGCCATAGAACAATCCTTAGACGAAGCCTCTCAACGCAAAATAGCTAGCAAAGCCTTAGGTTCAACAGCTGCAGCCATAGACGACTCTTCCCAAGTCGCCGGACAAATATCATCAGCTCTCTCAGCTGCCGGTAACATGCTAGACGACTCAGCTCAAGCCATCACCAAGGTAACCAGCAAAAAACCCATCTCTGCTAGAACAGTACAAAAATTGATGTCATCACACTCACTATCAGCTGGAGTGGTAGCCGGAGGACTAGGATTACTGTATGGAATAAATAGACGTAGAGGAGAACAACAAGTAGGCTAAATATAGTTATTCGGCGGCAAAAAATTTTTAAGGGGTAGGAGTAACAGTAACGTTGCTCCTACCCCTTTTCGTTTTGTCTAGAGACTATTAGAGAAAAAACTCAGTAGTCGTAGCCAGATTCCCAGCCCATCTCCTCATACACCTCATTGCTTGATACATGAGAATTATATTGATCAAGAACAGCAAACTCTGTGTTCGCCATACCACCAAACTGGTTGATCCACTGGAAGCAGTCAGGGCAACGTACGTTAGAGCCAATAAGCTCTTCGTTCATAATAAACTCTGTACCACAGTGTGGGCAATCCATATATGAATTCATTATTATTCCTTTTCTATGTTAAGCATTGAGTGAGTGATGTTCGCCGGCCTCAATAACCGGACATGAGCTTTTCTAAACTCGAGGGTGTATAAACATATATAGTCTTATTAAGATAAAAATAAGAAAAAAAATATAGGGGGGAGATAATGGGTATATATGTGTCTCTTAAAGTTTTAACGAGGCCACCCCCCCATGGGGTATACCCTTGCTAGGAACGACAATGAGCGGTCGTCCACTCCCTACAGTGGTGCAGGTATGCAGCATAAAAGGACAGCTCCGATGAACACGTTGCTATCGTTAAAGAAATGTGTAATAAACAGGAAAGGTAGGTAGTCATGTCTCACATTTTGCAGTTTGTAGACGTGATCGGTAAGTATGCGACAGATCGGGAGGGCAATGTCCTTCCGAGAAGGCGTACGTACACTGGTAAGTATGGGTGTCATACCGGCAAGGAAGTGTGGATTCATTCCACCCTCCCCGGTGCTGACTCCTGTGACTTCCAGATCTTTACACACACCCACGACTCACCCGCGTGGATGAACAAGGAGTACAGTGGCCGTATGGTCACTGTTACTCAGGAGATGGGCTATGACTATCATAGTGGCATGTGGTACTGGGTCAACACGATCCATTCCGCACGTTAACAAAAGCATCTGGTAGGGCAGATGCAAGAAGAGTTGTTCCCCTGGGATCTTCGGATCCTGGGGGAACTTCTTTTTTGAGGATAGACACTGGGTCAAATCCTTACACCAAAGAAAGGAGGTGTGCAATGTTGCAGATTCCG